CTTGCGTACGACCAGCGTCAGGCACTGGGTCGCCGTTTTGCTGGCGTTGGTATTGTGGAAAGGGATACGGCGGCTCAAGCGGCAAATCGTGCACGGCGTTGTCTGCCAAGTAAATTTGCGGGCCGGGACCGCGCAGCGTAGATTGAAACTGCGGTTGGCGGCGCTCTTGATACAATTTTCCGCTTTTGCCGATTTGTGGCATATCTCGCTCCTTGTAAACAAGCTACTGCTCAGTATACTTGTTTGCAAGAATAATACCTATCGCCGCGTCGGGCGTTGCTTTGAAAAGCGATCCACTGCGTCCGCTGCCGCCATGCCTGTGTTGTACAAGCAGTTGGCGACAGTTTTCATGAACGTGTGGACTCCGTCTTCAAGCCATTGCAGTTCTGGTTTGGGACTGCTGGCTGGATAACGGCGACGTGGCGAACTTTTTCGAGTATTATTGCGCATATGTCACCAGAAATTAAGCGGGATCAATCCCCGCAGGAATACGCAGCCGCTGAAATTCCAAACGCTGGAGTTCAGACGCTGCTACAAGACTTGCTGTCAATCGACCTCACTGACCGCAAATCAGTGCTGGAGCGATCTGCTGTTCTACAGGCTCTGGCAAAGAATCGCGCGTTTCCGTCGTTGGAACCGATACTCCCATTAGTTCTAAACCTTAACGGCAAACCGTATGGTTTAACTAATCATTACCCGTTCAGCCCACTTTTTCGTTGCCTTATGCCGAAAAATCAGGTCTGGTGCACGGGGAGGCAGGTATCGAAATCCACATCGCTTGCAGCACACGGAGTTGTGTTTGCCAACTCGGTGCCGTTTTTCAAAACGTTATTTGTCACTCCGCTGTACGAACAGATACGGCGGTTCAGCAACAACTATGTTCGACCTTTTATTGACCAGTCGCCTGTGAAGGCGCTGTGGTCAGGCACGAGCACAGAGAACTCAGTGCTTCAGCGTTCGTTCAAGAACAATTCGATGATGTTGTTCAGTTTCGCGCTGATGGACTCAGATCGTGTTCGTGGTGTCTCCGCGGACCGGGTGTGCATCGACGAAGTGCAGGACATGGACCCCGACCATATTCCTATTATTCAGGAAACTATGTCGTACTCCAAATGGGGGACTATGTACTACACCGGGACCCCGAAGACGCTCGACAATTTAATTTATGGCCTGTATAAGCGTTCGTCGCAGGCCGAATGGTTTATTCCATGCCTCTCTTGCGGTAAGTGGAACATCCCGTCGTTGGAATACGATCTCGACGCGATGATAGGCGAATATAACATTCACATTAGCGAAAAGCAGCCGGGCACAGTGTGTGCGAAATGTCGGAAAGCTATTACTCCACGGCATGGTCGTTGGGTGCACAGATTTCCAGAACGCCGATGGCGCTTTGCTGGATATCATGTTCCGCAGATGATCCTGCCGCTTCATTTTTCCGACGCAGAGAAATGGGCTACACTGCTTTTGAAGCGTGAAGGTTATGGCAACATGACGCAGGCCCAGTTCTACAACGAAGTCATGGGCGAGAGCGTCGACACAGGGCAAAAGCTTATCAGCGAGACAGAGCTAAAAGCCGCGTGCTTGTTACCGTGGGAAAACAAAAAAGAACCCTTGCCAGAATGTACGGCAAATCTTGAGCATTACCGACATAGAATACTGGCAATCGACTGGGGCGGTGGCGGTGAAGAAGGCATTAGCTTCACCGTACTTGCCGTTCTCGGGTTCAGACATGACGGCACTATCGACGTGTTGTGGGCGAAAAGATTGCTTATCGGTGGCGATCATCTTGCTGAGGCTGTTGAGTGCATGAGGTGGTCGAGTCACTTCAACTGCGATTTTGTTGCTCACGACTACACGGGTGCCGGAACCGTGCGCGAAACCGTTATGGTGCAAGCCGGTTTCAACCTCGATCGCGTATTGGCCGTGCGGCTTGTTAGGTCTGCTGCTCAAGACCTACTTGTGTACAAACCGCCTACGCCAATCAATCACCGCGCTCACTACAGTCTAGATAAAACACGTTCATTGCTGTACACGTGCCAAGCGATCAAACTGAAGCAAATACGCTTCTTCCAATATGACTGGTCGTCTCAGGATTCGCCGGGTCTTGTCTCTGACTTTCTGGCGCTCGTTGAAAATAAGACCGATTCGCGCCTCGGGAGTGACATCTACACGATTACGCGCAATACGTTACTTACCGACGACTTTGCGCAGGCTGTAAATATTGGCGCTGCCGCGGCATGGCACATAACCGATTCGTGGCCGAACTTTGCGCAATTAGCGGGTTTGACCCGAATGGCGCAGCGGTCGGTGGAGGGTCAGCAGGCGGATTGGGATTCAGCCGATATGGACGATCGCTTTTTTAACATGCCGTGATTAGACGAGCGGCAAAATTTCAAGAAAGTCCGGTGGGCAAACGCACGACAATGTGCGCCCGTTGTCCCACCGCACGTATACTTGTTTCTTTTTGTCTTGCCCCCAATCTATGTCAACAACACCCTCGACCGTACCTTCGGTTCCCTCAGGAATTGGGTCGGGATCATCGGGCATAAACACAAGGCGAACACGGTCGCCTTTCTTTCCTTGAAAGGCCATTAGTCGTCTCCAGCCTCAACGAGTCTTGTTTTAAGCTCGTCTCCTTTAGCGGTGATGGTAAACACAAAATTGTTTTTATCCGAGTCAAACTCCTGCTCAAAGAGCTCTTGTTTTACGCCCTCGGATACGACGTTGCCCATAACAGCGTCGCACAATTCTGTCATCATATCGTCAATTTTTTTACGCGCTTCCTGCTCGGTGTCGCCCCCGACAGCGTAAACAGCGTCGTCTACGACAGCGTGTTTCTTGACGATATTTTCAGTTTCTTCCAACGAAAGATGACAGTGCTGCTTGCTAGCGCGGTCATCATTGCGCTCTAGTCCGCTTATGGCAGCCACGAAACGCCCGTACATAATAAGGGCAGCGTCGCGCACAGCGTCCATAGAGCTTAACTGATATTTGGCGTCCGTGTCATCGTAGTCGCCATCAAACGTTGGCATGTGGTTCGCTGGCATTCGCCGCGAGTCGGGCGGCGGCTACTGCTGCGTCGTAAGCCCCCCGCGCCAAGATTCGCGTGCGGACAGCTTCGCGCTGTCGTTCCAGATAACTCTGATACTCGTCGTCAGTATTCACAACTGATTCCGCAGACGAGAACGAATGCGGCTTTCCCGTCAACGTGTTGTCGCCACGGGACATGATGCGCTCGATAGCTGCGAGCTTGATATTGATACGCGCGTCTTCCAGCGCTTGCTCGGCCACTACGGCAGCGGCGAGATGCTCAGCCTTCTCTTCAATGCTTCGTACAAAATCGACCATTGTTTGCTCCAGTATGTTCACGTGTCGTCCCTCAGCGATAGCCCGCGATCTCTGAGTTTTTCCCGAACCTCATTAAGACTCGTCACGCCAAAGTTCTTGCATTCGATCAAGTCTTCAGCGCTCTTGGCAACAAGGTCGCCAATTGTCTCGACGTTCAGCTTTCTAAAGCACTTGCGGGCGCGGACGGAAAAATTGAAGTAACTGACTGGCAGGTTGAGGATGTCAGCCTCCGGATCGTTCGTCATATTTAGCCTGTTGTTCCTTCCTAGTGGGAATTCTTTTTGGGTATTTCTCTGGGTGGCACAGTTGGCACGAAGATGCGTTACAACCGTTGTGCGTTTTTCTGTACCGCCCTGTTTTGCCGTGGTCGTAGCCGTAGCGATTGCGTGCCTCTTCGCGTCGCCGCTCAATGATGTGTTTTTCTTGATGGTACCGCTGCATGGAGTCACCTCACACGTCTAGGTTTTCTGCGATCGCCTTTAACCGATTTAACTCGGCCGCTGCTGGTGGGCCGGCTATTTGCGCGTTAGTGGGTGGAATCACGGCGCTGTGCGGGATAAACTGCCAGCACATAACGTACGCCCCGTCTTCGCCGTCTAGCGTTTCTCGGTCGCTTATTGGCGCGTCCTCGTCAAGCATAAGCGCCGGATTAATTATCAACCGCTCGACGGCGTTGATGTAGGCCGGCCGCCATGCCGAGCCGTACACAAGCGAATCCCTTAAAATTGTTTTTGCCAGTTCGCTTCCCGGTTTGATGTCTTTCAACTGCTCAAACGTCAGACGAAGCCAGATTACGGTATCGTCTGGGTTTGGTTTTGTTTCCGGCATTTATTTTACCTTATGAGTCGCAGTAGATGACTATGGCGCAGCCACATTGCTCCGCCAGTTTTATGACCTCTGGCGCATACACCGAAACAGGGCGCAACCTGTTCACAAAACCCGCAGCTATCAAGGCCTGCAGGCCAATACGCCCAATACCTTTGCGGCGATGATTTTCGTCCACAAAGCACTCGACTGTTTGCGCCATAATTGGATTGCCTTTGAACTTCTCAGGCCATGGTCGTGTTCCGACCCACCCAACCAGTTCGTCGTTGATCCAAATCAGCGCTAGCGTCATAGCCGGTTTTAATCCCGGCGTGACAGTTACGTAGCGTTTAATGAGCTCTTTTTGAATGGAGCTATCGCTACCGGAGTCTGGCCAAGACAGTCGCGACATAATCGTCGTGACTTCTGTCGTGGTCAGGTTGTTGATGTCTTTGCAGCAAATTTTGAATATCATGTCGCGCCTCCTTGCAACGACAGTATACAAAATTAACGCAAAAGCCGGCGGTCGGACTCGAACCGACGACCTGCTGATTACAAATCAGCGGCTCTACCAACTGAGCTACACCGGCATTTGCGTAATTATGCACAATTTACCTACATAGGCAAACTGCGCTGCGATCAGCGCGTAAGCGCGCCGGTCTTCTTGCCCCGTTTCGCGAGTATGGCGTGTTCCTCGATGAGGTAATTCTCCATATCAACGAGTCCGCCGTTTTGGAAATCGGCTTGCCTGCCTCCGGGGCCGACAAAGCGCTCAACGCAAGCCAAAATACGGCTCAAGCGCTCGCGTCGATGACCAGCACCGCCGCCGCCTTTCTTTGCCATAATTTTTGTCATGGCGTAAACCGCGTCGTGGCGTTTGCCGTTTTTCACGCCGGCGTCATTCTGATGCAGCCGGAAAAACTCGACGACGTCGGCTACGTTTTTTCCAAGCTCAGTGTACTTAAAATGCGCCAACAAGAACGCTGCCGTTGGCGGTCCCGCAAAACGCCCGTACGTCGGGGCGATCGCGTCGAGGGCGCGGAGTTGCTCTTGAAAAAACTTTACGCAAGTCAGCACGGACGTTTTGCGTAAATTGGCAGGCGCCCCGTCGATCTCGTACAGCCGACTTATTTCCCACAGCGCTTCTTTCAAAGAAGAGACGATGCCTTTGCACCCGCGGAAAAACGCCGAGTCATATTTAATACCGAACTGTTTGAACGCGCTAAACAATTGATCAGCCGCGTCTTTACCCTGCCCGGTGCCGTCTAACGTATAGTACTCGTCGATAACGGCTTCTTCGTCCTTTACGTGATATACGACCACGTCGACATAGTCCGGCACGGCGTCAGTTAGGCCGTTAACCCAACCGTAACAACGAGTATGCGAGTCAAGTTTATATTTTGCCCCCGTCTCTGTTACGGCCATATGCACTGTACAGTGAGCTTTGCGCAGTGTGCTGAGATAAAACTTGGCCTTCTCGCGCCAGTGTCGCTCAGTATTGCGCTGAACGGGGGCGTCGGGAATAGCCAGCCACTGCTTTAGCGGCATTCGTCTGACGCTATTGTCGTTTCTTTTTCGGGTCGGCGGCTGGGCAACGGCGGCTTTCTTAGCTGATCTCGACGCCATTCCGCGGGTTTGAGGGTGCTCTTTACGAGCCATGTGTGTGTTCCTTTTTGAAAACTACACGTGTTACGCAGAAACTAACGCTGCGTTTTGTGTTGGCCAAAAATATGGTAAATCGTCGGGCTCACTCCAGCCGAACTGTGAGTAATGCCTTGAGTCTTTGCGCAGCAACGAACTGCGGTGAGACGCGTGCAATTCCGCCGCGCCGAACCATGGCGGGTAGCGGTTTATTGCAACGGTAGGTCTGAGCTGAGAATACGCCGCTAGAAACTCGTCGCGCAGTCGGTCCTTAAACCCGCGCGACCGCCATTCTCGGCAGACTACGATGCTATATGTCAGCAACGCAGTTTCGTATCCCGACCACATAAGAACAGCCGGGTGAGACTGCCAGCCTCTTTTTCCGGGTATGTGGGCGCCAATCGGCACCCCGAGGCAGAGAAGTATTTGTTTACACTCTACCCGTTGTTTGCCCAGACGTTTGTTGTCAAGGCACTGCGCCGACCGCCGAAAACTCGGCAGGGGCAGGAAAGTTTGCATAGTTATTCGTCGAAGTAGTCGTCGTCCTCAAAATCTTCTTTGTAAGCCGGGTCATCGTCTACAAAATCTTCGTCTTCTTCTTCGTCGTCTTCCCAGCCATTTTCGTCTTCTTCGTCGTCCTCTTCTTCCTCGTCGTCTTCGTCGTCTTCCCAGTCGTCGTCTTCTTCATCTTCGTCTTCGTCAACGTACCAATTGACGCGGGCCGGGGGTTGTTCTAACAAATCGTCGTCGTCCTCGTCATCGTCGTCGCTAACAAACTGCCACTCCTCCTCGATGAAATCATCATCAAGGCCGTCGCCGCGGGAGAGGTCGAAACGATTGTTACGTGTCATAATTAACCCGTGTGTTTAGCCGAGTGCAGCGCCGGTGCTGTTAGCAGCGTGTCACACCACGACGAAGGAATCCATACACCGACAGTATTGTTAATAATTTCTTCCTTGATGAGCAAGTCGTTTTCTTGGAGCGCCTCAATAAATCCGACCCAGTTGATCGGCGTACTGCGTAAGCTGAAAAAGTAATTGTCGACTGCCCGCCTGTTAATCCACCATGCGTTATGTTGTTTTATGAAGTAATTGCTGGGTTGTTGTCTTTTGAGCGGCTGCGGCACGACCTTGATTCGATTTTGGTTTATTGCGTGCCGCAGTTCTTGTTTCAACAATTCGTGTGTGTTTATCGAATTGTAAATAATTCGGCGCGCAAATTCTAGATTGAATGTCTCGCCGTACGTTTTTTGTAGCCAGTCGCTTAGGTCGCCGAGTATAGCGGCTACGTAGTCATTTTGGCGATAAACGTTAGCCCACCGATGCCGAAGCCTGTCTTGTAAATAATTCGGTAGTACGTACGCTAGCGCCGAACAGTCGGGGGCTGTTTCGGCCACGCCGGGCGCGATGGTTTGCCAGCCGTAGCTTGTGGCTGAAATTGCGCATTGTTTTGTGGTGCGGATAATAACGGGCTGCAGATGATAGTGCGGAATAATCCGGCTAAACACGCTATCGTGGAATACGTTTAAAACGCAGGCCGGCCAGTCGTGCTGGGCCAAAATGCGTTCGACAGTATTGCCCATCGAGTTCTTTTTGATATTAGTTGTCTGGGTGAGTCGGCAGTTAAGGGCGGCCGCTACCTTGGCTCCGGCGCTGAAATTTTCTGGCGTCAGGGCTAAAGCAATCGGGCTTCGCTTCAGGATCGGCGCGACCAGATTACCTATTACATGCGCAGCAGTTGCCCAGACAAACGCGTTTGAGTTTGACGCGGTAAGTAGCGGTTGTATCCCGGGGGCGAGAATATGGGGCTCCGGGAAATTGTCTGCATACGTTTGTCCGGGTAGAAGCTCGTGCCGCTGGATGTCACCGGCGGCTGTGATCTCGTAGCGCGCAAACCGGAACGAGTTCGTAAGCTCGTCCCAGCCAAGCTTGGCGCGAACAGACGCTATTTCCGGCGGATGCATTTGCATGGCTATAAGCAGGCTTTTTCGGTTCCAGCGCGTGTCGTAGACCAGCAACTTGCCGTTGTTGGCTAGAACGGTGGAGGCGTACTTAAACAGTCCCTGCCGGTCTACTAGTTCTGCCGCAACCGTAAAATCGAATGAAAAGCCTGCTCCAGAAACGCTGCCGACGTAAACCCGGCTGCCGTCATCCGCCTGCAGAACTTTTTTTATCCGCGGGCTGGCGTTTGAAATCTGAAACCCGTTGCCTGTCCACCACCCGGTTTCACGGGCGATTGGGACCCAGCGCTGTCGGACACTGATCTGCTGCGGCGGGCTGCTCTTTTTGGCGGCTAGCACAGCATCTACAAAGCCATCCGAAAACGCGTGATCAAAAGACGTCAAAAACCCGCTGAGTTTGTCAGGCGAGATTACGAGCCGCTGGCAGAACGATTTTGCCGCCACTTCGGTCTGGTTGCGCAACGCATTTGCTAAGGCGCTCGGCCATGTCTCTGCGCCTAATAGTAGGTCGCGAAGCCGCCCGATCGCTTTTTCGTGAAAGTTGTACTGGTCGCGCTGCCTGAAGTGAGTGCTGCTTACGGCTACATAGCCGCGGGCGTTACATGCGCGCCCAATGTTTTCTGGGGTGTAGGTAGGTGTGTAAAAAATTCTTTTGGCGGGCGGCATGCCCTGCCAGCTATTTCCGTAGCTATTTGCTTCGGGGCCGGTGTAACTGCCTAACAGTGGAAGCAGTTCAAACTTGTTTTTTAGATGTGCGCATTGCGCACGAAGCACCCAGAGGATGTCGTCTGAAATGAATTGGTTGTCGCGAAATTTTTGGTTTGGTGGCAGGACGCTAGCCTGCAGAAAGAAGTAGCCCGCTTCGGGCTTTATTTTTTTGTAATGCGCAAGTGGTATGAATGTCTGTTTTGATTCAAGTCGCTCGTTGTATTGGAGCAGTAAAAATCCAGTTAGGCGTCCGGGCAAGTCATGAAAAGGAAATACAATACCGGACCCATCTTCGCGTAATCGAGCTGGTTTTGATCTTCCCAGCGTCGAACAAATCTTTGTAATCTGCGCATAATCAGCTACTCCTACAATCGTGTTAAAGTTGTCTCCGGCTTCACGGTGCACACCCCAGTCCCGAAGGCGGGTGGCTACAATGTCGTCCGCGTGGGACCACGTTTGCGCAAACGAGTCAGAAATGAACGTTTCTAGCGCGGTAAGCCGGGGGTAAAATTTCTCGTATTCTGTTACAGTCTGGTCGATTTTGTCTTCAGATAGGCAACCTTGCTCGCTGAATTTTACGATGGTTTCTGGTAAACTTAAATTCCACACTGCTGCGCCAAAGGTGATAAAATCGCCGTGCGCTCGGCAGTTGGTACAATTTAGCCAAACGCCGTTTGTGGCGGCGTCTTCAAACAGGTGTAGTCCATTTTGCCGACAGATAGGACAATTGACCACGGCCGGGAACGCCGGGTGTTCCGGCGACACGGCCAGAGCCGTCAGCGCGGTTAAATGACTATTCGGGCGAATAACACAGGCAGGAAAACCCATGAGCACAATTCCGCTGGATCATGTTCACGACGTAAGTGGTCGGGAGACACATCGTTTAACGACTCTATTCGCGCCGCCCGATTTTGTAAAGAACGCCTCGGAAGCGCAGCGGGCCCCGAACAGCGAAATGCCGCGACACCTGTACGCCGACCCTCTTAACAAACTATATCCGTGCCATACAGCCGCAGCGACGTGGCTGTCTGCCGTGTACTTTGCCGACAAAGCCGCCGAGTTTAAACCGGCTGACGCATCGGCTATCAGGACTAGGATACACGATTCCGCGCAATATTTCGGCATTCTTGGGCAGGTCTACGCCGTAGAGAAGAAGGCAGCTGCGGACCAAACACGGGGCGTGGACGAGCTGAACGACGCTGATTTCGCCATTGTCTGGGTTGCCGAAAACGGCAGCAAAGACCGGCACTGGCCCCTTCGGAATGCACCGGAAGTGAAGTTTGCTGCCGCGCACTTTGAGAAGTTCCGCGACGAGTTTGTATTCACAGACCGACATGTGATCGCCAACAAGATTCTCGAAAAGGCCGCGGCGTATAATGCCGACATTAACGAGCAGGTGCATATGCTGTCTCTGTCGGCTGGTTACGGCGCCTGTGCCGCCAAGGTAGCCGGCGAGATGCTGCGTGAGCGGGCGGCGCTTGTCCGTCGGAGCAACGCCGCTGCCGGGCAAGAACTGTCCAAGCTGGCGAGCGCTGTTGACGCCAATCCGGACGCCGCGAGAACTCAGGATATGCGGCTCAAGATTGCGGCAGCGGTTGACGCGTTCGACCGCGAGAACAAGCTTGAGCGCCTCTACGGCTCCGGCGGGCTTGAGCGTCCGGAAGAAATTCTTTTTGCCGTGACGGAAAAAGCCGCCCGCGACTTTATGTCAAATAACGTCGAAACGACAACGGGCAATGTGTACGCCATCGACGACCTCGAAAAGCTTGCTGTTGAAGAAGTGCGCAACTGGCTCGGTGACGACTTCGCCGACGCTGTCTCGTCCGGCGGTGTTTACATGGACCGCGATAAGATTGCGGCCATTGTGCCGACGCTTGACCGCGGTATGGCCGGCATGCTGGATCGCCTCATGCAGGAAAAGAAGATCGCCGCGGTTGTGCAGACCAAAGCCGCCAGCGACATGCTTCCGCTGGAAAAACTTTACGAGCTCGCGCAGGCTGACAACGCCTGACGCACTGATGTCCCAGCCGGGTCATCCCTTGCGCCTCGCCTTCGGGCGGGGCGTTTTTTTAGGTTTGTCGTGTATTCTTTCGACGACACTCGACAGCGGCGCGAGAATTTGACAGAGAATTTTTAACTCTTCGTTCGTCAGCCGATCAGCTTCTGCTGACGTCAAGTCCCTGTCGAGTTTTTCTATCGCCGCCCACACCATCTCAAAAAGGTACGTCCGCGTCTTCTTGTTCGCGGCGTCTGTGATTTTCTTGTTGGTTTTTGGAAACTTCTTCGCCAAAAATTCTCAACCATAACCGCGACAACAAGGTTGGCGGCTGTGGTTGCTCCTGTAAGTGTGTAGCTAGTTCTGCCGGGTTTACGTTTTGTGAGCTGATTCCGCTCTCTTGCCGGCACTGCTCTAGATACTCTAAATACGCTGCGTAGTGGTCTTGCTCTGTGTAACTCTCATACGGCGGGTATGGATTGTCGATCATCCGATCGTTCCAGCCCATTTTCTTTTTCTCCAAGTTTAATGAGTTCTTTTCGCAGTATGTTGACGGTAGCCGGCGCCGTGATGCCGAGCCGCACGCGATCTTGCGTTAGCTCCATCACCTTTAACACGATGGCGTCGGGGCCGCTTCCGATGATGATTTCTTCATTCTTTTTGCGCGCCAGCACCAACATAAATGAGCCTATTTTCTTGTGGTCATTTGCCGGAGAAGCGTGACCATTTCTTCTGTTTTGCCGTTTTGCAGTTTTAGCGCGGCAAACTGATCGGCCAGTCGCTTTGTCCGGTTAATGATTGTTTGATTGATGTCTTCTTTCTTGCCCTCTTCGAGATCGTACACCGCGTTAAACATTGCGGGGTCGTCCGAAAAATCCTCCATGTTTGGGGAAACGCGCCCCATGCGAAGCGCAATACGTAAAATATCTGGCGGATTCATCAGCCCTTCAGAATCTAGCACCGCGCCAATGTACGCCCGAATCTCGTCGTTAAAAGGTTCCAGTTCGTTGTCTTCGGGCGGGTAGATAATCATCGCCTCTGTGATACCCCACGCTACCTCTTCGGCGTCGGCTGGGTCCCACATGTCGGGGCGGTAGTCATCCCCCGACAGCACATTGCAGAACGTAATAAAGTCCGGCAAGCTGCGATAAAATTTGTCGGTGGTGAGCATCTGCACCGCGACCATGAGCTTGTCCAGCGACCCCTGTGGCAAGTCGACGTCAAACTCCTGCTCTATTTCAAGGGTAGCAGTAGTCGGGTCCCAGTCAAGCGCCTCAGTGCCAAAGGCGTCCAAATAGGCCGCTAGCAGCACAGAAGCAAAGGTTTCAGGACTCCGCCACATTTCCTGCATCGGGTTTTTCGACATGCAAACCGTTCCTTTTTTCGATGTTCAACCGGGCGCGCTTGGTGAGCTCGTTTAAATTGTACCCGATTGTTTCCATTGGTACGCCCTTTGGCGAGACGCCCATGTCGCCTGTTTCGAGGTCGAGAAACCCGAAATTCTTAGTCCACGTGCAATAGCGTTCGTCGGCAAAAACTAGCTGGTTTAAACAACTGTCGCAACCGGCGCCGAACGGGCCGCGATACATCTCGGTCAGGATGAGGGTGCGTTGCGCGGCTTGCAGAAACGGCAGCTTCTCTAAAAGGTCGGCAAGCAGCAGAAACATGAAGTCGGTGCTGTTTAATTCGTCGGCGTCGCTTGGCATGTTTTTACCGAGTACGCCGGTGAAAAGAGCCCGTGTTTGTAGCTTGCTCAAACATAACGCCGGTGTTACCATACCAAGCGCAAGTGGTTGTTTTTCCTTTTTTTCGGAGACCGTTTCCATGGCTTCCATTGTTGATTCCTTATCGGTGTTATCAAATACCCGCGGCGAGTTTGTTGCCGAAGGTCGCAGTATAGAGGAACTTCTGTCGCCCGACACTGCCAATCTAGTCCTGAAAGAAGCCGCGTCAAAAGGACTGCACCGGCCGGGTGTTTCTAACGCCGGCGGTCCGTACCCGGTTGACGCCGACGGAAAGACCGACGACGAGCTGCTGATGGGCAAGCGCGGCCCGGTCGCGGGTTATCGACGAGACTTCACAGTCTTAGCGTCGATTACTTGACGTCTTCTGATTGGTCTTCTCCGTACTTTGTCGTCCACGCTAATCGGGCGGCGTAGAATTGCGCTACGCCGTCCGATATGTTTTCAAAGCGCTCGACGATGTTTGGGATAATCATCGTTTTGAAGACAGTCATAATAGTTTTCTGCAGTTCCGCGATAGCCGTGGCTGTATATCGCGCCGCTTTTGCTTTAGCTACTGCTTCTTGCACTTCGGGCGATGCGTCGAGGATGAGTTGCAGAAATCGGGGGTTGAGGAACTGAATATCGGGGCCGTACTTATTTACGAGCTCGATGTTAATTGGCACGCTCCAGATCGGCGGGCCGGACCAGACGTCGCCGCGTTTTAAGCCGGGCGCCGGAAACCGAATTTTTGACAAGTCCCAACCGAAGGCGGCCATGTCATCATTTGGTTCCGGCATCGAATACGCGGTTTTCGGGGTCGGTTGTACCTGCAACGTTTTGTCAATTTTTTTGGCCATAAGTTGTAATAGCTAAGGGAAAGTGGCAATAGCAAAATTTAGCACGACTACGAGTCGAAACAATCTGCGTAGATTGTTACGACTGCATAGCCGTGCATGTTTTACCACGAATCGTGGCTAGGTCCGTCATCATCGAACGTGTCGATGTCATCGTCATAAGTGTAGTCCCTAATGCCCGCAGTGCAGGCGACATATGCGTCACGTTGGACGCGCTGTTCGATGTCGTCAGGTGGGTCCTGAAAACCATCGTAGTCTTCGTTGTTGCGGAGGTGCGCCGCAACAATCTCAAAGAAATCAGTGGCGGCAAACCCGCGCATTTTTGGAAGCGTCCGTTCCATGATCTTGGTGTACCACAATCCGACGCGATGCCAGAACTTGTCTGGAAACGCCGCGTCGTATTTAGCCATGACGCGGTCCACCAGCGTCTGACTCGTCTTCGGTACACCCCGCTTCTGCCGATGTCGCAGATGGTGTTTGATACGCGCCTTGACGTGTTCTACCACGTCTTCAGATACGACAAAATCCCTTATAGTCGCAGTTGCAGCCATTTCGCGTCTCCAGAGTGACCCGCTGATAATGAGATAGCGGGGCATCTAATATGCCGCGAAATTGCGAAAAATTTAGCGCGTCTTTTCCCCTAAAATGTGACTTGCGCGGTCTGATTGCCGGCGGTCGTGTACACGATCCGAATTTTTTGCGTGTTGAAGAGTTTTTTAAGCTCAGCGCGCTTTTCTGTGCTCAGCCCCGCGAGACACGCCTTTATTCGCGCGATCTCGGCGCGTCGTCGTTCTTGCCGTTTTTGTGAGCAGCTGCTGCAACCGCCAGTAGCGTTTGTTAAAAAAATGTCTTTTTTGCCGAACAAGCACGGAATAGTGTTTGTAAACGCCGTGTCGTTCAGCATTGAAAAGATTAGGCTGTCTTCAATAACAACAAGGTCGCGCATGGTTATGGTGCCGGTTGAACTGGGGTGACAGCGTTGCTTGTTGTTACAAACGGCCCGGGGCCAATGATGTTTACAGCAGCAACACGAAATTTGTAACCAACGCCGTTTGTCAAACCGGTAACAATGCGGTTTGTTGCAACCGAAGCCGCGGACGACACGGTTATCCAGTTGGGAGTGCCGGTCGCCAGCGTTCTTTGCACAAGATAATTTGTTATCGGTGCGCCGCCGTTGTTTGTCGGCGCTGCCCAGCCTAAAGTCACTCGCGCGTTCCCGACGGTGGTCACGAGACCTGTCGGGGCGGCTGGAGCAACCGGCGGTGTGCCAAACCACATGGCGCCACCCGGCAGTAAATCGTCCATCGTGTCCAGTGTCTGCTTAAGCCGCTGGACATCTTCTGTCACGTCTTGGACAAACCCCTTTACCTCCGCACGCGACCGCAGCAGAACGTCTACATAGTTCAACCGGAACCAAGCCGGCCGGGAGTTCGCAATGGGTTCGTCTTCAGGGTACTCCTCTAGGTCGACCGGCGAGCACACATGATCAAAGCTTCCTACGCGTTCTTCATCGCCGGGTTTCAGCGGCAGCAACTGGTACGCGAACACTTTGGGCGACATTAACGTTGCGCTGTCGGCTGTAATGCGCACGCGAATACCGTCTGTCGAGTGGTAGTTGTAGCGGCTGACCTCCCACACTAAATGGATATTGCGTCCGCTGTCCGGAGCTGGCGGCGGCGGTGGCAACTCCGGCGAATAAAAGTTCAAGGTCAGCGCGCCATCGAGCTGAATTGCGCCGGGGTAATCTTGATTGTTGCAGCAGTTTTCTGTAGTCATGTTTATTACGTCAGTGGTTGTATAACGCCGGTAATGTTTACGGGTCCCGGAACACTTGAACGCACGTAGCCGAGCGCGAGCCCTTCTGCGTTCGTCGGCCCGGGTTGTTGAATTGTGACGTCTCCGCGATCGGCCGTGAGCACCACTGTTCGACCAGCGACGGGGCGGTGACAATCGTCGCGGAGGCGTACAGTCACAACGCCGGCGTCATCCCCGTCGGCGCGGACCTGCGGTTTAGTTCCGTAAAGCAATTTTGATGTGTTGGGGCTGGCTTTAAGGCTCATAATACAAACTCGTATTTGTGCGCATCGTCCACGCCGGTTTTACGGAAATAAACGTTTAAAGTGATGGTTTCATTTTCTCGCGGCACAACGTTGGTAGAGTACTTAATAAATTCTGCCACGGCTTGCTTAGATAATTCGTCGCCCGCAGCTTGCAGTGCTTCAAGTTTTGTCAGCAAATTTTCTAGGCAGTCCATCACAAGGCTAGTGTTGGCACGGCAGCCGCACCCAGCCGCGGCAATGGATTCTTTGTACCGCGCCACACAATCTGTTATTTCTTGCTGCTGCGTAACGAGCGACGGGTTCTTTTCGAAAAAATCAGGTCGCATCACAAGATGAATTAGATTGTCTCGGCTGAATGAAACACTGCGCGTGCGTTGCATAGGTACCGCTCCTTGGTTGTTTCGATTGTCGAAACTTATATCGTTTTTGTCAAATCACGCTAGCGCTGCGTTTTTTATTGCAAGCCGCAGTGCGGGGTTGGTGTTTACAGCCGCAATAATTTGTTGCAATAACGCTTCAGTTAATGTGCTCGGCCCTGCTGGCCCTGTGGGGCCTGTCGCGCCCTGCGGCCCCGGCGAGCCCGGCGGTCCGCAAGGACCTATCGGACCTGTCGGGCCTAATGGGCCGCTCGGGCCAGTTGGTCCGGAAGGGCCTGCTGGTCCAGACGGCCCAAGCGGTCCTTGTGGGCCTTCTGGACCGTCGGCGCCTTGAACACCCGGAGGACCCTGCGCCCCCTGCGGCCCGGCGTTACCTATTTGACCTTGCGGTCCTTCTGGACCCTGCGGACCTTGAACACCTTCAGGACCCTGCGGCCCAATAGGCCCTTGCGGCCCGCTCGGCCCTGTAGCGCCCGTCGGCCCTGTCGGCCCTGTTTCGCCTAAACCACGCGGTCCAGAGGGCCCTGCTGGCCCTGTAGCGCCCGTTGGGCCCGTGGGCCCCTTCGGACCGCTTGGGCCTGACAGGCCCGTTACACCCTGAAAGCCGCGTGGCCCTGAAGGCCCTGTAGGCCCTGTCGGCCCTGTCGGACCAGACGGCCCGAGAGGCCCTTCTACGCCTTGCGGCCCAGCGACCCCGGTAGCTCCAGTTGGCCCTGTAGGCCCTGTCGGACCAGACGGTCCCGTCGGCCCAAGCGGGCCTTCTATACCTTGCGGGCCATCCGGGCCTGTGGCGCCGGTAGGTCCTGTCGGCCCTGTCGGACCAGACGGTCCCGCCGGGCCGGTTGGGCCTAAAGGAATTTCAAAGTCGAGCAATACGTCGCCGGCCGTATCTTCTCGGGCGGTAACCTTCGCCGCGCATGTGATATCCAGCTCGGAGCAAATGTACGCATTATTTGGACCTGTCGGCCCGGTGAGGCCGATTGAAATCACGTTGCCAACATCCACGCGGCGAGCTCGCGGTAAATTAAACCCGAGATGCTTATCGCCGCTGAACGGGTCCGTACTCACCATCACAATCGGGTCATCTATCGGGTCTATGGCAAACGAGTTTGACGTGAACGCTATTGCTCGCGGCAACGAGAAGTTAATGTCGTAGCCGCTGTCGTCGCCGTTTGCGATAAGCGCAACAGTCGGGTCGTTTACGGGGTCTAGTGTCGTCGTAGTACCAATCGCAAGAGACTTAGCGCCCGGCAGGGTGAAAGTAAATTCGTAATCGCCGCCGCCGGTTTGCGCTAACTCTACAGCAGGGTCATCGCCCGCACCCCCGATATTGGTGGCGGCAACTGTAAACTCTGGCGCCCGCGGCAGACTAAACGTCAAATCTACGTCACCGGCTGTGGTTGTTTGTGATACCGATGGATCGACGTTAGGCGCTACAACCGTGGTTGGTTGAACGTTGATCTCGGCTGCTCTGGGAAGCTTGAAGTCAACGGTGACGTCGCCGGCTTGAATCTGGAAATCGACTTCTGGGTCTTGATCGGGATCAAGGACCTCGAAATCTCCTTTTGTAACAGTTGCTGCGCGCGGTAATGAGAACGTTAAATCTACGTCGCCGGCGTTGGGTTGCCCGACAGCTGTAGGCACAGTATCTGGCGTTAATACCGTGACTGGTTTTACATTTATTTTTGCCGCGCGCGGTAGTTTGAAGTCGAGCGTTAGGTCGCCCTGCGCGCCGCCGCCCTGCGCGGTAATATCAGGGTCGATGTCCGGCGCGACAATCTGTACGTTTCCTTTGGTTACGTACGGTGCGCGCTGCAGATAAAACTCTAATATTGGTGCTTCTGGTGTACCCGAGACGTTTAAGTATGGTTGCGCCGGCGGGGTTACAAGCGGCTGCATAACAAATGCGCTGATGAGCGGTAGCGGGCCGGCCGGGCCTGAAGGACCAGACGGGCCAGTCAGACCCGGCGGACCAGTAACGCCCGTGAATCCGCGCGGGCCAGTTGGTCCTGTCGCGCCGGTTGGGCCGCACGGACCCGTCGGACCGCGGGGACCCGTGGCGCCGCTAGGGCCGGTGTAACAAAAGACCGTGCCAGAACTTCCGCCGCTTCCGCTGCTGCCGCCGTAGCCGCCACCACCACCACCGCCACCGCCAGCACTCGCCCCGCTGCTGCATTCAACCGTGTTGAAATCAAGCGTAAGCGTTAACTCAGAGTACGTGTCTTTGTCGACAATTGACAATTCACCGCTGGCGACACTGTCTGGCGTAACCGTGACTTTACCGGCCTTCAACGGGTTGGTTACAATTTTTACTTTTTGCTCGACAACCTTGGGTGAGGTATTGCAGCCCGCGCCGCCTGATTTTATCTCTTCTTCAATCTGTACTTCTCTGATCGCGCAATAGGTGTCGTTTGCGTAGCCACCGTAGCCGAAGTTGTCGGTGTCACACCCAGTGATTTCAACCTCTTTTACTTTGTACACACTCGACGCGATGTTGAGCTTTGTCTCCGCGGATATCCAAAACTTGCACTTATCGCTTTGGTCTTGTTTGACGTACAGCTTGGTTTTGTCGTCGCCGCCACAGCCATCGCCGTCGACGGGGTCGTAGTATTTTGCGCTTAAAGACTGCGATTCGGGAGGGCCACCGGAGTAACTGCCGGATATGTCGTATACGAAATACGGCTTGCACCACGGCCACTCAATAGTGAAGTCTAAGAACGTGTTGTCGAAGTACCCGGCGTTGCAGTTCTGGCGCGGCGTTAACCGAAACACCGGTTCTCGGTCGATATCGACTTTCCTCAAATCGATTGTGCCCACCTGAATTTTTATGCACGGTGGTTTCGGTATTTTGATTTGCAGATCAAAGTCAACATTGAAGATACACTGCGGCGGGCGGTTGGTGCCGGTGTTCAGCTGATGCTGCGTAATCGAATTAAAATAAAGCTGCGTGCTCGGCACTTCGTAGTCGGCTCGCACCGTTTGGCGCCGAATAGTAATCTGCGGGCACGGTGGGCGAGGAAGCTTAAAATCAATGTCAATGTCGAAATCAAACTGGCACTCGTCAGGCGTTTTGCATGCCGCCGACGTGTTTGTGGTCGGAATGATCTGAAACTTAGCTGTGCCGGGGAACGGGGTTTGTGAGTCCTCGTAAGTCGACTTGATTTTGTTTGTAGCTTTGGTCTGCAGCTTCGGGCATTTTGGTTTCGGTATCGGTACGATGACGTCGATATCGAATTCCCACTCACAATCATCTGGCTTGGTGCACGACGTAGACGGAGTTGCCGCGACTTTTGTGATAGTGAATTTGCTCGATTTGCCGGTTACGCAAGACGAACCCTCGTAACCGACCGTCACGAACCCGCCAGATTTTTTGTTCGTCAGCGTTACGCACGGCGGCTTCGGGATCGGGACGACAATCTCAATGTCAAATTCCCATTCGCACTTCTTTACCGTGTTGCAGGTATCTTGCGTTGTGGTCGTGACTTGTGTAATCGCAAATTTGGACGACTTACCCGCAACCGTCGAACAACCTTCGTAGCCGACGGAAACAAAGTCTCCAGACGTCTTGCGCTTGAGGCTAACGCATGGCGGTTTCGGGATCGGAACGACAATCTCAATGTCGAATTCCCATTCGCACTTTTTCAGCGTCACGCCATTGACCGTCGTAGTGCCGGTGATAGGCGTAATGGTGAAGCGCGATGTTTTGCCAACAACTTTTTCACAGCCCTCGTAGCCGACGGAGACAAAGTTGTCCGTGGTTTTACGTTTCAGCGTAACGCATGGCGGCTCAGGGATCGGTACGACAATCTCAATGTCGAATTCCCATTCGCATTTTTTTACCGTCGTGCAGCCGTCTGTTTCTGTAGTGGTGACCGGCGTTATTGCAAAGCGCGAACTGCGCCCCGCGACTGGCGTCTGACCCTGATAGCCGACGTACACAAACGTGCCGGATGTTTTGCGCTTAAGGCTGACACACGGGGGTTTAGGAATAGGAACGACAACTTCGATGTCGAACTCCCATTCGCATTTTTTTACCGTAGTGCAACCGTCTGTCTCAGTACTGATGACGGGCGTAATCGCAAACTTGGATGTTTTGCCGACAACTTTTTCGCAGCCTTCGTAGCCGACGGAAACGAAATCGCCCGATGTTTTGCGCTTTAGGCTTACGCACGGCGGTTTGGGGATTGGTACGACAATCTCGATGTCGAATTCCCATTCGCATTTCTTTACTGTAGTGCAGCCATCTGTCTCAGTGCTAATGACAGGCGTGATCGCAAATTTCGATGTCTTGCCAGCGACCTTTTCACAGCCCGCGTAGCCGACGGAAACAAAGTCGCCGGACGTTTTACGTTTAAGACTGACACACGGCGGCTTCGGGATCGGTACGACAATCTCAATGTCAAATTCCCATTCGCATTTTGGTACTGTATTGCAGCCGGCAGTGGGTGCCGACACTACGGGCGTAATAGCGAAGTAGGACGTCTTGCCCGCGACATTCGTGCAGCCCTCGTAGCCAACGTAGACAAAGTTGCCGGTTTTCTTGCGCTTAAGATTTACGCAAGGCGGCTTGGGGATAGGCACGACAATCTCAATGTCGAACTCCCATTCGCAGCGCTTGACGGTGGTGCAGCCGTCGGTGTCGTTGTACTCGGTCTTTCGAATACTGAACTGGCTTTGCTTATCCTTGACGCACGGCGAGTCTTCGTAGCCCACATACACAAACGTCGAGCGGTCTGGGCTTTTGCTCAGCACGACACACGGCGGCTTAGGGATGGGCACGACAATTCGCAGGTCGACTTCCCAGCCGCACGTTTTTACCGTTCTGCAACCATCGGTCGTAGTTGTTGTAACCGGAGTAATTGCAAAATACGATGATTTGCCGACAACATCCGGACAGCCGTCGTATCCAACAGATACGAAATCGTTCGGGTCGCTTACCTGTCTAAGAATTGGACACGGTGGTTTCGGGATAGGAATCTTTAGAACTAAATCAACGTCAAACTCGCAGCGCCCCGGATCGCCACAGCCCGTGCTCGGTATCGGGTCCGCGACTACTTCAAATGAGTTGTCGCCGGCTACGCAGTCTTCGCCTTCGTAGCCGACCGATACGTCAAATACACGCCGGCGAATGACTGGGCACGGCGGCGGGGGTATCGGTACATTAATCGCTAATTCAAAGTCATAGCGGCATGTGTCTGCTGTCCGGCAATTGTCTCCCGGAATTGGTATAGAGGTAATAGAAAACGTACTGGGCGCGCACGGGCTCGCAGCTGATGTGTACGCGGAAGAAACCGTGAATTGCTTTCTGTTTAAGATTGGACACGGTTGCTTTGGAACCGGCACCACAATTTCTAGGTCGAAGACGTATTGGCACGTCTCTGGCGTGTCACAGTCGCCCGGAATCGTTGACTGTGTGACCTTAAAAGAATTTTTTTTGCCGGCCAGACAGCTCGAACCTGTAAACCCAGTATCGACAGTGAATGTGCCGCGCCTGATTACGGGGCATGGCGGGCGCGGAATTGGTATGGCTATATCAAAACCGATATCGAACTCGCAGCGCTCCGGTGTGGTGCACGTCGCCGGAATAATCGTTTTGTCTACAATTAGCTCGGCCCGCGGCGATACGCAAGAATCGTAGCCGACCTCAATCTGCGAAGGCCCAGAGCGAATTGTCGGGCACGGCGGCGGCGGGATTGGTACGTTGATGTCCAGCGCCAGTTCGTAGTTACACGGGTCTGTCGCTGTTTTAGTTATGCTGAGCTTTGCTTCGGGAAGGCGTTTAATAAAGCAATTGTTGGTGGGCGGCTGATATCCCACGCGGATTTCGCCAACTACCGGCCCGAAAACAGGACAAATTACGCCGACTTCCGTGTCCGGTTCAGGCGGCACGGGCGGCAACTCGCACTCAAAGATTGGCAGCGGTAAGGGCGCTATCTGGCAATCAGCGTCGGCAACGAAGCTGAAATTAACGCGCTCTACCTCGCGAATATTGCACGATGAACCGGCGAATAAATTGTCAATTACCATCGCAGCCACCTTGAATATTCTGATTCATGTTCAAGTGGAGCGTGGCTGTTTCGCCTTCGTCTGGCCCGCGCATGCTGAAGTTAACGCCGCCTATTAAGTTTACATTACCGCCCCCGATTCCGTTAATCGTGAATATCAAGTCTTTGCACGCAGGCCCGCCGCTCAAAAATTTGCTGCGCACTTCGGGTTTGCCGTTTGCCGCCGCGACCTCTAGCGGTTTTTCCTCGTTCGGCGTAAAGGGGATTTCGCCCGAGTTCTCGCACAGGGCGCTGTCTTCTGCTGTGCCGCCGCCCTTTACTGCGCCGATGTTAATACTGTTGTTGCGCGTCTTTTGAATAATCTGGCAGTTGTATCCTTCGCGAAACAGCAAATTGCCGTGCATGCATTCTTTGTTTACGATAACTGTTTTATTCGGCAAAACGCTTGCGCCGCTGTTGTTGCACACCGGCACAGTTACGCGGCGATAATTGCCTACGCTGACACTGCGAAGATAGGCTTTGCGTAAATTCTGCACGCGTGCCGGTTCAATCCTGTACGCGTTATTCGCAAACACTAACTCGTGTGTTACCGCGCCACTGTCTGTGTTTGGCGCCCCGAACTGTTCCACCATGCTCGCCGCCAATTCGGTTAGGCGGCCGGTGACCATAAACCCAGACCAGACAGGGTCTGTTCCGCAGCTCGCGGCGTCGTCGGCTGATTCGGCGTACTCGGTCACCCACTCAATAGTTGGCGGCGTGCCAACATTTGGCGCGGCCCGCGCAAAAATAATCGGTTGCGAAACGCCCGTGACCCGAAACACAAATTTGAAGTCTGTGCGCCCGGTAACGCATATACGCTGCACGCGCTCTAACCAAATGTAATCTGTCGTCTCATCGTAATCTGCGTCCAACCCCATAATGAAACCGGCGTCAACAATAACGTTAGTCGGCAACGCGTCCGCAGCCGAGTTGTAAATAAACGGATAGGCGCGGTACTCGTTGTCGTTGTAAAAGCCGGGACGCGACATGTTTAGACACTCCCGCCAAGCGCCTCAAAGACAAGTCCGCCGTTCGTCGGATAAATTCGGACTACCGTGTCGTCCCGGCCCGCCGGCAAATTTTTGTCTGTGGCTGTAATTGTGAAATTTCCAAACTCGTCGGGACCGCACCCGTTGATTGTCTTCAAATACGGTTTGGGCGGCGCTGCCGCAGCGGCGTCATCACAAGCTACGCGCCTGTACAGCGGCACCCCGACGACATCGACGCGAATGGTGCGGTCTCCCTCTGCGCGCACTACCACGCCGGCATCTCCGATTATCCAAACATCGCCTGTTAAAAAACTATCTTCGCGGTCAGACTGGATTGCGCGTACGCCGGGCTCTTTTGCTGGAATAAAAGTTGTCGTTACAAATTGCGCCGACCGCTGCCCGAAAGTGTATGTGCCAATACCCCAACTCAAAAACTGTGACATTTTTTCGTTGTCTACAAGCACTAAACCGGCGGGCCTGTCGTACTGATCAAAAAACGGCATAATCCCGTTGCTTGGTGGCTCGCGCCAATCGTACACACCACGAACTATTACGCTCGGGTTCGCGGTTTCTACGACAAATTCAAAATTCAGCGCTGACACAATCAACCGGCTCAAAAATATCGCCTCCCCGCCGCCTATTGGATGAAACGTGGCGTCGATAAAACACGCGGGGTCTATCGTTAAACTAATTTCTGCCGGCTTTAGGCTAGACCCGTCCGTAAAGGGGTACCGCGAGTCGCTTTGCTCGTCGCGGAACTGTGGGAATAAAATGCGCTCTGACATGGATCACTCGCTGACGGTAAAACGATTGAAGTAGGTCCATGATCTGCTGGCAAATAAGCCGTATAAACCGGTGGGATTACCGTATTTTTCAAATGTAAGCGGCACCATTAATTCTACCGTACGGGCCGCTGTTTCGAGCTCTTTTACGACAACTTTTATTGTTACGCCAGTGCCTGTAAAAATAGGCGTTACAGACATCTCATACCAGTTGCCAGTAATCACCGGAAACGTGGCGTAGCCCTCGGCGATAAAGCTATCGTTAACGTACCGCAACAGGCGCAGCTCGCCACGGCTAACATCCAACACTGCCGCAAGGTATTTCACTTGCGGAGGAACGCTTCCAGTGTCGTGCACATAATTAATGACTATGCCGCCGTTGCGGTCTAATCCTTCGCTGCCAATTTTAAACTGCGCGCTAATTGTTTTGTTATAGGCCCAGTCTGTCGCGCAATTTTTAAGCGTTGCGATGCTTGTCGAACTGCTGTTTACCGCCGCGTACGTGTTCCGCGCTGTTTTAATCGTTTGATCTTCGCTCGGCGCGGCTTCTTGCCCAGTGCCACACGGGACGCAGCCAAACGGCGCTTGCGTGTTGAGTTTTTTGAACGACCCGCGCCGCGTTTCAAATAGTGGCGGTTCGTCGCCGCAAGAACAAAAATCAATGCAGGCCGGCAGATTTAAGCACGGATAGTCTTGCATGGCGGTGAGGGTAAACGTGGTTGCAGGTATAGCGTCTGTTGGGTCTGGCCAGCCGCAAATAGCGTCTACGGCTGTTGTCGGCTCCCAGTTAATTGTGCCGCTAGTTTGACTAACTGCTTTGTAATAAGTCACTGGGTCGCTTTGAACCTGCACTACTTTTCCTTGTACAAATTCAGTGATAGCGTAAAGCGCGCTCAGCGTCTCCACGACGTCTGGGCAGCAGAGGTCTTTAAATGACGCGCGCCGTGTGTTGGTACTCGTGCACACTTGCGCTAACGTGGTTGGTGTCAAAACGTCAATACCGCCGCAATTTTGAAATGGTAACGCTGTCAACGGTCCGCCAAAAACAATATTGATGTTTCCGTGACAGTCGGGCGATACGCCGTTAATAGTTTCAATTGGTGTTTTAGGGCACGTTCCGCTCTCGGGTCGTTGCCCGCAAGAACCAGTAAAATACGTAAACGGGTTGTAACTAAGTGACGCGTCATCTTTGCTTAATCGCAAGACGATTGCTTGCGCTGTTTTACCGGCCACCGCTAACGAAGAATGAAACACCGCTTCTATCGGCGGCTCACCAATTATTTTTACAATGCCGGACAGCGTGGTATTTAAACCAGTTTTACTGATACTGGGGATCGGCAGTGGTTTGTACGCACGCGCACACCGCGCATTAATCAACGTTTGTCTTGGCGACGAAAAACGCCCTGCAAACATTTCTTCTATGCCCGGACCAAAAGTGATCCAGCCGGCTACTCCGGGAACAATAGCTGTGATGTCGTAGTTCACATATGGGCTGACTGGGCGCGGGGCTCGCACGGCCGCGACGGTCATGCCTTCTGTGGTTGGGTTTTCAGACACGCCTATTAGAATCGTCACAATTCCCGGGGCAGATGTGGCTCCCTGCACGTACGCGTATTTTCCGAGTGTTTCTGGAAAACGTATATGTGCGTCTACTAACAGGTTGCTAGGCATAGCAACATGCTCGTCTGTTTCTGACGTCGCCAAGTCGTCGAGCGGGTATTCCCGAGTCGACTGCAGGTTGTACCAGTTAAGATTTCTTACGCTCATGACTTATACCGGGAATACTGTTTTGCCGTCGGTTGTGCAGAATAGCGCCTCTGATTTTATTGCCGTGGCGTCAACACGGGTGACGGTTGCCGGGCTGTCTGCGCAACCGGTGCGGATACGCTGCCCCGTCGCAATTTCGACTGCTGTTAACGCGCCGTCGATCGTGTACGGACTTTTTACAGAGAATTTTACGCGGAACTGCAGGTATGCATTTGCGCCAGCAGTGATTTGATTAAACGGCGCAGAAAATTGTGTTGTAATTCGGCCGGTCTGCTGATTGACAGTTGTTGTTTTTGTAATTGCAACCGGCCGGCCGTTTACACCTTTTGCGTACATGGCCGTCTTACCGGCGACAACTTCCGCTGACGCTACTACCTCTCGCGGTGTAAGTGAGACAGTGATTAAGCTGTTGTTTATGCATTCTTGACACGGATTGCAGATCATCGCCACAACGTCCATGTACGGGCATCGCTGCGGGACCAAAAGAAGTTTCAGCGGATTGATGCTGCATGATTGTTGCGCGAGCCAGCGTTCAATATTTGCTTCGTGCTGGAATTTTACATTGTTAACTCGGTCGCCAATCTGCACGTAGAACGCCTGAACACGGTTTATCTCTTCTGCCACCGCAGCGTAGTCGTTGCACTCGCAGCACGGCCCGCAGTTTCCGCCAAGCTGCTGCGGCACGGTGGGTGATGGAATAACGTACGCAGCACCTGCTGGACGAGTCGTCGGTTTTTTTGCCCAAAGGCAGTCAGTGGCAGCAATAACAAAGTCGCCGCCGGGAGCAGCAGCGCCATTAATCTTAGTAATCGATTGTGCGACGATTGACGTGTCCGGGCAGCTTGAATACTTCCCGGCGCCACTTCCGGCAATAGCGCTAAATGTAATAGCCGTGTTTACACGAAAATTGTTGATTGTTGAATCACCCGCTGCAATTGTCGTATTGAATCCGTTTTTAAAGCTGATTCGCCCGGTGTACGGCCCGCAGACCGCGGCGCAGTTTGGGCTACTCTTTACAGACAGACTGCGCAGTCTTTTTGGCATTTTGTAAACAGCGCGAGAGTCAATCTGCGCGTTTACTGGTGTCAGATATTTGTCGTAATTTCGACGTCTCGGCCCTTCGCCGTTTTTGAAGGCGTCTGGTTGCCATGTTTTGTAAGCCAAAAGAGAACAAACCTGATTGCTCTTTTTCCAGCTATACAGCGTATAATCAGCGCCCCATTCTTTGATGCTGTCAGCGGTCCCGCCGGCAAAAGTGTCGAACACTACCGTGCCAGCAGAATCTACGATTTGAATATCTGCTTTAGCGGCGTCTCGTGGCGTTGGAAATCCGTCGGGCCGTCCGTAATCCACGCAGCCAACGTTGTACAGATGTTTTATTTTAAGCGGCGGCACTACTTTGGGGCCCGCCCCGTATTCGCCGAGGTCATCGAAACTTAATTCAAAGTCAGCGATGAGGTAACGCACCTCGTCTGTCGGCGCTACGAGCGGATAATCGAGGCCGCTTTGCGGTTGCACTACGCCCACGCCAGCTCTGCCGCGTTCTGACGACAAGAAAGTGCTGTAAGCGTTTAAGTTAGCCGGCGTCAGCGTGTAACCGCCACCGAGCGACAACATAGCGTCGTTTATGGCGTGCCGACATGCGTAAATTGACTCGCCACTATTCGCGGTAAAAAAGGTAGTTACAATGATTGGCGTGTTGTCTACGATCAAAAAAGTGGGGCTGCCGGAATCGTACTTTCTAATACCGCGCATAGCGTCAGCCGGCCCAAGACCCGAACCAAGAACATCAACCACTATCTCGTTTGGTACTTGTGGCGGTATTTGTACACGGCGTAACAATACGCTCTTGTCTTGGTTCAGCGATATTCCCAGTAACTCTTCAGCAAAATCGCTGTCGTTGTAATTCATCGCAAACTTTTCTCTCCAGTTGTCTGGGAGAATTCGCGCGAACGTTATTGTCGGCGGGACATCGCTGTCTAACACGCCTACCGTAAAGTCGCCGGCGGCTGATTCCTGCACGGCTGTTATTGTTTTTGTCACAGTTTGGTTGTCTCTTGTGACAAACCGAATAAGACTCCCAGCTGGCGGATAAAAATCGTCGTGTTGGCAAAAAATTACGTGTCGCGGACTGATGAGCGTGCCCGCCATATGGTGGCTGCTCGACGGCAGAATGCCGCCGGCAAGGCGCAGCGTCGGATGCATGTTCCACGGCGAACAGCACGTTAAATCGATGTCGTACGCCCAGCAATTTGGATTGCGTACAAAATTAGCGGTCGCGTTTAAATCGGTTTCGCCGCCGGCGCGGTTGACGTTGTTTTCATAAAAGTTGAGAAACAGGTCTAAGCCATAAAGACCGTTCGCCTGCACGCCGTCGAAATAGCGCGATTTAAAATTTTTGCCGACCAGCAAATTTTTAATGTAGTCGGATGTGACGCTGTTTCCGCATGCCATCGCGTCACCCCGTAGTTGTGTCGCATCCAGAGCTGCTCAGGCGACTGCCGAGCACAACTAGACTCATCTGAGTTACTTCGGAACCAAGCCGTGTCACGAAGTTTTGCAGCGTAGTAATACCGTCGCCGAAGCGATCGATTTGCGACAACACCGCGTTTAGCTCTGAGCAGCCGCAGCACGGTTGCGCGCAGATGTCGCTGATTTTAATACCACCCGCGATCGTTTCTATTTCAATGCAGTCATTTGGCGCAATCTCGAAGTTGCCGTTTATGCCCGTCTGTCCGTTTATGCTGGTAATGCAGTCAGCCGTGTCCGGAATCTGGCAGAGACAGTTTTGATTGAGGTTTTCACCCGAGATCGCCTGAAACACGATTTGAGTTTCTGCGCCGGAAGTTATTACGTTTAGCCGTACGTTAGGCCCAGCCACAAGCGTTACGTCGCCGTAAATAGGCGCGCTTGTTTCGGTATTGTTGATAACCTGCAGGCGTGACACAGCGCGCAGCATCGGGCGGATTGCGCCCGGCTCTAGTTCAGCAGACGCGCTGGTAAACGTGTACAGCCCCGACGGCAGCAGATCGATCTCGTCGAGGTTGCCAATTACGATGTAGCCCACTGAATCGTAAAAGTTATCAATACCGATCAGTGCGTACGCCCGGTTAGCGATGAACGAGCTACGCGCAATGTTTGTGGCGGCTACGTCTACAGTGTTTGTGCCGTCAGAGTAGCCGACAACGATGTTAAACCCGGTCGGCGAGATCAACAGCGACTTGATGAAGAAACCAGCCGGCGTAAAAGTCGTACCAGAGTGGATTGGCAGGTAGAGCTCTACGATGAAACTGTCGGGGATCGTGATTACGCTACTGGTGTCTACTTTGGAAGCGCGCTCAGTCAGTGGGTAAGCCCGCTGCGAGTTATGATTTAGCCACTGTAGATTCCAATTTCCAATAGGCATGGCTTAGCTGCCTGCGTCAATGATGATGCCTGATACGCGTAAAATGCCGACTTCTGGATACGTGTCTGATACGCTGTAAGCGCGTTGAATTGTTACAAGTACCGTGTCGCCGGGAGCAACAGTAAATAAACCGCTATCGCGCTGAACGACTTGATCGCGCAGCACTAAAATACTCTGCCCGTTGCTCGGGAACGCAAGCGCAGTGTCGCTTGCGGGCAGCGGGGTTGCGCCCGTTCCGGGAACGTTTATTTTGCGGTACGTAAGAGTAAGCGCGGGTAGTGCTGTTGTGTTGCCCGTCAATGCGCCGCCGCGACCAAACAGCTGCACACGTATTTTCATCTGTAGCGACGCCGGCGCGCTTAAGCTTACGTACGGGATGTTGAACCGCAGCCGCAGCGACGACTCTTGGGCGCCCGGAAGACCAAGATAAGGAATATCTTTGTACAACCGCTCGACGGCGTCGTTTAAGCGCACAATCTGCGGAGCCACTTCGCGTTCAGCGAACTGGTTGTTGAAATTTATCCGGACTAAACCCTGATGCGCTAATACATTTTCACCGGCCGAGAAATCGAACGCTGTTTTTTCTGCATTTGTAAGCGGCCGCGTACGCGTGCTGGTCAGGCTAAGCTGGGTCAGGTTGTGGGCGACGACACCCTCAGCAACCCATATTTTTTGCAGCTTATTTTTTTCGATTACGTCACCAAGAACTTTGCCGTTTGCGTCTACGCCAAGCGGCGCGCAATCGACGACCTGCAGATTCAGGTCTAGTTCGAGGTCGCCAGTGTTTCCGGGCTCGCCATCGCAATTTAAAACTTCGATCGGGCTTTCTGGCGCAGGAGCCAGACTTGTTACCACTGTGCGGTCGTTTCCGAGCAGCATGCGAAGGAAAATAACCGTGACACGCATAGCCTCTGAACGCGGGCACTCGGCACGATTGGCGAGCACCTCTGTAATGTTATTTATTCCAGCTCCTGCCACAGCCGGAGAGGCCGGCCACGGTACGTCTGTCTGGCAGTCGCTCATCCACCAAATGCCATTTACGTCGCAGACGGCTAAACCCGCAGGACCGAGCGGTATTTCCGTGCCGCCGACAAGCGACGTTCCTTTGTCCCAAAGCATGGACACTGATTGAATTGGCACGGGCGGCCACACCCGAGAAAGCGCCGGGTGTTTCGAGATGTTGTAACCGAACACTGCGCCAGCCGGAGCTTTGCCGTTAAACACAGTGTGATTTGCCGGCAGCCAACCCGGAAGAGCCGACGACGGCGATACAATGGCTACCTTGTTGTTTGAGACCGCTTGTCCTGTGCCGGCAGGGGCGGCAATAAGATCAAACCTGTAGTGCGTGTGGTCGTTCGTGTAATCGCGCAGCTGCGGCATTACGATTACGCGTAACGCGTCAGAGCAGTTATCCCGCGGGCCCTGCACGTAGCACACGCTTACCGTAACAGGCGGTTGTTGTTTTGTTAACTTTCCCGGCTCACTGGCAGACAGAAAATACCGACCCGGGGCGACTGTTTGTCCGACAGACGCATTCAAATTTTCAAATGTCACCAAACCGCGGAGAACGATGTCTCCCCGGTCAGCTGCTTTTTTGCGCAAACACATGCCGACGCACTCAGCCGACGGCAGTACCACAATAGCTTGTGTTGCTGTATCGACTTCTGTAGCTACGAGAGCACGTTCGTATCGCTGCGCGACGTGATTCCAAAAGACAGGTTGTCCCGGTAATACGTCTGACGCAATCGTCGCATCAACGTCAAATAGCGCACGGCCGGCGTCTGAAGCGTCGAGCCTGTCCTTGAGGTAATCGGTGCGGTCCTCTAGCGTCCGGTCGGGGCGGTTAACTACCCCGGCATCGACGGGCTCTCCCGGCGTAACGTGTCGAATGTTGTGAAGCCAATTTCCGGACATCCTTGTCCTCCGACATGTTTACTTGAAAGAGATATCCCATGTTATGCCAATCTGAGACGAAGCTGTTTTGGCAACTTGATTGCCTGACGCTAGAACCGTCCGAGCAAACACGGCGTCTTTTGTGCGGTCGCTGAACACCGGCGCAGCGACGAGCGCTACGGCGTAAACCTTGCTGTTGTGTGCCGGCGAGAATGCTTTTCCGTGAACACCTGTGCTTCCGGCTGTCTGCGCAAAAAACGTTAATTTGTTGAACTGCTGCTCTAGCGGCAAATCGTCGAGGTTTGCTTCGGTGCCGCTTGCGACGCTGCTGGTCGGCTCGATGATTAACGGGATACGTAAAAAGTCGCGGTTGCCGGACAGGCTGTTGTAGTAACCAATGCTGTCGGAGCGCGGAAAGCTGGAAGAAACAGACACAGCCGTCCCCGCAAGCGCAGCTGCCGAAGATTGATTCTCAAACTCAATGTACATCGCCGAGATGTGGTAACTGTCCCTGTTCGGCTGAAACCGGTAACCAAGCTGCCTCGATGCGATAAAACCCCACGAATACTGAATCTGGTTAGGCTGATCGCCGACGAGAGATTTCTCGCCGCCGACCGGGCAATCCCAAATCGTTACGTGGCCGTTTACGAAAGACGCCGGAATTACGCTATTTTCGTCCATTGTTCGCCTATTGGCAGGTGCCGGATAAAAGTCGGGCAAAAGCGCCTTCATCGATTACGTACGTATCGTCAATATTGTCGCTGGCTGGTTCGGCGCCCGTGAACGTAGCCGGCACGTCGTCGAGCATTTTGTCGCCGTCAATTTCCTCTGTTTTTCCTGACAGCTCAAACACAACAATCATGGCCGTCTGCGGCGGAATTAAGCGCCGCAGGTGCCGGATATTATGTAAATTGAGCGCGTCTACGCCAAGCGCAGCCACCACTATTCTAACAACAAAAACGTTGTTTCTGAGCACGTTTTCAATTAGAAACCGCATAGGGTTAATATTCTGCGGTAAATCGTCTATTGTGGGCTCGTCGGTGGCCTGCTCGCGGCGGTCTAGAATGTGCGCGAGCGTCCCGGTCCGCTTGTTTTTCACAACGCACGGGTCGGCTGCGGCTTCCGCCAACGCTATTCCGCGCGCGTGCAGCATGTCAAAGAACTGCGTCGCGTCAGCCGGGAAACCGCCTAATTTAAACTTTACGTACGTGTAGCCGGTTGGGTGCTCCGTCGTTATCTCTAGCGGAATAACTTTGTTCTCAAAAACAAGGTCACCCAAAAAGCACGACGGTAAAAACCCGTTGTCCACGGCGAGAGCCAGCAGCTCTTTGCGGGGATTGGCGATCGTGGTTATGACTATCCCGCTGTCGTTTTCGGTGACGATCGGCTCGAATATCTGAGTGGCCAACTCGTCGCTTTTTGTGGCGGGTAAGATGTTTTCGTCACCCGGCATTTTGTAAGAGTGAAGATTGAAAAACTCCAGCACCTCGAAACAGCGGACAAGCTGCGACCCCGCGGCAAGAACGGCGCCAACGCTGACGAGCGGTTCGGCGGGTTCTTGAAACCGATACACGGCCGAATCTGAGGCAATAACCAACCCACGGCTGTCGTAAAAAACAGCTTCGATGGTTTCTTTATTTTCCGCCGTCAGCGGTATGCCGCACAGAGCCGAAAACGCCAAGTCGATGTCTTTAGCCGTTGCGCCGCCATTCACGAGCCCGTTGGTAATGGCGTTCATCAGTAGCTTTGAGTTTTCACTGCTACTCAGTTGTAAACCAAGCGCATAAGCAAATTGCGTAAACACGTACTGGTAGTCAAAGTCGCCGCAAAACCCCCACAGCGTGATTTCTTCATCGTCCGCAGCTTCTTGCACTGGCGCCCGCAGAAAGCTTTCATTGTTGAACGGGTCTGCCGTAAACCGTATAGCTCCGGCAACTGGGTCAACAATAAAGTCTACTCCGCCAAGCAGCACTGAGGTGGGAAACACAATTTTGTTGAAAATCTGCTGCACATTTTTTAGAGTTGGCGGCACTGGAAAAGAAAACAACGCGCTTTCAGGTGGCACATCAAATTGCAGCTTGCCATTAAAATAAATGTCGGGTTGATCGAACGCGGCGGCGTTGATTTGATTGCTGTTTAGTTCACTCTTGCGAATGACGATTGGTACCAGCAACTCTTCGTGAAAAATTGGGACTTCGTAGCGGCTCGTGGCCGCAACGACTTCTAGCAGATTACGATGCGCCTGCGCTGAACCAAGGCCGAGCGCTGTCACGTAAGACAGCAACTGGTCCGATCCGGTGTAGGTCTTTGCCCAGAAGGTGCCGAGTACAGTTAACAAATTACGGGCCCGGTCAAAATCTGAACCGGGGTAGACGTATTCTGGTTTTGCCATAGTTGCACTTAGTCGGTAAAGCCGGCGGTGGCTGTTGTTATGGCGATATCCGCTACGCCGACGAGAAACGCGGTAGTTCTCCCGGTGACCAAGCGTTGCGGGTCGTTAGGTATTGTGAGCAGCGTATTGTCTCGCAGGTAAGCAATCGTGCCGTCAGGGCGGTGAATTTTTCCAAACATATCAATCTCGCGAATCGCTTGTCGGCCGCTGAGATACTTGTGCGCGGCGCCGCTAATAATCGACGAATGCAGTTGTCCGCCAAAACCAATATTGCCGATAGCTTTTACAATAGCTAGTTTGATTTCAGCGATTGTCGAATCTAAGACGGGCTCGCTGGCTTCCGTTTGAATCGTAAACGATATTCTGGTGAAACACGGTACAGCCGCTTTTACCAGAATGTCTGTGCCCCGCGCCCGCGTGTCACGAGACGTTAAAAAGTCATGAATCTCGGCGACAAGCGGCATGCTGCGTGTAGTGACTGCGTACTGCGCCGTCGTCACGTTCGGGATAAGGTTATTCTCCGTGGTTGGCAGCACGGTTTCGTCTTCAAACTGAATGATCGCGTACTGATAGCGCGTGTATGCGCTCTCATGTAAGTACTTGATGTCAGGAACGTATGCGATGTCTGTTAAATTAGCGCCGCGGTCTTCCATTAAGATTTTGTGCGCTTCATCGTCCTTGCTGGGAGTCGTAACGCGAACAATGTCGTAAAAACCGGGTGTGATCTCGCGGTCAAGGTTGACTTGCCACACGCTGCCTACGTCGCCGGGGCCTATGTACTTCGCCGGCAGAAAGTTTGTTACCTCTTGCCCTGTAAAATTTGTCTGCACGTATACGTCTACTTTGCCGCCGCCAGAAATAGGAAACAGGCCGTGCTGGTCTCTTTGCTGTTCTGGGTCGCCGCACCCAAGCACAGAGCAGTGCAGCATATTTTCAAACTTGCTTTGCGCCCGTATTAAAGCCTCGTAGCTCTTGCGCCCGCCGATTGTCTTAGCGGCCAAACCAGTGGCTAGCTTTTGTAAGTATTCTTCGTTGGTGCTCGCGTCACGGCCGGCAATAAAGTCGCTCGCAGCAAAAAGTTCTAATACGTTGTTCTGAGCGAAATTTGGAATCAGTTTCGTGCCGCGGGGTATGTTACCGCTGGCGCCTACCTCCACGGCCTGCACTGTAATGTTCGCCGCGTACGTGCCGTCACCAACAACAACGAGCTTTTTGTCGTTGTCGTCCCGCGGTTGCGCAGTTGGCGGTATAAGCACAAAGTCGTTCGTAGTCACAAATTCAATATCGTCGGCAGAGAGTATTACCCCGGCCGCAATGTTTGTCAGCACCGGCAGATTAACCACAACTGTCACAAGCCCGGTTGCTTCTGTGCCACTGTCTCGCACAACGTTGTAGTTCGACAAAACGCGGTCAACGAGTTCTACTTCTGCCAGCGCCGGGTTTTTTATGATCTGCCAAAGACTATTGCTCTGCAGTACGAGATCGATGTTTTCTCGAACGGCTGCGGCCAGCACGCTATTGAAATACAGCACAAGGTCGTGAAACGCTCCGCGGGTGAGCTCGACTTCTGGGTGGCGCTCCTGCATTAGTTGCGTGAACGTCGCAAAAATCGCCTCGACCTTTTCGGGCGCTAACTCGTCTAGTTTCGTGATTTCTAGTGGCATGGTTAAGCCTGCGGAATAATTTCGATTGGGACGACTACCTGTCGCGAAGACCCGGCGCGGCTGTTAATTTTAACACGTAGTTGAAGATACGTCGCGCTGGTTGCCGTCTTCTGGCCAACAGTGTTATCCGGGACAATAGTCGACGAAAGCAGCTCCGCCGAAAGAAAGCGCTCGTCGTCGGGCATATCGGCGTATTCTTCGTTTATCAGGTTTCGGCGTACAACAACGGCTGAAAAAGAAAACTCTGTCTCAACGTTTAGCTTGGTTAAGAATTTGCCGGTTCGCGCCGCCCGCATAAAATTGCAGCCGCGTTTGGGCTTGCCGGGCATAGACCCTACTTCAGTCATAAATTCCAGCAGCCACCGCTGGGCTAGCTTTTGCGGGCCAACGCAAATAGCGCCGTTGTCGGTCTCGTTGAATAGCTCCAAACCGAGACGCGTTTTTTTCTTGGTGTTAACGTTTCGTAACGCCAAGTAGTCGTATTTACGATTTGCATAGTCGCTTAGTGCCATAACGTATTACCCTGTTTTTGCGCCTTCTTCCAGCGCCTTGTCGATAGTCGATTTCAAATGGCCAAAAACGCCTTTTACCGGAATGCTGTGCCCGTCTAATCTTCCGTGCGCAAGTGACGCGCAGCGGACAAAACTGGCGTGGCGTGTTCTGAAAGCCCGCTCCTCGACGGCCATAAAGTCGGCCTGCCACTTCATCGCGAAAAGGTCGCCGGTGGTGCCCGCGGCTTGATCGCTGTTAGTTAGTATGCTGTCAGAGTATATTTGATTGATGTTGTTGCGCTGCCAGTTCGGTTCGTGCAACGAAGGCACGTCTAGCGGGTCAACAACTCCGTCGGGAGTCCACCACTCGCGATAACCGCCGTGGTCACGAAAATGTGTTTTCGCTTTGTCGGCTTTTTTTTCTAGGTCGCTGACGCGCTTTATAAACTGCCCGTCAACCACGCCCTTTTTTGTCCCGTGACCCATACTGCACCTTTAAAAGTTGTGATCGTATCGTTTGTCGAGCATCACTTGAATTTTTGCCGCCCGCTGACTGACCGCCCCGGGAGTAATGTTCAAGCGTTTAGCGATATCTTGCGTAGACGCCCGACGTCGGCCGTTGCGACCCAATGTCATGTCCATGATTAGCTTGTCGGTCGGGCTTAGGTCGTCGTACACAAAACCTAACCAAGCATCTGCTGACGAGGTCGCGCCCGGTAAGGTGCTGGCTACTTCTGCGGGTGAATTCTCGCTATCGGCTACTGCGGCTGTCATGCCCTCTGAAAGCGGCTGATGGAAACCCCTAATTTTACGAATGCGTTTAACAGACAAGCCCGTGTAATCTGCGACCTCGTCGTCAGACGGGTCCCGATTAAACTTGTCGCGTAACTCGTTTTCCGCAGAATCAAGCTTTTGGAAATCAAGTCCAACTTGCTCTGGGATACTGATAATGTTTTGTTCTTTTGCGTTTAGCCGACGAAGACCCTGCATTTGCGACAGCAAGTGTGTGCGTACGTTGCCGCGTTGCGGATCGTAGGTTTTTAGCGCGTTCAGCGCCATCAGGCGCGCCTTCGAGCGCATGGTTGGGCTCGTTGTGCGCCCGACATAACTCGACAACGCAGTGTCGATTGTAGGTTGCACGGAGGTAAGTATTTGATCATTGCTTTCTGGCGTAGGATTAGCCAACCACGAACTAAACTGCGTGTTGAAATCGTTTTCAGCCGCTTCGTTTTTTGAAAAAGGCGGCGCAACATCGCCAAGTATAGACCCAGACGGTTTGTAGTTTTGGTTTGCGCTCATCGCAAGATATTATCTCCGGTCGCTTCTTTTGTTAGTGGGCCGCCATACCACGGTGTTTGGTACAGCGGCGGTTTTTCGTTAGTTAGCTGCGCGTCATTGTTCTCTGCCTCGCTGCGTAAGTTGGTTAGCACGAGCGAAGTTCCGGCAGAATGTTGTTCCGCGTTTATTACAAAAGACACCTTTGTGACGCTTGCGTACATGTGATTCGGCTCGCCGCCGTTTGACAAAGGATTTACTGGCGGTGGCGGCGGGGGCACCTCTATGGCAACCATGCTGCCGGGCGCGATATCAAATCGTAACTTGCCCGACAATTCGCCGTATCGCTGGTTTAGAATTTCTGTTTTATACCAATGCTCGCAATAACGTGAAGCGACGCCTTTTTCACGTTCAATTGTAAGCGGCGGACGGATTGTCACACTGCCGGTTGGCGTTGACGACCCCTGACCGGGCGAATGTGTATCAACTTCTGGGTACAAGGCTTCGTGCGCATAACCGCCAACCGACGTGCAATTGTGTAGCCATGTCGGCAGCTCACGAACCATTATCACGCCCTTACGGCTAGTCGGGATTGTGGGATATTTTGCTACTGGCGGGCACTGGGATATCGACGGCGCCGCGGCTTCTCGCCCGCCGCCGAGATTGGAGTTACTGACAAATGGATAAAACACGCTGATTGACTCAAGTAGCTGCCGCTGACTTGAATTAAAATTTGCGTAATTGTAATCGTTTAGTCTGATCGTGCGCCAAGCTGTGCCGTCAGCTGAAATGCGCAATCCGCCAAAAAACGGTATGACTGTTGCAAATGTTGTTCCGGGTGATATCGCAAACAAGAAGCTCGCCGCCAGTTCGCCGACCAGTTTGCTCCAAATAGTGTTATACGCTAACCCATTTGTCAGCATTTTTGAGATGCCAGTTTGCGCATTTACACTGAGCAGCGGCCCGTCGACGTTGGGCAGGTCCATTGAAAGCGGAAGCGCTGTCGGCGCGCCGTCTGGTATTTTATTTAAACCGTCCTCCACAATTTTATTGTTGTTATCACTACCGAGGCACGTTCCTTGCGTTATGGGGTTCTTTCGGTTGGAGAGGCCCAGCAGCACTGGTTTTAAAACGCTGCCCCATAAGTCGTTCTCCATGTTTGGTTTGGTTATCAAATTCAGATACGGGTCCGCAAAAGGAACAGGCGCCCCCAAGTTTGAACCGGGCATACTCGCGAGCGAGCCATACAGTGCTGTTTGCGCCATATCAGCCGGTGTGCCCGGATACCAGTTGCCGTTTAGGATAGAGCCGCAGTTCAAGTCATCAAGCCAGTGCACGAAATGCAGAATGTAATTTGCGTTTGTGTCTGAACGTTGAATTCCTATACCGACATAGTAACCTTCAAAAACTCGGTGCGTGCCCGAGGGTGATTTCCAAGTTCTTCCAAACGGTGTCTCGATTGTGACGTCGATGGTCGCCTTCATGCGCGGCAGTAACGTGTTGAGCGCGCCGTGGATTTTTGAGGGCTGCATCGTGCGCATATTTATGCCGCAAGCAATTACAGCCGTAGCCGTTGGAATGTCGTTTAATCCATAGGTAGCCGAAACCGCGACAACCTCGTCTTCAAAGACGGTGCCTTCAATATCTACTTTAACTTTAAACTTGGAGTATACGAAGTTGTCGGCTGACATTATTTCCTCGACAGTTCATTTAAGCGATAAATCAGCGCTAAAACGATTCCGCTTAGTTTATAGGCCGGCAGTGGATGTGTCTCCCACAGATTCAAAAACGTCGCGTACGGTTCTGCTGGTTTGACGCCAAATAACTCCAAGTAAAGCGGCTCGCCCAAAAACTCTAAGTTGGGGAGTGTGGTTATAAGCGCTGAAGTCGGATTCGTTAAAACATTGACACGCCACGCTGCGGTAACCGTATCTATTAAGTCATCAGCCGAGAGCATGGACAAGATGTTCATGCCGGCGGGACGCTCTAAAAGAAGTTCGCCGTTGGTGGCTGCCGAGTAATTCTCTACTACAAAAATATCGCCGATCTCGGTAATTAGCCGCTCGTACACGGTCGCCGAGTCTACGCGGGCGTTTAGCTGCGTGTTCGGAAGCGTTAAAACCGGCGTAATACCAGACACGTCCTTCGACGATAGCTCGCTCGTATCCGGCTTTGCGACGAGTATTGTTTTTTCATTCGGCGACCCGACAGCTTTTTTCCCGAATACTGCTGTGTATGTGTACTCGCTCCTGCCAATCGCGTCGCTGGCAAACGCAGTACCGGCAATGCTCAGCCGGGCGGGGGCGCCGACGATTTGCTCGACAAATACTTTTTTAGCCGGACCGTAGAAATCAGTAGCTGTTTTTCGCCAATACGTAATTCGCGGATCGAGCGCGCGTAAGAACGTATCGAGCTCGGTCTGGTGGATGTAACTTAGCAGCTCATACGCGCGAAAATTCAAAAAGTAATTGTCAGGTCTGCTGCCGAACAAAATCTTGTGGACAGTGTCTAGCGCGGTTGGAAGTTTTTGCGGCTTAAACCCCGGCGGTATGTATTCGTAGCCTACGTCATCTACACCCACAGAATCTGGATGCTGATTAAGCAGCAATGTTCTCGCGTGATTAATCATCTCAGTTCTCCGGGAGTATTTCAAAGCGCATCGACCAGTGACCCATAGCGCCGGTTTCGCTCTCGTTCGTGACGTCTAACTTCATGCCTGTCAAAAACCCTAAAAACGTTCCGGTAGACTCGCTGTCGCGCAACACTATTGTCAAAATGCTTGTTGCCCGGCTAATTCGGTTCGATTTGTACCACTCATAGGCTTTTACCAACCCGCCTTTGCCGCCAGAGCACGGTTTGGCGAAACCAACGCCGCCTATTTGCAACGTGCCGATTCGGTCGCCGAACGAGTAGGCGTAAATAAAATCATTAAGCGTATGCAGAAACTGATAGTTGCCGCTCAGCTCTAGCGACATGTTTGTCACAATAGCGCTGTCGACTAAGTCCCCGCTTCCCCCGGATACAGAGATGAAAAAATTGTCTGTCTCGCTGCAGCCCTCGCGGACCACGCCGACAACACCGGAGCAGGGAGTAAATACTGAGGCCATAATTCACCTATGCGTTTTTGGAGCCGCCCGGAGCAGACATCATCGGCGCGGGGTCTTTCACAATAGGCGCGCCGCCGTCTATATGCACGCTGCGGCTGCTTGTTGCGGCCAGCATTGCTTCTTGCAGCCCGTTTAACGACAGCGTACCGGTTAGCCGCACTTCTTGATTGCCGCCAGCAGCGCCGCCGGTTGCAGCCGGTTGTACGGTCAGCTGGCGGACTATTTGTTCAATGCCGCCTAAGCCCGCCGGGCTGCCCTGCAAACCACCACCAATCCGGGCGACATCTTCTGTGGCGCGTCCGCTGGTTGGTGTTGATTCTCGCCCGGAGCCTATTCTTGACGAGGACCGTATTTCTTCCGCAAGTGCCACACTGGGACCATCGAGCATTGGACGTGTATATTCAGTTGTCGAAGCGACATTGGCGCGGCCCGCCGCTCGGGCGGCCGGGTCGACCCCGTCGCTCACCGCCGGACGTGTATATGCAATTGTCGGATCGGCCCCGTCGCGGCCGGCACTTATGCTTGCGGCGCGTGAGTGTGAAACGCCCTCCGCAAATCGAGTTGCGTCTTCTTTACTGGGTTGTTCGTACGCGACGCCGGTCGCAGCCTTCACGCCTTCTTTTTCATAAACAGCTTTTACTGCTGCAGCGGCCGTTCTCGTCGCGTCCACCCCTGCCGGTTTTGGCTTTTCTGCTATTTGGTCTGGTTTCGGTTTGTCCGCAGAAGACGTGTCTGTCGGCTTGCTGGCTTTGCTAGATTTGCTGTCTGGCGTGTCAATTTTTCGCGCGCTTATTTCGCCCGTTATGAAAGCACGCGCTTCTTCTTCAGAGATTTTCGACGCCGCCGACATTTTCTTTACGGCGTCATTTACTTCGGCAGACGACATCGATTTTTTGTCGCCTACAGCTGCGCCAACAATCTCTTTTGCCTGCTGACTGTGTTTTTGCTGCTTGTCTTTGGAGTACTCCAAGTTATCGCCAACAAAGTAACCTAGTCCGAGACCGCTAGAGTTTTTTGCGCGTTCTTCTTGAATACCCTGCATCATTTCGGTAGCGCTTTCGCGGCTGATGCCGAGTTCGTCGGATAAACGCATAGCGGCATCTTTCACCTCAGCGTCAGAAAACGCGGAGCTGTTACCGGTAGAGTCCACGCGCGAATAATGCTCGTTGACCATGGCGTTGGCGCGGTCACGAATAGCCATTGACGCCACTGCCGCCTCTTCGCGAGAACCGCCTAAAGAAATTTCTTTGCCGTTGTCGTCGACGAAGCGCACGCCGTGGAGCACAACAGTTTGAGCGTCGATGCTCGTCTGGTCTACAACGCCTTCGTCTGTTTGCTTCATCATCCCCGACTGCTTGTCTGTCAGGCCGAGAGACGCAGGATCGATGTTACGCGCTTCTTGCTGTGCATTTAAAACTGAACGCAAGTCTTCCGTGTCTTCTTTGTTTAATTGCCAGCCAGAAATATCTTCGTCGATTTTTTCGTTTAACTTACGTTTACCTTCTTCAGAGCTGTCGAGCACGAGGTCTTGATACTCACGAATTTCTTCGTCGGTCATTTTTACGTCGAACTCGCGCAGCGCAGAACTGACGCCTTCTTTTGTTTTCTCCGCGTCTTTGCCGTAAAAATAAGACGCTTCGATACGCTGCAGCCGTTCGGCTCGCGCTTCTTGTCCTTCTCGCGCCTGACCCTTTGCCCCGCGGGCCTCTTTAATGAGCTGCGCCTCCGAGATGGCGTTCTGGTCGTGGCGAACTTCTCGGTCAACGGATTCCATAAATTCGTCGTTTAGACGAAGTTCTTGCAGTTTCTCTTCTGTACTCATACCCTCGCCGGCGCCACCTACGAGCTGCTTATAATCGCGAGCTACGGCGTCCTCGTCGATCGCGCCTTCTTTGTCGTATCGCTTCGTAATCGTTTTGTTTCGCGCGGTGTCGAGCTCTTTTCCAGAAATTACTCTAGTCTTCGCTTTTTTAAGGTTGCCGGTCGGATCGGCAAGCTTCATCAGCTCATCGTAATTCTTGTTTTCGGCGAGCGTGTCGATATACGAGTCCGTGACGAACACGTCTTTCATACGGTCGCCAAGGGCCTCAAATCCCGGTTCCATTTTCGACATATACTTCTGCGCCACTTCGCTGTTTTTGATCTGTGGCGCTGCGGCATCCATAAAACCGCTGAGAGTAAATTTTTCGCCGCTTTCGCCGATCTCGCGGAAGTAGTCTGACAGTCGTTGCAGCGGGCCGGACTCATGCCCCATGGCGGCATTTTTTTTCTGCTCAGCTCTCGCGCCGGCGCGGGCACTTTCTTGCGCAAACTCGTGTGCCGCGCCTCGGCCATACTTCTGCGTGTATGTCACGAGATTCAGATCAGCGCCCGGGATTGCCGCGAGCGCCATGCCAGCCGTGGAGGCGTATTGGTCGATGAGCGCGGGGTCGTTTTTAAATCGCCCCGCAAACTCTTTAGCTTGCGCTTCAGCTTCTGCGTCTGCCACGCCAGAATCTTTAAGCTTTTGCGCAACCTCGACTTCCAGTTGTGTATCAAAGTATTTTTTACGCTCTGCCGGCGACTTGTCTCCGGTGTCAAGCACCATCTGATTAACGACCGCTGACGCAAGATCAAATCGTCTGCTGCGCTCTTGCGGATCAGCGCCCGAAAATAGTTTGTCGTCGCTTTCTAGCTCGGCAGCGGTAACCGACCGCGTCGCATTGTAGGCGTACTGCCGGCCCTCAACGGCTTGCGTTTGATAACCAAAGAGTTTGTTATCCAGCGTTTTTTCTTCGGTAAGCGGATCGTAAAAAGCACTATCAAATCCGCCGCCCTTACCGTTGTTTGAGTTTACAAAAATTTCTCGCGCCGCCCCGGGACCATAGCGACCAATCATCTCGACTAAGTTCTTTTGCTCGCCCGTATTTGGGTCGGTATACACGCCTTCGCTATTTGGGTCGCGATACGCTTCGACAGCAGCTTCTAATTCTGTGCCCGCGTATTTTTGCGGGTCGGCGTCATAAAGTCGCGCAAGCGTTGCCGCGGCCTTGGCGTTATTCGACGCGGCGCCCGCCTGCACCGAACGACCGACAGACTCCATGGCCTGTTCTTTATTCATTGCGCCAAATCGGCCGGTGGAGAACGCGCCGCTCTCCTGCATGACTTTAATTGCCGCCAGCGTGGCGTTTGTACCCTGCACTGCGCTAGCGTCATTAAGGCCAAACATGCGCCCCTGCATCGTTACGTTTGTAGACAGCTGCGCCAACTGATTCATACCTACGCCAGTTTCTTTGGCGAGCGACTGCATTTTGCGTAATTCCGCCTCTACGCGGCCGGGCTCGAACTGCCCAGCCGTGCCGTTGGTTAACGCGTCTAGCATTTTGAGCAACGCTGGTACAGGCGCATTTGGATTACCGTTGTCGCCGAACAGGTCTCGGATGGCGCCAAGCGCTCCTGAATACTTCTCCAGCGTTCCCGCAGCGCGGCTAGCGTCAGCGTCAACCGTAAGTAAATCCATACCGCCTTGTTTTTCAAGGTCTTCGATCGACATCGCGTCTGCGTCACCGCGCGCGTATTTAGTCGCTTCTTTTTCCGTCTTCCGCAGTTCTTTAACGGCTTCTGGTGTTTTTGTATCTATCAGGCGATCTTGCTGCTCTGAGGACAAGCTCTTGAACGCCGGGTCTGTTTTTTCAAAGTCGGCGCGGACCATTTTTCGCGCTAGTCGCTCAACGGTCTCGTCATCGCGTTGCGTTTCTCCAACTGTGCGCATCCGGTCGTCAGCCGACATGTGCCCAACCGCTTCAGGCATTAGGCCGCGTTCGAACAGCTCCTGCTGCATCTGCCCGACCTGCCCAGCCATAAAACCGTGCATGCGATTGACCGGCGCTTGTTCAGCCGCTTTGCGCAGCTGCCCGATTGTTGCTTCACCCCTGTCAAGTACGCCGGCTTCGTCAACAGCCCGGTCAAATTTGGACAGTTCTTTAGCGCGCTCTTCGGTTGTGACTGCCGTGCCGTTTTTGACGTATTTTTTATACATGCGCGAGACTTCGGCGTCCGCGTTGTCCATGTCGACCATGCGGGTGACGACTTCTTCGTCATTAATAATGTCTGCCTCTGGTTTGCCGGCAGCGTCTTTAAGCTTTTGCCGCGCCTCGTCGATTCGGTTGTTGCGCATTGGGTTAATGCCACGCTTTTTTCGCGCATCGGCCTCAATGCTGTCGAGGTTCCCTTCTTGCTCGTATAAGTGCGAGTACACGCCCTCTGTAAAAGATGTCAATGAGTCGGCTGTCATCCGCTGACCACCCATGGGGTCAGACCGGAAAAACCCAGTCTTGGCGATTGCCGAATTCAGTGACGTGATGTCGCCTTTGCTCCCGTACATCGCCGCTTCAAGCGTCTCTGGGCCCATGACAGAGCTGGCAATGGCTTTGACAATCGGGTGCGTTAAAACGCCCGCGGCCGTGTCGGCTTGCTCGCGGTTTAACTGCGTAATCGGGTCGTCGGTGAAAGCGCTCCGCATACCCAGCAGACCTTGCGCAACCGGGCCACGAGCACCGCCGGCCACCGACAAAGAAGACGTTAACATTTCGCGCTGATAGTTTCTCATGGCGTGACTGTCCATGAGATTCTGCGTTGGCATTAATTGCGGGATAAAGTTTTCCGGGCCAGCGGCGGCCTCCAAAAGCGGGCCGGCGAACATAGCCACCAGTGAGCCCATATCTGAATTTCCAAGCCCGAATTGCGCCGGGGCATACGGCGTCGGGTACAGAAATGGGTACTGCCCCTGACCCGTGCCAGCCATTTGGAGCGCATTGTTAAATTGGTCAGCTGGGTTGTTCATTTTTTGGCGCCACGTGTTGGCGATAATATTTAACAAGATTGTCTGTAGCGCTATCCATTGTACTATTTTTTGTTTCCGTTTCCGGGTCTGGCAGCCACGGGAAAATAATCTGCTCTAAACCACGAAGCGACGTAATAGCCGCCTTTTTCGCGATTTCGAAACCGCCCTCTTTCAGCGACCCGTGGCTGAGATACGCGCACCAGTGTTGGTGGGTGTATTCAACCAGTTTTTGGTCGTCTGCCCGCTCTAGCTCGTGTAAAACGAGCCGGTGCTTGATGCGCCAGAATTTTTCAGAGGGATTGGCCCGGGAGTAATCAATTGCTCCCGTCGTAGCGGCCCGCACCATATAAGCCGCTACGCGATCCCGTTCCAAAAACTTGGGTCTAGTGCCTGCGCTTCTAGCGTCTCCAGCAACCGTTGAAATCGCCTTAAATGCGCCCCAACGAGCCGTCTAGTAACTTCTTGGGCCAGCACATCCTTGTTGATTTTGCTCAGCTGCTGCACCAACGGATTGTTCTCGTCGCTTTCCGGCAGCGGGCTGACTAACGCTACTTCTGGGACACTGGCCACAAGTTTACCGTCAAGCGTAGTCATCTCGTCGAGCGAGCACGCCAGCCGATAATCCATCATCTGCACAAACCACTCAGCCTCGGTCGCGATCTTTTTAGCCTGCTGATCAATGACGAGCTGCCGATAAATCGCTTTGTTCTCTTCGGCGAGCATGCTGCGAAATGTTACACGGACCTTTCCGCCAAATAACTCGTAGGTGCGCCTAAATCGCTGGCCGCCAAGAAGCGCAATCAAAAACTCTTCTTTGTCGGCATCGGTTGGCGTGATTTCAAACTTTTGCTTCATGTCCCAGCCACACCGGGGGCAGAAAGGCGGCCCGTTTACTGGCGTAGGGCTAGGGGCGGGCGGGGCTGGCGCCACAGCAACCTTTTCTTCTACTGGCGCTGCAGCCGTAGCCGTTGTTTCGGTTTTCTCTGTTGCGGCTTCAGTCGTGTCGCGGTCGTCGATAATTTGCGGATTATCCGCAAGCACTTTTTTAAACGATTCGGCTAAAGACGGCGGCATTTTATCGAACAGTTTTGCCTGTTGTTGGTCTTTCTGTTCTTTTTGGTCTAACTCTTTTTTCGCGACCTTGGCTTCGGCGAGCATGTCCTTAATTTGTTTAGTCTGCTCTTCGTTCAACATGGTAGCGTCTACGAGCACGTTGAAATTTTTCGACGGCGGCAACGTCTCGCGAAAAGACATAAGTAGCGAGCCCAGATCAGCCGGAATCGGTTCTTTGTCTTTCCAGCCAAACTGTTCTAGCGTCTTTTTTGTAAAATCAGATAACGCGCTGTTGTCTGCTAATTCCATTTTACGTCCTTGGTGTAATGGGATAATTGCCGTCAAGTGTTTTTTTGTTGTTGTTTTTGAATTTGGGTTGCTGGTACTCGCCCGCGAGGCCGGGTGATTCGCCGCGTTCTTTGTCGATGTACCCGCCCTCTATTTGCACAATAGAGAAGTCTTGTTCGACATACGCCGGCTCGTCCTTCAGCCACTTCTTACCGGGGAACGGCCACGTTTCGTCACACGCCTTGTTTTTAACAGGCCGCTCTGTCCACTTAGCGGGTTCTTGGCCTCCGAGCCGCGCCATCTGCTGCCAACGATCTTCATACAGCACGAAGTCGGGTATCTTGTAGTCTTCGTCGCGCCGGAACGAGAACTCAATCTTGTTAATCGTGTCGTCGTTGCCGGCGCGCTTTTCGCCATACCACAGAGCCTCTAGCACCTGCTCGTCAATCTGCATGCCGATGTCCGGCACGTCTTCGGTACTAAGCGTCGCGAACGTTTCGATCGCCTCGTTGACGATTCTTTCGCAACCACTTTCGGCGTCGCAGGGGGCTACGAATATCGCGCCAGATGTGGCCGCTTTCTTTGTGATAATGTGGCCGGCAGCAGCTAAGAAACCCGCGCTACCATTACACATCACGTCGCCGTTTGCGAAGATGCTCCCCGTAGTACCGACCGGGCCGCACAGGAGCGTAATGTCTTCCCTAAAAAGATTAGCGCGGCCAACGAACCCGTTTTGAGACCCAAAAAACTGATATACAGCGCCTGTCTCATTTACATAGCTGTACATGTTTTTCGACTTGGTCACAATGTCGCTGTCGCCCTTTGCGGCATCTAATACGATTTGCCCCGGCTTGATCTCGCCGCCACCTGTGCGCATGTAAATCTGATGCGCCAGACTGACAACATTAGATTCTGGCGCGCGCATCACAATACCGGCAAAGCGAATTTCGTCGCCGCATTGTTCAAAGTCGTATTCGACAGTCTTGCCGCGGCTCTCAAGTAGAATCCCGCCTTCGTGCTGAGACTGTTCATTACCAGCAAAAACCAGCACGTGCTCTTCGGCTTTAATGCGGACATTCTTTTCGGTCGACGAGATGTCCACGCTTTTATTGGCGCGCGTAATAACGTCGTTGCCGCCCCACAGTTGCACGTCTCTTCCGCTCTTGCACCACACGTCACCGGGAGCAGAGATAAACACGCAACCACCGGACATGCGAATTTCGGCGCCATACCCGTCGCCGATAACGACCGTGCCTTCTTCCAGCAGCGAAATAAACGACTCTGTTTCCCAAAATTTTTGTGTGTTGTACCTGTGGTCAATCTTCCAGTTCTTCGGCGACTCTTCTTTTAGGTACATCTTCGCGCCGGCAAGCTGGCCGAAGTCCGGTATTTTTTGGTTGTAGTTCGCGTACCCCTCGCTGCGCAGGTCTTGCTCTTCCCACGTCTTGTAATCTTTCGCGTGCCAATAAAATGGGTGCAGACCGGCATAGTTAAACAAATACCCGTGCAGGTCGAGCACCGCGGCGGCCCGCTGCATGTTCGGGTACTGCTGGTCCGTTGTTTCAAAGTCACCCGTAATTTTGTGGTCTGGGCCGCTGCCGAACTTACTGGCAGCTTTGTAATTCTTGCTGGCCTCATCACCCTGCTCGACGTCTTCGGGCCGTTTGATGCGCTGCGGGATCGGCAACAGAATGCGTTTTGAGATAACTACGCCCTTTGCAGACGTAATAAACAGTCGCCCATCAAGGCCGCTGTTGTGTTCTTGCAGGCCGTATACCGGTTTTTCTTGATGGTCTTTTTGCTTATCAGGCCCGGACGAGCAATTAATTGGCGGGACGTTCTTAGCCTCTATTTGCGAATCGTAGGGCGTGTCCCCCGGAGAACCCGGCTCGCCTTTGTATGTCCAGCGCTGTAAACCGGGCGGCGGGGCATGAGTAACGTATCGGCCACCCTGACCCAAATAACCGTAAAATGTTTGCGTGCGGTGATACGGCTGCGCAAACTCGTGAATGTTTTCCCACCGCGAGTAATACGGCTTACCGCTAAAGCAGTTATAGGTTTTCGGTTCGTATTCTTGAATTACCGGGATGCCGGGTTCAAGATTGCCTACACCCTCCCACGGATACGGCGTGTAACCTTGCGTGTCGTTGCACTCCGCCTGATCCATGTAGGCGTCGCGCTCTGAGCCGGCAGTCCACAGTTGCAAGTTGTAGCCAGACAGGCGCAATAGCTGATCGTGATAAAATGCGTATAGACCGCAGAACTCGTTAATTCCCACGCGCACCATGAAATCATCTAATGTGATTCCAGCGCCCGTGGTTGTTATCGCGCCCCACTCGCTGGCCAACGTGGCATCCACAGGGCGCCAATTGCTGTAGTCAGACATGTAGCCGGCGTGTTCCATTTTAAGGTAACGCTTGTGGCAGTCGTCTACGCGCGTTCTCGATGCCGCTGAGATGTAGTCGTGATAGGCCACACGGCCGACGTCAATGTACGGCGGCACGGCACCGAGAATAACGCCTTTCTGGTCTCGGTTGTGCACCATGACCACTACGTGCGTACCCGGAGAATACGTACTGATAGACGTAGCGCCAAAAGGCGACTGGCTGTTGTGACTAGCTGCCGAAGCAATAATCGGACAGTCAGCTTCACCGCCCAAATTAACGCGATAGCAGTTTGCGATCGCGGTGCCGTCGGCGATCGTGCCTACGTGTAATCGTGGCGTGTCGATCGAGCTGTTATGAAAAGCCGGAGCTGTACTGTTGGGGTCAGCAGCGGGAGATAACTGCGCGCCGTAAGCGCTCGTCGAGTTTCGGCTACCGTACTGCGTGTCATTTTGCAGGCGGCGTGTTCCGATAGTGGGGTCTTGATAATATTGAGACCCCGAGCTGTACGGGGACGCTGACGGCCCCGGCCGGTTACCTTCGCTCATTTTACCACCTTGCGGTGAGGTTACGGGCCGAAGCCCCGGGCAGTTACGCCCAATACCATAAACCCCGGCTGCGTTTTGCGCAACCGGGGTTTACTCGTTTAAGTTTAATCAACCGTTTGAATCAACCGTAGTCGATGTCGATAAAGATCAGATTGATCGACTCCGTGATGACAACGTCCTGAGCTGTTACGGTAGCGCCGAGGGCCGTCGCAAGCGCCTTCTTAAGGGTGTAAGTGACCGCACCGCCGGTGCAACCAAAGCCCTGTAGTTGGCAATCTTGCGGCAAGCATAGGTCGCCAAGCGCTTTTACGATACCAGTAAAACCTGCGGCACCGGCAACGACGCGTTGCAGCGTACCCTGCCCTTGGCGCCGATTACCGACGTAATAGGTCTTGTTTGTACCGATTTCATACAACAGATTCACGTTACGAGTTAACGTAAATTGAAACTGTTGCGCCACGGCAGCGTCCTGCCCCGCAATCTTTAACGTAATATTCTCGACTTTTACGCCGCCATTGTGCGTCTGTTCGACGCCGAAAGGGATAGCCATTTTTTACCTCGTTGCAGTAAGTTAGACCACTAAGTGCAGTTCGATGTTGTTGAGCGGAGCCGGAACAACCAGATCAAGAACAATCTCGATCCGATCCTTCAGCAGCGGATGAATCTGCAGCTTGCGGATCGAGCCGTTGATTAACTGCGAGCCGAGTTCTGCAGTGTTGCCGTTAGACTTCAAGAAATCGATGACGCGCGTTACTTCGAACTCTAGCACCTTAACCATTCCGGGCTGCGCGTTCGTGCGGCCGATGTACGGACGCAGACGACGGTAGAACAGGTACGACATCGAGTCGACGTTGCGGCGGATCATCTCTTCCCGACGATTCAGGTCGAGGTTGTCCGTCGTCAGCGCGTGCCGCGTGTGCGGCGTGCCGTCACGGTCTTCCGTCACAATCCAGACGCCAGCTTCAGCCATACGGTTAAGTTGCGTTTCATTGAAGTACTTGTAGGACCGCGTGAAGTCGTCGAAACCGGCTACCTCTACGTTGGTAAGCGGCTGGTGCGGGACCACGCCCGACGTCAGACCGGCCAGCGCAGCGGCTAAGTAATAGCCGGGCTGTGTTGTGCCGGCCTCGCCGACCTGATCCGGCCACACGGCGCAAACCCGACGGTTCGACAGCGAACCAGCCTGTTCGGCAATGTGGTCGGCAACTTCGTTGCGGTTCCGGTTGTGCCAGATTTCAAACTGCTGCGGCGTTGTTACAGCGACGTCACCGCCGGTGTACAGGAGCAGCGAGTTTTCCGACAGAACCTTGTCTACAACGTACTCTTCGTACTGCACGTCGCCGAAACCGTCGGTGGTGTAGTTGTACCGAACGATGTCGCCGGGGCGTACGTCATTTGTAATAAAGTAACCGCTGGCGTTGTTGTTGCCGGTCGGAACTTGCAGCAGCGTGTACTGCGTGTTCGTCGCGTTCGGGTCATCGGCAAGCGTGGCCAGAACGGCTTCGGGCATAACCTCGGCAAGAACGCCCCGAATTCGGGCGCCTTCGCCGACAACCAGCTGATGAGTCTCGGCGCGGAGCGCAAAGTAACCAGCTTTCCAGTTGTTAGCGTACTCGTTCGACTCGGCGCCGATGTGGGCGGCCCACAGGTTCTGCACCATACGGTCAAACGTCATCGGGACAAGGTTATAGAAGTCGTCGCGACCCTTGAGACGCTCAAGGACCTGCACCCAGCTGTCCAGCTCTTTCGGATCGTGCACGGCTGTGTACTTCACAGCGGTACCGTTCGAATTAGCAAGCGCCTTGTAAACGCCCCACTTCAGCGGGTTGTCCGGGTGAAGCTGGCCGGGAATGTTATCAAGATCGGCCACGTCGCTCATGGCGTTAACTTCGTCGCTCAGGTCGAACACCCACTCGCGGTATTCGGCGTACAGCGTGCCGCCCTCAACGGGCAGCGGCTGCTCTGCGCCGGCATCTGTCCACTCTGGGTGATACGCCACAATGCCTTCTTGTACGCAAATCTGCGTATCTTCAAACCAGTAGTTGGTCATCGGGGCGTAACCGATACGATTCTTCGAAACCTGAATGTTGTCCTTGATGAACAGCTTCAGGTCGAGCGACGGGAACTTCAGCACATCAGCGTCGTCGTCGTTTACAAACGTCAACGTCGTGGTACCTAAATTCAACGTCCCGGTGTTAGTTAACAGGTAACCCTTGGTAGCCTGTGTCGAGCCGTGCGTAACGCGGACAAACGAGCCGGCGATGAGTACGTCATTGCCAGTGGTCCGTGTCCAATTGCCCACGGTAGCCGGGTCGCCCGACGCGGCCGGAACGACATACAGACCGTTCTGCGCAGCGTTGGTTTGATTCTTTAAGAGAACCTTGTCGCCCGACTGGAGCGCGACGCCGTCAATAGTTGGCGTGCCGCTCAGGCTGACGACGTTGGCTGTCGAAGCGAGCTTGGCCGTGTGGAGCTTTTTGGCGAGCATCGACTTTTCTCGCATAGCAACCGGGAGGTCGTCACGGAGAATGAGCTTGCGCACTTCGCCGGCCTTGGCCGAAACAACAGTGACGTAGAACTTGTCACCCTTACGGAGACCCTGTGTCGACGTCAACACAATTTTTACGCCGCTGGTGCCGATACCGACCTCTACACCAGAGGCAGTTACTTCGGTTGGGCCGGAGAAATCAAGACCTTTTACCGTGCGAACAGTGATCGCCGGGAGAGCAGCCCAGTAACCGCCCTTGGTGACTTCGACGACGTAAATGTCGTTCTTGTCGCCGGTATAGGCGCCGAGGATGTCATCGCCGTCCATAGTGAAGTTACCGTCGGCGGCCGACGCGATAGTCGTGGCGGTGACGCTTTGAGTTACGCTTACAGTCCACTGCTGGCCGACGAGGAAAGTGTCGCCGCTGCCGGCAGTCACGGCAAACGTGACTTTGAGGCCGCGCGTACCGATAGTTGTCGGCGAGCCGAAAGCCGCCGCTGTTACTTCGGCGACGTCGTCGCGGCGAGAAGCCGATCGAACGCGAAGTCGCGCAGCGTTGCATCCGCTAATCGAGCTCTTTACGACTGTAATGGTATAAGTCTCTTCTACGTCGCCGCTGGGCAGGCCGTTGTAGAGCGAACCATCGACGGCGTTGATTACAACCGAGTTGTCGAGCGCCCCGCCGTCAGCGTGAACTTGCGCTGAGCTAGTTGTAGCGCTATGGCCCGCGCAGTTGTTGTCGTCGACCACAGCCGGCTTAATGCGCGACGGGACGTTGTCCGAAGCAAAGCCCGCGACAGATGTCCACAGTGTGGTCTCTTCGCAGTTGTTATCGGCGCTTACCGTGCGCAGATAAACAACGTCACCAAGTTGAACGTCGCGGTCATTAAACTCTGTCGATCGCGGGTACGCCGCGGTGTTCGACTTAAAGGAGAGGTCGTCCGACGTGATCCAGTTCGGAAGCACTCGCTGGTTTGTTTCTACAGCGGTGATTGTGGTTTCGACGTCGCTCAGGTTGTGCTCGTAATACTTGAGCAGCGCGTTGTCGATGTACAGCTTGACGTAATCAAGGTCGACAAGCGAGCCGGGCTTACGCTGCGGCCACGGGTAGCAAACGTCGTCAGTTTGGTTATATGCGCCGAGGCGGATGGTTTGTTTTTCATCAGAGTCGCTATACCGGTGCAGCACGCCGTTCGGGCCGGTGATGTGCGCGCGCAGCGGCTCAGTGATTTCGGTGGGGACGATTGAGAATTCTTGGAATACAAGAACTTGCGGTTTTACGTAGCTCGACATACGAAGGCCTCCATGCCCTAAATTGTGTGCGGTGCGGTAATCGCGTACTCAGTAGTATACACAACCACTATTCTAAACAAAACAACTACCGCGTTTTAATACGACAACAAATCTGAAGCCTTGAAGACAATCCGCTTGAGGCGCGGGACGTATGGTTGAATCGACCAATTCTCCTCTGCTACATACGTCACAGTGACAGGGACGGCGTATCCCTGAACCACTTCTTGCACTTCCCCAACACCGCCAACTTCGCTGACAAAGAATTTATGCAATTCCAGTTGCGACCGTATTAACGGCGAGAAAAGTATCAAAAATTTGCAAACTTCGGCGGCCAAGAACTCAGTCTCGGCGCCTGTTCCGGACATACAGTAAATTGTATGACTTCCTTGCCAAAAACCAAAATAAGATTCTTTGCCGGTGTAAAGATTAGTTTCCAACCGGTCACCAATGGTCTGTTTCAACCATGTCCACGAGTTTCGTTTAATTAGTACCGCCGGTCGCTTGTCGGCCGAATTGGGTGTCCAGCGAGTAATGCTCTCAATAAGAATGCCCTTTTGCGGCGGCACTCCAATGTCTGGTTCTGGCTGCCATTGGTTAAGCAGCTCTATTTGTCGCCTAACTCTTGGCTCTTCAATATGTTGCGGATCGGTAAAGTGCCCGATGAGTAATTGACGTAAAAGGCCGGTCATGACGTGGGGGCGCATGCCGTAAGAGCACAGCGCACTAACTTTGTCTACGCGGTTTTCCGGCTGGCTACCTTCCGGAAACTGCGCCTCGACCTCTGGCGGGTTCGGCGGCGTTGGGCAGTCGCTCATGGCGTATCCTTTGGGCGCGATTTGTTTATTGAGATTTTCGGCAGGGCTATTTTTATTCTGCCGGGCTGCAGCCGCTTTTTCCCCGGACTTAGCTTTATATGGTCCAGAAGTCGTTTTCTTTTTTCGTCGGCCATGTCGGGGCGCTCTTTGCGGGTGTCGCTGTTTTAACAGATGCGGTAGGCGGTGGCGCAACCACAGTTACAAAATCTACGTCTGGGCCGAACTCGCCAGTCTTTTCATAAAGAATAGCGTAGTTGCCGGGATTTACATTAACGCCCTGCACCCAGCGGCCGTTTGCGGTTGTGCTCGTTTTTGCGAGCGCCATAGTCCGGGCAATTTGCGGGCCGTTTACGTCATATACGTTTCTGTTAAACACGTATACCGTAGCGCCGCTGATTGGGCACCCCGTCGGAGACAGGTAGGCGTACCGATCGTTGCCGTTGTAGTTATGGTTTAAGATGACATCGCCGCACCCAACAGTAGGGCCTTCTGTCGACGGGTCGCGCGTGGGCGACTCTCCGCCGACTTCAAATGTGTAAATACCGTCTGTAAACGGCGCGAGGTTTAACTGCACCTGATACACCAGCGGCACATTCCTCATAGCCGCGACAACTTGAATTGTGTCAATTATCCAGCGTTCGTCGCTGGCGGCGTTTACCCACACGTCATATTTATTTAAAGCCGGAAAACCAATTACGCGTGCTTGGACAACGGCGTTGTCGCGTGTGGGCCCGCGGGCCTGCGCATCGCCTTCTTCTTGAATTGTCTGTAAAGATAAATCCCAGCATTGCAACGGCTGCGGCGGAAAATAGCCGACCTCAAAACCAGTGCCGCTACAGACCGGGCAATACGAGTCGAGTACTTCCTGCGTCAGCTTTTCTCGGCAGCGCGGGCACGGCTTTCCGAAACGCATAGCCTTAATAAGATACCCGGGCGTCGACACAAATTGATGCCGTAGCTGTTCTTTACGGATAATTTCTTGCGACAACACCCAGTCGCGCTCGTTTAACTCGCCAAAGCAACCTGCAGATTGCGAGACATAGACAGTTGTTGGCGTTGTTAATTTAACGCGATAATGCGTAAGCAGGGAATATCCGGATAGTCGCCACGCCGAGTCATACGCCACATAAGCGTTTGTTAACGGCGGCCCGACATCGGCCCAGTCTGAAGAGTTTGTTAAACCAGATTTGCTGACTTGCAGCTGGTAGACATGCGGCCCGGGATCGCGGAATAGCGGCTCAAGTTGCCACCAAACCCGGGTTGTTCCGCGGACCATGTGATCCACGGAAACACGGCGGAACGGAAAAGTTTTTTGGTACGTCATACCATTATTCTACTGGAGCGCTGATAGCTAAAGAAACGGCCCCAAAGGGGCCATTTCGATTCCCCCCTCCGCCAATTGCTCAGCGGAAGTGGCTCAGTGCTCGCCGAACGTGGCGGCAACCGCTTAAAGCAGGCGCACCGAGAAAGCCTACGCTACCCGGACTAGACGAATAGCGCGTGTTAGTATAGTTCTGTGATATTCCGCGGGCACGACGGCCCGCGTGACCTTCGCACAGACGAAAAGTCCCAGATTGAGCGACCCCCCATCGAGCGCGCTTTCGACAGGGGATATGCGCGGCCGCTTCTAGGCAGCAAACCGCGTTACAAAATCCGGGGCCGGTCTGGTTTGACCGAAACGATGTCGCGGCGTTTCGCTATTAGGCGACGTTCCGCAATAAAGTCTCGTGTCTCCCCTGTGGGACTAACCTGCCATTGTCCCCTCAAAGCGTCGGACACAGCTCCGCTATGTTTACGACTTTTGTCCTCACGAGCCTTCAAGAACCCGTGTTTGTTTGTCGTCCCTTTATTTCGGCTACATGGAAAACAATTAATCCCTGCAGACGAAGGCTCCGGGCTGATTACCCCGGGCATCGCTTTATCTAGGCCAGTGCATAAATTACCTCCTGCGGCGTAAAACGGAGTGCCGCTGTTAATGGTGCGCGCTTAAGAAAGAGCCAGTTCTAGCCCGCCGAGAATAGACGCCTGATCAACGCAACCGTAGATCATTGTGACCTTGTTGCGTGTTTCAGCTGTCCAATTCTCGCCGTACAAGTTATTGGCGTCAGACGGCACAACCGTGGGTCGACGACGACTCACTGGAATATTGTGCAACCACACTAATCGCACCACTTTTTTTAGCGCCGCGATTTCTCGATACAACTCCGCGGCGTCGTGGTCGCCAATGGCGACTACTATCCGGATGTTATACCGCGACCGACCGCTTGTTATCTCGGAAAACAGCGCTTCTGTTTTCGTCAAGTTTGCCAAGTTGGGTCGACCGTTAAACCACGGCACGTAATCTTCCTCCACCTCTCCGTTAGAGTGTGGGAAAACCAGTACGTCAGAGCCAGAGACTCCAGCGTACCCTGCCGCATTAGCGACGTCACACGCCGCTTGAGCCTGTCGGGCGCAAGACGGCGAGACGTCGGGCAAGAACAGCGTGACGGGACGACCGGCGTTGCTGTCCTCCTTAAACGCGTTACCAAGTGGACGCCGGACAAGCATCCTCTTGACAACTTTTCGCGCACTCAAAATTGGGATAGGCGTGAGGCGGTCACCAGCTGCGCCGCTTTCATGCACTAACTTATTAATGAGTTCCGCTGTTTTGTTCCGCAGTTGAGGCGGAACGACCCGCAGGCGGCCATGTGTGCCGGCTGCGCGTCGTCGAGCCTCCAACGACGGAGCACTCTCAATACCAGCAACGCCGCTGATTTTAGATGCCTGTTTCCGGGCGTCCTTCAGCTGCTTTCTGGCTTTCTTTATCACAACATCTATCGCCGAAGCTTGCAGACTGCCGCGTGCTTTCGCGGCGGCTTTCTGCTTCTCCAATTCCTTTAACCGCGCACGTAAATCTTTTTCCTCGTCGGAAAGCCTTTCACGCTCAGTTTTTGGTTTTGGAGTTTCTTGGGCGGCGGGAGTTGGTTCCCAGTTCTCGGGCTGCGGTGGTTCCGCGGCCGTATCTTTGGCGGGCGGAGGATCAAACCCGCCAGAAGGTGCCTGCTGGGGCTCCTCCTGCGGTGCTCCGTTTGATTTACCGCTACCGCCTTGAGCCCGCCCAGACTTATTTCTGGGCTCCAGCAACTGGCTGAGTGTGGCACGATGGCCGTGCCGCTTTGTCAACCGGTCAATAAGCGCCGTGATGTTGTTCACGGTTTTGGGGCCGCAATTACCGCACGGGCAGTTCTCGCGAACGTGCCCTTGTCGAAGAAGCGGGCTCGTAAATTCTTCGGCGTATACGCCCTTGATAAACTCCGCGAACTCTGCCCGCTCTCGCGGGTCCGTAAACCTAACATCGCGGGTAGTTTTCACGGACTTCGACAGCATTCGCTGCAACTTCCGCAGTGTCAGGCTCATGGTTACTTCCTTTTGAACTCCCCGAACAGTACAGCTTCGGGTTTGCTGAATGCCTGTTTAAGGGCCTCCGTGTCCTTGGTTTCTTTTACAAGAAACGCTTCGATCAAAGTGGCTACGTCGTCCGTGCTTACGCACAGGTCTCGCGCCATAAGCAAGTGACGAAGCTCCTGCAGGGACGGCTTGGAGTCGCCGTTCTGCCGGATTGCGTTCGCCATGCGCACAATGATGCGACAGGCCCCTCCCGGTGCGCCTGTCTGCTTGCGCAGCACATCGGTTTCGACATGCTCGGGCAGAAAGCCCATGTTTACCCGAAAGCAGCGCCGTTTAATGGCCTCGGGCAGGTCAACCTCTTCGTTCGCGGTCAGGACGATAAACATCCGGGCCGTGTTGCCGCTGTGCAGCTTGTGGCGGGCATCAGGCACCCGACCATTCTGCAAGAAGTCGAGGATAAGCGGGTAAAACCGCGACCCAGCCTTTTCGACCTCGTCCAACGTGATAACCACGTCGCAGTCGTGCGACATGCGCACAGCGCGCAGCAGCTGGCCGTCGATGTACGCCTCGTCGGCGTGCTCGACCCCGACCGCCACGCGGCCGATGTCCACACCCTGATGTAGCTCCTCATTCGTGAGCCACGGGTGGCACGGAATAAACACCTGCTCGGCCTTGCGGCCGCGGGCGAACGCGTCGGCAAAGAACGTCTTGCCGGTGCCGGGCGGGCCGACCAGTAAACCACCGCGCGGTTCCTTCCCGCGGGCCTCGTGCATCCATCTGGCCAGCAGGGCCTCGCCTCGTCGAGCGAAATAGCCGGGCAGAAGATCGCACACTCCGTCTGCAATACTCATCGCAAGCTCCTTCATAGCGGAAACGGGGACACAAATAATATGACGCAAAATCGCGCCTAATTTAGGTCACCGATAGCTAAGAAAAAGCGAGCACCGGTTTTGGTGCCCGCTCCTTCTCGCCGCGTTGAACTTAGTTCGCAGACGGCTTCTTGGCGTTATCGAACAGCATCTTCATGATGTCGGCCGGCGTCACTGGTGGACGCGCCGGCTCGGGAGATTTGACCTCCTCGGGCTGCGGGCCAGAGCCATCGAGCTCTCCGAGCTTCTTTTGAATTAATTCGAAGAGGTCGTCGAGCTTCTTCTTCTCTTTTGCAACAAACTCATTCGAAATATGGGGCGCAGTCCCTTCCTTCTCCCGACGTACGCCGTCTTCATAAATCCACTCCGCGATGTGCTCGTGGTCAACCGCAGCGTCCCACGACTTGAAAACAGCCTGAATCAGCGGCATCGAGTCGAGCAGGTCTTTGGCCATTTTCTCGCCTTTGCGGTCACCGCTGTCCTGCGCGAACTTGCCGCAGTCAGCGATTTCCCGCATAGATACGCTGGTCAGCTGTCCGCACAGCATCCGCGACCAATTCGCGAGCGTCGACAACGCACGCTCTTTATACTCTTCAGTGGTGTGGTCCATGCCGACGGCTTTCGCGACGGCGAGCGACATAAAGTACGGATGCAGCGCGGGATCAGTGAACACGCCGTCGCTATTGTCGCGACAATGCTCCAAGTACTGCAGCAACATCTGGGTTGGTGGATTTACAGCCAGCACAGAAACTCCCTTTTTTAGTGGGCATAGGTAATCGGAACCACGTTAAATATGCCACAAATTTGCAACATATTTAGCCAGTGTCCGCGCAGCTGTCCACGGTTCGCGAACTGCGGACAAGCGCCATATTCCAAATTCGCGAATTGCGAAAGTGCTAGGGAACAAAGCACTTACGACGCATTTTCCAGATTCTAGAATGCGCTAATAGCGAATTCGGATCGCGTCGGTGTAGGCGCTGTACTTATAGTTTGACGTAACTTCGCCGTAGCAGCTTTCAAGGTTAATGCTGGCTTTTGTCGCCCGCACCCACTCCCGATAAGCCTGCCACCGTGTTTGGCCGGCACGCTCGTAAGCGCCTTCTTTGTTTTGATCGTCTACGGAAAGACCGCCGGCAGAGTAATTAAACTGGTTACGGCGAAACTGCTCAGCCACCATCAAAAACAGATTAGCGCAGATGCCTTCTAACCAGTGATAGCGGAACGGGAAATTTTGTGTGTTGTAAATGCGGTCCAACGGCGGCGGAATCTCGTTCCAATACTGCACCGGACGCGTAATAGCGAGGGCGATTTCGGCGTCGTCAAACATCAGTCGGTCGAGCAGAAAACTTTCGCCGGGATTGGAGTCGCGCAGGTGTAAACGAACTTCAGCGATACTTGGGGGCCCGCCCATTTCCGCGCCGCCGTTAAAATTGCTGCGGTTAATGATTAAATGAAAGGTGTTCGAAAACACAACGCACGGCTGGTTTTGCGCTTGCGCCGGCACATTAATTAACGCAAATTCGGCGTAGTAAATACCCGGCGTAGCTACCATTCCAGCCGTAAGCTGCGCGGTTACTTTTCCGGTTGCGGCAGCGGCAATAGTGCCGGCAACCTCAAGCGGCGAATTGACGTTTCCCCACGACAGTTGCTCTTTTAACCGTAACACGATGGCGAACGGCGTCGCGGAACATGCAGATAAGTTAACCGGCACGCCAGACTGATCGCGCATCTGCCACTCAATCGTAGCGCACTGGCCTTGTGTAATTGAGATTGACTGCATGCGTCCTGTGACCGGCTGGCCGTTCACAGTTGAAACAACGGCGCTGAGCACGTTTTGTCCCGCGCAAGTGACTGGCGTCAAAACAGGCTGCGCAGCGTTATCGCAGCACTGGACAATGGGGTGGGCGACCGGCGTAGCGATAACAGCCATAAGTGTGCTCCGTGCTATAAGTATACAAACAACAAGGGCTGACCGTTAAACGGCCAGCCCTTGCGTAAACCAGATAAGAGACGACTATCAGGCAGCGGGGCCTGTAGCGCCGCGAGGGCCTGTAGCACCGGTAGCGCCGGTCGGGCCGGTTGCGCCAGCCGTAGCAGCGAAGGCGCTGCCACCGTCCCACGACGGGGTTGTGGTGCCGAGCGAGCCACCCGAATTCAGGGCCAGTTCCTTGGTCACGCCGCCAGTTTCGCTGAGCAGGTAAACCGAAGGAGACTTCACGATTTCGAGTTTGTTGGTGTTCAGCGCTTCTTCAAACGCTTGAAACTTTCGTTGGCTGCGCTGGCCACCCAGCTGCGCCACAAGGTCGCCGGGTACGGTGTACGTGGCGTTGTTTGCAAGACGCGTGCCACGAACGCCTAGGAAGCCAAAGAAGCGCTCCCCGCCGGACGTATTTTTAACAATGGTGTAGAGATCAGTTGTCGTATTTGGCATTTTTTACTCCGTTACTCGGCGCTCTGTAGCGCAGCAGCGGCTGCCGCTTGAAGCGTTAACACAGCATCGGCGATTTCAGGCTGTTCAGCAGCGACGACCGCTGCTTCCTTGAAAATATCAACGTTGCTATTGGTCTTAGAACCAGAACCGAAACCAGCCGCGGCGAGGGCGACGTCTAACTGCTGATTGACAGCTTGTAGTTCGCCGGCCTGCGCCGCGGCTGTTTTTTCCTGCTCAGCCGTGTAGAGCACGTGAAGCTTATGCGCCGCCGCCCACATTTCGGCGGCCTCTCCCTCGGTCCGCGGCGCGATGCCGTGAGCCGAAAGCTTCTCAAAGAAATAGGGGGCTGCTAACTGACTAACGACGGTGGCGTACGCCTGTTCGGCAGCCTCTTTAACCTGACTCATGATTGTGCTCCTTGGTTATTTACACGACTCAGACAAATTCAACCTTCGCCAGACCGTTCGTGTGACCGAACGAGCCACCCTGCGTGTTGTACGAGAAGTACTCAAGCATGTAAGCTTCACGACGGATATACATCGTGGTGGGCTCAAGCTCGTAGTTCTTTCCGATGAACTTGGGGCTGGCGAACATGTACATTTCGTTGTCCTGAACGAGGTTCCGCTTGATCGTGACGATCCAGCGGCAGTTGAGGAAGTTCGTCTCCGCCCAACCGTTCTTGATGATGTCTTGCGAGAAATCACCACCCATCTCGTCGCGGCCAAACTTGAGGAGTTCCTTGATCGTGATGTTATTCACGAGGCAGGTTTCAACCTCAAAGTGACTCGGGGTCTTCGGCATTACCTTGAGCGCGTCAACCAGCGTTTCGCGGGTGATCCCGCCGCTGATCGATTCGTACTGCACGGTATCGGACAGCGTGTTAACGGCGTCCTTTGTGCCTACGGCGAGGTTAAACGCCGTGATGAACTTCGAGTCTTCTTCAGCGAGCATGTCCTTGATCATGTTGTCGCTGAGGACCTGACGGATGTCGATGACGTACGTACGCAGCTCGTCAACGTCCTTTACAGCGCGGGGCGACACGATCCGGTCAAACATGACGCGGTAGCGCGGGCCACGGATGTAAAAGTTGCTCGGGAGCGTGGCGAACGGAATCGACACGGCTGCCGGGGAATCGGGCTCCTTGTCGACTACCTTCACCGGCTTGTCCGTATCAACCTGACGATCGAGTTCGTCGTTGGTGATGGTTAGCGGCGGGATAATACGACGGTAGAAGCCGTCTTCACGCATCTTGGTGCGCGTGAAGTCGTTAACCGCATCAATGGCCTGCTTCTGCATGCCGGGTGTATCAAGCTGCTCAAAAAGAGTCTCGTTGAGCAGTTGGATTTCTTGCTGAGTGGGCATCTTAAGAACCTCCATGTTCTATTAGTTAGAGTTAGGCGCTAGCCGCCTGTACGCCGTTCCAGTTGGCCGCGCCCGGGAGATAGACGCACCAGAACGAAAGGGCTTGAATCCCGTTGTGATTCTTGCCAGCACCGCTGGATACAACGCCGACTACCGGCTGCGCATACTGCGTAACGCTGTAGTTCGTCAGAAGACCGTCGGTAGCAGCTACGGTGCTGCCAGCGCCAGTTTTCGTAGTTACCGAAAGCAGATCGCCGGGCGTGTAGGTGTTAGCAGTCACGAACTCCGTCGAGGAGATTTCGTAACCGCCAGTCGCTACGAGGCCGGACATCTTGCCGGTCGGCGCAACTGCGATGTGCATGAAATTCGCCGATGTCATCGGCGAGTTGTAACCGGGGTTACTTACGTCGGCGTCGTCCGAACCGTTAAGCAGGAAGACCGCGGGGCACGTCTTGTGCGCACCCGGCACGAACTCACCGTTAGTGTTAACGTGGACAACGCGACCGCGCTTTACGTCAAACGTGACGGTAGTCGCAAGCTTCGCCGAATAATCGAGCGAGGCCATGTCGAACCAGCCCTTTTTGACGTCTAAACCGTGCGCAAACATTTGCTCAGGAACAGCCATTGTTAGACCTCCATGTCTAAGTAGTTTTTAAGGATCAGGTGGTGGGCGGATTCAGACCGAGACCCGTGAACAACTTCACGTCGGACGCCTTTACGCGGCCGTCACGGGCACCCACGTACCCGTTCGTCAGACTTGTGTTCGGATCGTACGACGCAGACTTTTGCTGACCAACCGGCTGGCCGAGGCGGCCGAGTTCGGCGGAGTTGCGATGCGAAGCAAGTTTTACAACAAGCTCCATGGTCGCTACTGGGTCGCGAAGGGCTTGTTCAAGCGCTTCTTTTTGATGCGGTTCGATCCGTTCATTTTCAACGCACGCCTTCACGGCGGTCGGAATCAGCGAGGCAATCTTTGTCGCCTGTGTTTCTTGGACCTGCAGCGATGCGGCAGCCTTTGTCATCGCGGCATCGGAATAACCAATGTAATCGATGATTTTTTGCACAAGTGTATTTGTGTTGTTAGCGGACATTAAAACCTCCGTAATTATCGGTTTACCAGTTCGATTACATGCTGCTTCATTATATCACGCAACTGGCGGGAACGCTTTGTACGAGCTTCTTTGATTTGAAACTTGCCAGAGCGCTTGAAGTTGATTACAGCAGAGCCAACTTCAGTTAGGGCTTGCGCGCGGTCGGCAGCCATCTTCGGCGCAGCGTCCATACCGGGCGCAGCAGCTTCAGCAGGAATTTCGCCGCCGGCTGGGGGCATTCCACCAGCACCGCCGGCGTCTCCGCCGAGAGCGCCAGATTGAACAGCTTCAAGAAGTGCTTCCGGCGGAATGCCGAGTTCTTCTAAAGCCATCGCCAGTTCTTGAACAGCTTCGTCTTCAGACGGTTCTCCGCCCATGCCGCCGTCCATCATGCCGCCCATGTCGCCACCGGCGGCAGGGTCACCTTCGGCTCCGGCAAGCGCAGCGGATTCGTCAGCGCCGCCCATCATAGGGGCATCGCCAGCGCCGGAGTCTTCGTCACCAGCGGTGTCGTGATCTTCGCCTTCAGACGCATCACCAAGCGCGTCGTCATTCGCACGCTTGGTTGTTAAAAATCCAATGAGCAGGTCGGCCATCTCGTCGGCTTCGCGCAGCGTGTTTGCACACACCTCGCGAACGGCGGCTTCAGCAGCCTCTTTTTCTACGCCAAGATGTGCTGCCAGCTCATAACCGGCGCTATAAGCGGCTTCTTTGTCTCCGCGCAGCGAAGCGAGGTCCGAACCCTCAATCTTGCCGTCGTTGTCGACGTCGAGCTTGTGCTGGTCGCCCTTCAGTTTGCCGTGCTCGGCTTTTTCTTTAGCGGGCGACTCTTTTTTTTCGTCCATTTTCGCCTGAATGAAGGCCGGCATTTCAGCGGCCTTCTCGGCGTTAAGACGGGCAGTGCCGAAATTGATCAGGTTAGCGAGGATATCGTTTCCAAGATTGCCGCAAGCTTCGCGCGCAGTCTTGAAAGTTACCGAGCTGTACTTCTCGCCGTCGTTTGTCTTGGCGGGGTGAGCTGTGCCCGGGTCGTCCTTGTCGCCCTTGTAATCCTTTTCAACCGACGGGTCTTCACCGACAGCCGTGGCCTTTGTATTGATGTTAAGTTGAACCTCGTCCTGCCGACCTTCTTGAGACATCTCAGGAGCGTTGTCGACTGAAAGGGGGCCCTGCTGCTTCTTGATGTCAGCCTCATACTCAGAAGCTCGCGCACCGGTCGCAGCGTCTCGTACGTTGTTATCAATGCTCGTTGTGGGGTGGCTCGAAGCGCCCTGATACCCACCCGGATCGGAAGGAACGGGGCCAGCCGACTTTTCCGACGCGGCCTTGACGGCGCCCTGCGAAATTTCTTCCGCTAACGCGTTTAACTGAGCAAAAAGAGAACGTTGCATCCGTGCCATGTTTTTCTCCTTAAAGACTGGGTCACGTCATGTGACCAGCTTCGGTTCAAGTAATGTAATTTTGCAGTATGCAGTGGCCTACTGTCAACAAGTTATTTCCATATTTCTCAGTGACTGCCGTTAATGCAGCAATCTTATAGAGAGCGTAGTGCTTTGCAAGAGCATTTATCGCTGGCGTTGCCGATGCAGTCTTCTCTACAAGATGACGCGGCGTTGCACCGCGCAATGCCGCTGTATAAGCCTGTTTTTGCATACGATCTTCTAGTACGCTGTAAGTGCACGCCACTTTTTCGGCCCATAAACGCACGGCCGGCGGAGCTGCGTCTGCCGGAAAGTATACGTTATTTTCAAGTGTAGATGCAATATTTGGCTCGTTCAACAGCCGGTCAAAAATGCTAATTGTCGCAGATGATACCGCGTTCACGAGCCCAAAATCAGCTTGTTTAATTGTTAACATCAAGAAGTCGCGCACGGGTAAGACAACCGCCGCGTCAGCCAAGCCGCGCAGCAACTCTGCAAGCTTAACGGAGCCGACAATCGGGGCGCTTTCAAAATCAATCGGCTGCTGAATGGCTGCGGAGAGACCGGTTGGGGTGTACGCGGCCGCTTTCGTAAGATCACGCAGGTTCAGGGTGCGCTCCGTGTCAGCGAGTAACTGTAAAGCCTGTAACTGCGCCTGCGCCCGCTTACTAGTAAATTCGTTGGTTAAGAGCGATACGGGGAGCGTTACACCCATTTGCTCAGCTAACTCTGCGCCAGACATACAGCCGGCACTTGAGGCAGCTTTTTGCAGTTGTCCGGAAACGTACGCGATGCGGTCAGCCGGACGAAACACATGCGAAATATCAAAGAACGAAGGGTCAGGGTTGTCGGCGTGCAGGATGTGACCGTCAGACATTACCCGACCGATGTTGTGTTTCAAACCGCCAGCTTTGCAGTGACCGCCATTCTCAATCGAGTCGCAGTACTCGGCGCGGGTGCGGGCCATGTTGCCGCACGACGAACACTTGTCGAATGGAATTTTGCACGCCATCGAAACTGGAATCTCTTGGTCGTTCGACAGCTTCTCTAGTTCTTTGTCGGCCACTAAACCGCCGTTACGCTCTGCTGCTTCTTTGGTGCTATTTAAAGCGCATACCAGTTCGATTCGGCGCATTGGTTCGTTGTAAAACGACGCCTTTACAAGCCCGTAGCTTTTTGCCGGATTCTTGTTGGCGTGATCCCGATAGAACCGCGCAAACTTTTCAAACGTGTGGTGATACTTCTTGCAGCAGTCACGCGTGAAACCGTCTCCGTTGCGGTTCGGGCCGTAATCCTCGGTGGCGCCGATGGCGATAAGATGCACAGGCACCTCATCCGCGGCAAACTTGATGTTGGCCAAATGATCTACGAACTCAGCGCCGGCACGTTTAATCAGCGCTGACCGATCAGACCCGATTATTCCGCGGCTAGATACTTTGATGAGCGCGGCTACGGGCTCGCTAAAGTTTTGTGCGTGCGGCTGAATTACTTTAATCATGCTCATAGCGGCACTTCATTACGCAACGAGGTTGCGCTCCTTTTCCATGGTTTCGGTTCGCAGCTTGTCGCGCTCGGCCTTGAGCTTGTCCATTTCCAGCAGTTGCTTGACGTCGAAGTCAGCCAGCTGGCCAGACTCTAATCGCTTCCGCAGGAGGGCCTGCAGCACAGCGGGCGAGTCAACGACGCCGGGAGCGGCGTTAGCAATTTCATTAAACGCCACGGCGACCTCTTTCGGATCATGCCCGGAAACGACGTCGTCATTTAACAACAAGTCGTGAAGCGTGGCCTGAGCCTTGATATTTTTCAGCGCCGTTTCGTGGTCGGGTGAAGTCAGCTTCTCGTACTCTTGCCGCTTCATTTTTTCTTTTTTTGCCGGATCAAAAAGCTCTTTGCCGATAGCGCCCATCGCGGCTTGCTGCGGGCCGGCGAGCATGCCGCCGATAGAGCTCAGCACTGAGTCGTCGCCGCGAGAATAAACGTTGTTAAGGCGGAAGTCGCCGTAGTCTCTTTCTCGCCTGACTGTGTTATTCCAGTCCGGCACGTACCGCGGCATATCGTTAGGAGGCGGAGGTGGCGGCTCGTCACCGCCAATTCCTAAAGCGCCCATTACAGCGGCGGCTTCATCTGGGTCTTGCGGTCCAGCGTTGTTCCACGCCCCGGCACCACGCGGGTTGTACGCGGTTTTAAGCTGCAACGGCTTTTGCTGCAGCGCGTTGAGCACCGACCCGGTCACAATTTGGGCGGGCTCAAGATTTTTTTTTTGCGCTACCTTTGTGTTCAGTTCCGGCACAGCGCTTTTTAAATCGTTGTACCGCTCAATGCCGTTTACGACCTTTGTAACAAGGCCGTAAACATCGTCGTTACCGAAGTAGTTGGCTTTTGCGCTGGCTTGTTTCGCGAAGTGCGGGTACACCTCGGCGACCTTGTTCAACACAGCCACGCCGCTGTCACCGAAGCGCAGCCCGACCTCGCGCAGGGCGTCTTGAAACGGCATGTTGCCCGGCCGACGGAAATACTCGGCAAGCTTCGCCATGTCAGCCGCGGCTTCGTTATACGCAATAAAAGCTAAGCGGCGTTTTTCGTCGGCAGCACGCTGCGCGGCTACCTTTTCGCTCTGCGAACGCATGGCAGCCGCGTGCTCGTCGCGGGGAGGCGGTACGTATGTCTTTTCAGGAAGCGCTACCTTGGCAGCCGCGGCTTTGCGCATCTCGGCCTGCCGGCGCTGGAGCATGCCGACGGGGGACACAGCATACTCTGCCGACACTATCGAGTTTTGCGATATTTCCGCGGAAGTCTTTACCGTTTCAGGGTAAAGCGCTTTTAATACAACGTCGGCGTCTGCTAATTGAAAGTCGGCCGCCTTCTGCAGCGTGTCTTCGCCAGCTTCTCGTTGTTTTGTCGTACGACCCGTGTTGTACGCGTGCACCATCAAGTTAATATGCCCGGCAGGCACGTTGGCCTCGCCGGCACTTTTGATGATCGCGTCGTTAGGACTCATGCCCTCGTTGGCGAATGTAGCCGCGCGTTCAATCGCGCTGATGAGCTTCGCCTCCGCTTGTTTGTTAAGTGCCTGCATTGTCCTTCTCCGGGAAGTTTAATTTTTGAATGTCGGCGCCATTTAAAACCACACCGCCGACTGCCGCAGATAGCAGCTCGTCACTTCTTAATTCCGCAGCCTGATCGTCATACGGCAACACTTTGATCGGATTTGCTTCTAGTTTGGTGCCGACTGTGAACGTAAGCGATTTTAGCATTTCCCCAATGTTTTCGACGATAGACGATTGTGCCTTTACTGCATTTTCGGTTGTACGCTCGATCTCTACATATTTTACAAAAGAGTCGATTAAAGGCAATTGTGTGTGCGTGTTGACCGGAACCGTCATGGCAGACAGCGCGGCCTTGTATTTCATGGTATTAACGGCAAATTCTTGGAAAAACGTGGAAACTTGTTCGGGGCTATCCGGTTTAACCATTTTTGTGAACCGGCTGATCGTAGCGTCCAGCACGTGAGCGCCGCCGCAATATCCCAGCATTTTCCACAATAGGTCGTAGTGCCGTTCTTGTAATCCGCGTGTGACAGCGTCGGCTAATACGACCGTCAGCACGTAATCCATGTTCTGCAACTTGCTCCGAACGTCAAAGAACGTATTAGCGTAAACATCGATAACGTCGGCTTTTGTCCCCAGCTTCTCGGCGATTGCTTCGTCAGACTCGCCGGCAAGGATGCGGGCTTCGATCGCCCAACGAACGGGGCTTTTCTCGTCAGCCCAGATAGAGTGCGCCCAGAATAGTGGCCTGTCCGCCAACACCACGGCGTAAATAGCGGGGGTTTGATTGCCCGCCGCGTCAAAACGTCGCTTAAACCGCAACGAGCGTCGAATCCACCGAAAGCCGTCAGACCCGTCGAGCGCCTTCGTGGCCTTGAAGCCACCGCCGTCAATTTCCATGGCGCGCAACCACCGCCAGCTTGGCGCGCGCTTTAGATTGTCGCACAGCGCCTGAGTCATTAGTTTAGCCGCGGTGTTTCAATTGTGACCGTGAGCGTAAAATCTTTGCTGCCAGAACCAGCCGGCGTAATTTTTAGATACAGGAACCGCTTTCCGTTGCTGGGATCGCCGTCGCGGTTTTGATAGGCGATGTTCAAACTTTCTTGCGATGTTGAAGCGCTGCTGGCCGCGACGGTCATTGTCGTGACAATAAACGAATCCTCGGGATATGTGCTATTCGGCGCTTTTTCCCGGTTGCTCGACAATAGTTTGGCTGTCGCCCCGGCATTTGTGCCGCTGGTTTGAATTAAGCTGTAACCGCGCAAGACGCCGCGATACGGCACGCGAATCGGCACGACGGTGGCGGCGCCGGAGTTAACGGAGAAGCTTTGCGCGTTGGACCATACGGTAGCGGGCATAGTTTACCTCTATACGTTAGCAGGCGCGTTCAAGTCGACGTCCTGCGATGACTCTTCGGGGTACGGCTCGATTGTTTTTTGCTTCAAGAACAGAATAACGTCGCCGAGCATTTCAAAAGCATTGCGCAACGAGTCTTCTAGTTCGGGCATGTCCGACTTACCGTAACGATCGGCAAAGCGGTCACCGTGCCAGTAAAACATAAACAAAATACGGCCGATCTTATCCAGACCCTTTGTCAGGTCGCCCATGTACCGGTCGACAAGGCCGTCGTCTCGGACGGCGCGCAACATGGTGCCGATCATGGCCGTATCAAACACTTCACGCTGACCAGACTGGGCGGCGTCGAGTACCTGCTGCACGGCCTTTTGGTCGAACTGGGTGTTGGGGTTGTAAACGCTGCGGTCTGTTTGGGTCGCGCTCATGCCCGGCACCGGAACGCCAACGTCAATGCCAAGCTGCGTTGGAATGTTCGTCCCCATAATGCTTTCGCCGCCCATAACCGGTCCCGGATCAGCCGGAGCAGTCGGGGCGCCGTGAATCATCATCGGGCCGCCGTACGGGTCGGCATATTTGACGTGGCACGCGAATTTACGCTGTGCGGCTGCTTTGCTAAGAATCTCGCGGGCGGCTGCCTCGCGCAGGCCGTGCTGTTTTACCAGTGAGATCAGCGCGCTCTTTGTTGTAAATTGCTCGTTGTTAATCCAGACGTCAGAGCCGTTATGCCGGACTTCAAGGCTGCCGAGCTTGTTCATAAGCACAGACTGCACATCAAGCAGGTTGCCGGGCTGCAGGGCTGGCGGGTCGCTTTCGCCGCAGCCGCAGGTATCTTGCCCGTCTAATTCGTCGTCATCTTCGCCCTTGCTGACTTTTAACAGCTTGAAACTCTCTGGAACGAAAATGTCGCCCATGCTGGAACGCAAGCCAGCGCCCTTCTTACCGTTCAGATGGACGCGGACCCCGTCGCGGTACTTGTCGTAATTCAACGGGTCTGAGTAGCAGCACGGGCCAATGCTTCCACGCGGAGGAAATTTTGAATGATCTTCCATGTGGACCTCATAGGTCGTCGTCCCGTACGAATTTTCGCCGTGCTCTTTGAGCACGCGGAACGGTACGGACGTATCTCCGTTTTTGTTAAGCACCATGTACCGCGCATCCTTACCAACGCTGTTGGCGTCAGGGAGCGCGTTGTACCAAGAATCGAACTCGTCGCCTTCGACGTGCGCTAAACAAAAAATATGATCAGGTCGCGTATTCAGCCAGTCCGGTTTACCGTCAATGCGCACTACAGTGGCAAAGTCAGCGCGCTTGCTGGGACCCATTGGGTGGACGGCGATGTAGCACCGCTCAATCTCACCGGGCTTGACTAACACTTCGTAGAGACCGCTTTCGGTCGGGTTGAAGAACTTCTGCGAGACTTGAATGTTGTACGGAATGGACACAGCGTCGCGGTCCCGCTGGTCTTTAATCAGCACGCCGTCCCGAAGCAGTTTTTCTTGATCTTCTTCGGTGTATTCTGGCGGTAAAGCCTTTTGCACCGTGAGGTCGTACGTGATGACCTGCAACGTGCCCTGCGCTTCCGGCTTCTCGGCCTTTTTCGTCAGCACGCTGCTAATTTTGCTCAGCCGGTCACGTTCCTTGATTTCGGCAATCGCTTCTTTAACGATATTTAGCCCGTGAAACTCGTCGAGAGCCTCCGCGACTTGCGGAGCATGCTGACAGAGCTTCACAAGCATTTCGACCGTTTCGAGTCGCGCTTGCTTTAAAAACGTGCCCAGATGGAGAGACTTCCCAAGCTGTTCAAATGCCTCTTTGGTGTTCATCGTCGCCGTGCGGGCAAACGTCGGCATAACGGACGCCATCATTTCCTTGAGCGTCGGTTGCGCGGAACCAAACTTTGCGGGCGAACGGGAAAGCTGTGTAAAGTCAGGCTGCCGTTGGCCGAGAGACGTTAAATTTCGTTGAATACCGCTGCCCAGAATGCTCGGCTTGCGGTTGAGTAAATAATTAATCCAGTTTTCTTTGAGCGGCACGAACATGTCCTGATTTTTCAGATACAGCAGCTCGTGACCCTTAAGATCGCCATTTAAAAAGAAAACCGGGGCGTACATCCAATTTGAGCCGACTTTAAACGCAAAAACGCCGACTGCTTTGGTATTTTCGCGGTTTCGGTCAAGAAGCTGGAAACCAACCTCGTGGTCAAGGAGTTTCGGCGCAGAATCGCGCAAATAAGCATGCGCCAGATTCGAAAAAGCCTGCTCGAACGATGTGTCGTCGCCGTGACCGCCGATCGCCGCTGTTTTCGTGTTTGTGCGGTCAAAACTACGCACAATTTTCAGCAGTTGGGGCACTGACGCCTTTTTTTCTCGTTTGTTGTACACAGCCACCTCCATGCGGCAATTGGTCGAAACTCGGTACTCTAATTTACAGTGTTTTGGCTGTCTATCCTAGTTGTTGCCGGATTCCAGCCGCTTGTGGGGCCAGAAAGCCCGAATTGTTCGCCGCGGGCAAGGGCCGGCACATAACTACTGCCGCTTGTGTCGCTTTTTAGTCCCCGGTGCACGCTGTTTAAGAATCCGCGTTCTTGGTAGGAGCCAAGCATGCGCGTCATCCAGTCCGGGTCGTTGGAAATGTTCGCCATGCCGCGGACCATTTCTGGCTGGAACGGCGGCGGGTTTCTGTGGGCCTGCACGTTGTTAATTCCGTAGCGGCTCATATTGTCAATTACGCCCTTACCAATCTTTGTGCCGACCGAGTAGTGCAGCACCGGTTTTTCCAAGTAATGCCCCTTTAACGAAGAGGGCGCGCCAGAGACAGCGCCTTCTCTCGGCTGCCAGTCGCGCTCTAACGTCGAATACGGCACGACGTCATCTGGGGCGTAACTGCCGTATTCGTCAGTTAACCGCACATGATTGATCAGCCCGCGGGCCACCAGTTCGATGTTTCGTCGGTGCGGTGTAATGCCGCTATTTTTTAACACGTCACGCATGGCGCCCACGAAGTACCGACGCCCCTCGCCGACGCCTTTATGCCGTACGACCTCAGACGGGTTGGGCATGCCGTCCGAAAGCACGTCGCCGGCTTCGATCGGGTCGCCCTTTTTGACAGACACGTTTTGATCGGCGCGGATGTAATGATCTTCTCCGTCAACGCGCACGTAAAAGCCGCCCTGAGCCGCGGGGCGTACTTCTTGAACCGCTCCGTCGCGCTGCGCGTGTGTCGCGCCGTCAGGATAAGTTTTGGGAACCTGCACCAGCGCGTTAATAGCTTTGAAGCCGCCAATGGCCCGCGCGCCACCAACACCGCCGGAGTGCTTTGACGACAATTGCGACTGCGACACCGGCTCGCTTAACGCTTGGGCGGCGGCAATACCGACATAGTCGCCAATTGGAGGAATGCGGCCCTTTTCGCGGTAGCCGACGTCCTTACCGAACACGCCGCCATCGCCGGGGCCGCCGACCAATGGACTACGAACAAGGATGTCCTTTACGCCCATCTGTTTCAGGTCTTTTAGGATTTTTGGCGTCAGCACTGTATTTCGTTTATAGGGGCCCGCACCGCGGGCAAGAAGCGCGCCCTCATTGTCGGCGTCATCGACATCGGTTGGGAACCCTCTGACTTCTAAAGCGTCCTTGTGCGCGTCGTCGTCTTCGTCGTCAGCCGTCACCAGTAATCGGTGCGCCATTTGCGTCAATTGCTTGCCGTAGAACCCGGCGTCAGCCGTGGCTGTCTTCGTGTCAATTAGACCCTTGCGGGCGCCGAAGGCGCCCGCGAAATATTCTGCGGGTGTAAGACCCCTACCATAGTTGTTAAGAACGGGGATCGGAATCGGCTCGTCCTTGTGGTCGACGTAAAGCATGTCGGCGCCAATAAGTGAGCTAAGACTGTACTTATTGCCGCGAATAGCCGATTTGACTTGGGTCGCGAGCGGGTTGTCTTGATCTTGCGCCTCGTTAAAAACTTCTTCAAGCAGCTTGTTTTGCGTGTTCGCCGCCAGCTGGAGGATTTTTAAGTTGCGGTCTTTTTCAGACAAGCCCGGCGTGGCCATAATGCCGCGAAGCTGCTTTCGCACTTCCAGCTTAGCCCGCTGACCGGCGAGCGTTTGTTTGATGTCTCGCAGGGAGAACGTCAAACCGCCTGTTGAGTAGGAGGCGTCTCGCCCAACATCGAACAGCTTCTTGGTAACTTCGCGGTACTGTTCGGGATAATTCTTGGCGAGCTCGGTCGATAACGAGCTCAGCGTCTTCTTATCCATGACGCGATTGTAGTCCCGCATCTCCTGCGGTAGCGCGTCGTTGATCATGATTTGCCCGAGTGTCGTTTTCAGCATACGGCACCTATTTTTTAACGGGCGGAAATTCTGTTACTTTTGGCGGTGCTTCGTCCACGATGAGTCTGAGCACGGATGCAAAATCTTTATTGCCGATCGCCGAATACACGATGCTGTCTGCAAAGTGAATAGCTGCGAATATGGCGTTACCGGCATCGTCGCGTATTACAACATTGTGCGCGGCTATCTTGTTAGGGATAAGCGCGTGTTGGGACTCAATGATCATTATTCAGCAAATTCCGGCAAAGGGCGGCGATCGCACCTGCTTTTGTTTGCATCGGTGTCGGGCTGTTAACGTCAAGATTGTCGCCTTGTGCGGTGGGGCGGCCAATTCTCTGTGCGGTGTGCTCCGTCTGCCACCATTGCGCTGTTTTGGGCGCGCCGTCATCGGCTGGTGGCGCATTCGGCGGCATAGGGCCGCCGGGAGGTACAGGGCCGCCGGGGGGCATCGGACCGCCTGCTTGATCTTGCGCGGGAGGCGGGGGCGCCATGGGACCACCCGGTAACGCAGCTTCAGCAGGGGGAGCACCTGTTGTGCCCGGCGGCAAAACGAGAGATTCAGGCGCGACTTCGACACCCATGGCATTCATAATTGCCGTGAGCTGCTGCTGCATGTTATACAGCCGATAATCGAGCATCTGCATCATCTGTTCTGGTTTTAGCTTCTGCTGCGGCTGCGCTGTCGGGGCTGGCGCTGCCGGAGGTTGCTGCATAGAAGCTGTCGGGTCCATCGGCGGGGCCATGCTGGCCATAGCCGCCGACGGGTCTCCACCTGCGGGAGGAGCTGCGCCCATCTGCTGTGACGGGTCCATTGGGCCCGCTGGAGGCACTGCGCCCATAGCCGCCGGGTCTTGTGGCGGCATCGCCATTTGTCCGGGAACTACCGCGGACTTTTCAAATAGCTTTTGTTGCGCGAGTCGAAAGAGTTCAGGATTTACTGTGTACATTTTTTGCCTCCGAAATCAGTCTTTATCTTCCACGATGTGTACCGGCGTGTCCACATCAATTTCGCCGGCACGATACGCGCGGACGGCGTCTTTCTTATTTCGGTAAACACGGGGCTTAGCTTTAGAGTTAATGCGACTCGACGCGAGATAGATGCCTGTGTGGTAATCCATCGTCGGCATGTAGTGCGCCTTGAAAGAAGCCGCCGCAAACAGATTTTTGCTGGGCAGCATTTTCTCAATTGCCTCTTTGGCCGCCTCTTCGGTACTGGGGACGTGATACTGCATCGCGTCACCGTCGAAGTCGGCGTTAAAGCCCTTGGTGATGACCGGATTGACCTCCATAACCTTGTTTTTCGTAAGCCGGGGGTAGAAGGCCATCATACCATATCGGTGTAAAACCGGGGCACGATTAATAACAATCGGCCGCGAATTCATTTGTTTATGCATCTCGTCGAACGCGATCTTGTTTTTGTCTTCAACGGACTGGAGCGCGGTCATCCGGGGCATACCGCGACGCACAAGGCCGCGGACAATAAACGGTTTGTAAATATCCCACGCCTTTTCTTCCGGCAGGGCAACCTCGTCCATGTCTAGGTCGGAGTTGGGGGTAATCACCGCCCGGCCGACAAGGTCTACCGTGCTTGACAGCAGTTTGCGCTGCATGGTGCCGAACTTGGGGCTGTCGCCGAATATCTTGCGTAAATAACCCCGGACGTTCTTTTCGACGTGTTTGGGGTTTACAGGGTCGCCGAGGCCCGTAACGCCTTTCATGGCGTCGTACAGGGCCAAGCGCTCGTTGCCTACGTTACCGAGCACGCCGGTAGCTTCTTTAAGCACTGAGTTAGATTCAAGCAGTTCTTTGTAGAGATAATTGGCGTCGTCGATCAGCTGCATCTTTTTGGAGCCGATTTGCGACACCGGCCGGAACATTGGCGGCAGGACCGGCATTTTGGTCAGCATCCAGTCTTTTGGATGAACACCCGTGGTTTCAGAGCCCTTCAAGAACCCGAGCCGGCGGACAGCGGCGTCACGCAGTGTTTTGCGCCCAGACTGGATATCCTGCCGAGCCTGCTCAATAGCTTTCGGTACGTTGATGTTTTCGAGCGCCGTACGAATAGCCGCCGGGCCTGTCTTGTCGTAAAGCTTTTCTTCGCCGGCCAGCACGCCGCGGAATTCCTTTTCTGTAAGGCCCAGCACGCGGCGAATGGGCTCTTCCATCACAGGATTGGGCATCGGCTCGTGGAGCGTGACTTTTGACCATCGCGTGCCGTTGTGGCCGCCGGTGAGCTTTTCGTCAAACAGGCCGCCCTGCTTCGGCTTTAAGTTACCTTTCCAGTCCACGGTCTCAGTGTTCTGGATTTCTCGGTCGCCGGCCAGCTCATCGATGTCTTTATCGGTGAGGGCCATGATATTAACCTTGGAGCCGGACTTTACCGTGTTAACGCCAGCGCCACGCAGTTGACTGACAAACTTCTCGTAGACGTGCGGGACCTTGGGCAGCGGCGGGTCATAGCCAGCCATGAACTGCGCCCAATACTCCGGATTAGCTTGGCCGCGCACCATCTTGGCGTCGCGGATAACTTTTCCGGCACCGTGGCTTAACAGCGCGCCAAGATCGAGCATGCCGACGCGCTTGGCGCCTTCGGAACCGCCCTTGGCCGGCGTGCCTTCAGCTGTGTAACTGCCCGTAGACCGCCCCTGACCCTTTGATTCAGCCGTATGGTGGAGCTTCATGTAGAACCGGGAGCCCGTCAGCACGCCCCGAATCTTTCTACCAGTCTCCGGGTCTGTCAAGTCTTCTGTGTCTGACAGCCCGTGCTTGGCTAACTCTCCCTGCGCAAAGTCAACGAGGTCTGTGTCCTGATCGAAATCTTTGACCTTATATGCTTTACCCGTCTTGGCTGAAATCTTACCCAGCGCAGCCTCGATAACCTGAGACGGATTTACGCGGCTGATTAAACCCAGCGGGCTAACCAGCACCTCCATCGCACGCCCGTCGGCGTCTTGGGGCATCTGATGATCCGGGACTATCTCAGCCACAACGCCTTTATCGCCAAATCGCCCAGAAAGCTTGTCGCCGACTTCCATCGGCGATTGCGCTTTTACTACTACGTTCACACCGTTTTTTGTTACGCCAACGTCCGTGACTACGCCGGGAGAATGATGGTCCCACGTAATCGTCTCGTTAGCGAAGCTGCCAGCGCGGCCTCGGTGTACTTTGCCGTACACCGCTTCGCGCTTCTTGGCCATTAACACCAGCGGGTCGCCGAAATTGACGACTTGGCCTTTTTTCACTGCGCCGTTGTCGTCAAAGCGCTCCAGCATCTTTTTGTCGTAAACGCCCGGGAACAAACTCACAAACGCCCGCTTGCCGACATGCGTGTTGTCGTCAAACTCGACTTCGTTCTGATACATGTGCTCGCTGGTCAGGCGCTTGGCGGCTGATTCGCTGATAACCACGCCGTCTTCATAGTTACGGCCGCGGAAAGGGACATACCCGACGCGAAGATTTAAACCCAGCGCCGTCGTGCCGTTTTTATCGGTAAAGTTCGACGTGGCGAGTAATTGCCCGGGCGTAATCTGATCTCCGGGCTGCACAGTCGGCCTTTGCGTCCACAACGTCTTGCGATTAAACGGCATGTCGTTGTAAAGCTCGATAGACTGTCGTTTGCCGTCTGCGCCTTTAATGATGATCTCGTCGGGGGTCACTTTCTCGACAATTCCGGGCGCGGAGGCTTTTACGGCACCAAGATGCTCGCCCATCTTGTCTTCATAAGAAATATTCGGGTCGTCGCTCGTTGCTGACTGCACAAACGGCGATTCAGCGTTTACTAGGGGCAGTGCCTGCGTAAACATGCGGCTACCCATGATGACGCGCTGGCCCTTAGACATCGACTTCATCGGCACCATGTTTGAAAGCATGGAGAGTGAGTTGTCCATGCTCGGCAACATGAACTGCGCGTCTTTCTTAGGCACGTATTTAATTTTGCCGTTCTGCAAAGCGGCTACCATGGGCAGGTCGCTGCGCTCTTCGCCCGGAAATACCAGCGGCGTGTCGGCTAGTTCTTGCGGCGTCTTGTAGACCGTGTCGCCGGTGTGAACGTTTTTTACCGGCACCACGAACGTATGAATATTTGTCGGGCTTTTTCGGGCACCGGCGGCAAACCGCATATCGACGCCAACTTTGCCGGACTCTGGCGTACGCAAATAGTCGATAAAACCGAAATGACTCGGTTGCACGCTGCGGGACTCGGCGGGAATGGCGTCGATCGAACCGATGCCGCCTTCGCCTAGGCGCGTTACACGAGTCTGGTGATCAAAGATTTCTGCCGGATTGATTTCTTCCAGCGACGAACCAAGACCCGAGCCAATCAGGGCGGCGTTAATGCCTTTGTTGAACACGCCCGACGGAATGTGATCCAGCGACTTTTTCGCGGTTGCTTTCCAGAGTAACTGCCGTAATCCAGTTTTGTCTTTTACGAAACGCTCAGCGATTAAATCTTCGGGGCCATAAACCTGCTGGAACGCCATGCTGTCGCGGTCGTCGGAATCAGCCTCCTTCCGATTCACCGCGATCAGCTTTTTCGTTATGTCCATGATCGTTTCCGGAGTCAGCTGCTTGTACGGCTTTCCGAGCGTTCTTTTTGTCACTTCCTCGTCGAACTCCGTCTTCGCGAACTCCTGCGCTATCTCCTTGATCTTTCCCAGCTCGTCGATCCCCGGTTTCGGCTTGTACACTAGGCGCTGGTACAACTTGTCGATCGTCCCCGCGTCCCCCTTCTCCATGTTCGCGGCTGTGATCTCGTTCCCCCACGCTGACCGGATGTCGTTGTCCCGCATCCCCATCGCTTTTAACAACGGCATGACCGGAATCTGCGCTTGGCCGATCTGTATCTTGAACACCCCCGTCTTTGGGTCCAGATAATAGCGGTGCGACCGGCCTTTGCCCGGTAACGCATTCACGTGGGCTTCCAGCTCCCCGTTTTCTTTCTCGCGTGTGAAGATACCGGGACGCAGCCTCAGTTGGTGCGCCAGCGTGTACTCCACCCCCCGATTGACGAACGTACCGGCGTCCGTTAGGTACGGCACGTTGGCAATCGTAGCGGCCCTCGTCGCAACAGGCTTCTGTGTCTTGTTGTCCAGCAGAGTCCATGTGCCCCTCATTTTTCTGTGCAGCGAGCCGTGCGTCAAAATAGCGTTCTTCTGGTCGGCTTTAGTAAACCGCTCAGGCCCGTCGTAAGTGACGTCGGATAGTCGCAGCGTATAAAGATCGTTTTGCATCGGCTCGATACTTTGAGCGCTCTGCAAAGCGTTGTTAAAAATATTGTCTCGAAGTGCCGGTACGTCGCCGAATGCCCGGTACTGCGCAGGTTGTGGTGCCGGCGGCTGTAAACCGGATGACGGCAAAATGCTCGGCATAGGTGCACCCGTGGCTTACTTCGCGGCGGTGGATAGGGCTTCCAGTTCTGCCGGGTCAACCCACGGAGTTTCCTGCAGCGACTTTAACCTCGCGCGAGCTTTTTGCGCGCGTTGCAGGTTGCGCGACTGCGACGTGTCTTTTGTGCGGTTATACATGTAGTGCGCGCCAAGAGCGCCGGTACCTAAACCAGTCATAAGCAGCGCGCGCCACAGCGGAATACCGACGTAATTCTTTGTGAAGTCTGACGCGGGGCCGATAACCTGCTGTTGTACGATGCCGGCAGGATCAGCCTTTTTTTCCGCAAGCTGCTCGTAAACCGCATCAAGAACTTGCGACTCTTTTTCTGTCAGCGCCGTAAAATATTGTCGGCGCGCATCTTCGACCTCTTGCGCCAGCTGCTTCTTTTTCTTGTGCGACTCCATGGTGTTTACAAGCTTCCGGCCGCCATAAAGGCCGCCGAGCAGCGCAGCGACGTTGGCCGCGGTACGCCAACCAGCGTGCGCTATTGTCGGGCTTTCGAGGCCCGGGCCGCCAGAACCGGGATTGCCGGCGAACGGATTAAACGTCGTCGGGATGGCGCTGCCGATGCTAGCGTAAATGTCGTTTACGCCCATTGCCGTTTTAGCAAGCGCTTCGTCTTTAACCTGCTTTTTCTTTTTTTCCGTCGGTGTTAACGCCGTCGGGAGCTTCTCGGCTGACTGATCCTGTAAAAGTGTTTTGGGCAGCTCGGCGGGGCGAAGTCTGTTGAGAAGGTAGTAAAGCGCCATAGCCGAGGTCCCGACTCCTGCGCCGGTAAGCCCGCTCTGTACGATTTCTTTTCCAAACGGCGTAGGATCGTATGTCGGCATAATTAACCTCTCACTTGGGGGCGGGCACCATTCCGTAAACTTGGCACCACTCTAGCCACACGCGGTAATGTTTGTTTTCTTCGTCCCAATGGTCGCTACGTTTTTGTAGGTAATACCAGCCGTTTACTATTCTATCGTTTATGTCGTCAAATTCCGCTTTTTGCGCCGGTTCCCACAGCTGAAACATCTGTGATTTAAAGTCCAGCCGAATGTCGAGATTTTCAAATTCCTCTTTTTTGAGGTGCGCGGCGGCGCCGGGCGGACCAATTGCCGGAAAACCGTCTGCCGTGCCCGGCCAAAAAAGGTTTTGATTGTCGTGTCGGGGGCCGCCGCGGTCGAGACCGTGATATTTGTTGATGCTCATGACGATTGTGGGCGGTATTTCCTTACCTTACGTTTGGCGCGGGCACGTTCTGCGTAAATGCGATAAGTCTCGGCTAACTCTTGCTTTTTGATATCTTCATCGGTGATAGTCGGCTCTGTAATCTTTGCGGCGCCATAACCAAGGGCGCCACCACCTAAAAGACCGGCACCTGCGGCGGCACTGCCAAGCGCTAACGCGCCGCGGCCAGCAAGATCGAATCCGCTCGCGGCCGTGTTAACGGCATTTGCAGCGTTTTGGCCACTGCTGAGTATGTGCGACAAAAGACCGACACCGGCCGCGGGAAGGGCTGCGCGCCAAAACAACGACGACGCGCTTTTGGTGCTGGCTTTTTCAATACGTACGGAGACTTCTTCGGGCGCTAGGCCCTCTTCCGCGCACCGAGTTAAAAAGCCTAATTTAAACAAGTCTTTGTCTGCGTCTGGCATGTCATTCACCGGGGAGTATGAGTTTTCGTTTCGTCGCTGGTGCCCCTATTGTAAAATCTGGCGACACGTGTTTACCAGTGTCTAATCCGCGCGGCAAATTACCGGGCAAAGAGGTCGTAAAGTCGGCGGCGGACGCCATGGATATTTTACTTCGGCGATGCGGGCGGTGCTTCATAAACCACGCGTCTACGGTGGGGTCCATTCTGTCGCCCTGCTCTTTAGCCTCGCCGGTGCAGGCAATCATTTCTTCAACGGCCCGAATTAAATCAGCGCGGTCAGCCGACATCCATGCCGCTTTTGCCGGGTTTTCCGCCGCGATTGTGCGAAGCCGCCGTGCTTCTTCGCTAAGAGCCTGCGCGCGCTGTAGAAACTCTTTTCGAGTCAGCACGAAGAACTCGCCGCTTTGTTCATCGTGTAAACAAACAAAGCCGTTTTGGGCGTAGAACTTAAGCCCGCGAAATGTGTAACACTTTCCGGTTTTTGCCGCAGTCATAGCGCGCTCCTATTAAAGCCGAGTCGACTGCCGGCAATATAACCCCCGAAGTCATTTTTGACTATTCGGATAGGTATTTTTTACCGGCGCGCCAGTCTGAAACTTTCCTGTCGGGAGTGGGGCGGCCGGATTTTCCATAGCCGCGGCCAGAGGAAAGCAACTGGGGCATTTCGACCACCCTTGCCCGTCGCCCGAACGGACGCGACCGGTGCCGTTGCATGTCTTGCAATCTGGATTTACAGGGCGGGTGTCGTCTTCTTCGGGTACGTCTGTCTGGAGCATGGCCGAATAGGCCGCCTCAGCCGAAACCTGCCCGACGTAATCAGGTGGGGCGACAGGGGCGCCGAAAAGCAAAGCGAAAAGCCAGTCCATGGTATTTCCTCACTAGATATTGCCGAGCGCGCCAAAATGCTTCAGTTTCTTCGGCGGGAAACCGTTAACGCCAGAAAACGCAATGGCTGTCCGGTTGCTAATGTCCGACCACCTCGCCCAGAACGAGCCCACAGGAATACTGAACCGCGTGCCGCGAATCTTCCGCGGGCCGTTATTCCAATCACCCCAGCTGTTTTGAACTAATACGAGCGGCCCGCCGTAAATTTTCTTGGTGTCGTCACGGTCGTCGACGCCGAGATAGGCGAGCGCGTGCGCCCAACCACGCGGTGTTCTCTTTGATACGCCGTTTTCATCGCGCTCTTCCGAGAACGACTCGCCGCCGCATGACGAAATGCAGTAACCGTTTGTTAATAGGTCGCGCACTTCCTCAAAGCTACTGGCTTCGGTCGCGGTGCGGATAAGGTGCTCCCGCCCAATTTTAAGCCACGCTTCAGGCGGTGTTCTTGACCCGTACAAGCCGGCATTGCGCGAACTGTATGTGGTGAAGTCGACGTCGATCTCGTCGTATTTCTTACGCAGCCACAAGCCGCTTTCTTTTAACACGACATTAGCCGCGGCCTGACAGCTCCAGCCGTCGCCCCCATGGCGGCGCCAATTGTAAATGGCTTCTGTGCTGAGCACGCCATTTACGCGCGCAGCTTCGCTTACTTCAGGCGCGCCTTCAAGCTTTCCGGTTACGTCGTCAGGAATGCCGCTGTTGATCTCGCAGCACATGGTGCCGAGGCCCGCATTGCGCGTCGACCAACTTACGCAGTCACCACGGCCTTGAGCACCGCCGGGAAGAGAGTCTGGATAGAGTTCAAGAATCTCCAGCACGGGCAAACTTAATTTGCCCGCGCCAGATTCTTGCAAACCGTACTGCGTGCAAGCGTCGGCCCCATTTGGGGTACCGCCCGACGACTTAATGTAGTCGCGCAGGGCGGTACCCGCTTCTGGGTCAGCGTAGGCGCCGACAAAACCAGTCTCATAGGCTTTTACAACGTCAAAGACGCTGGAAAACATTACTTCGCGGTCATTTGCAGCCATAAAACACCTATGAGAAAATTATCAGCTGTTCTCTTCGCTGTCAGGCGTTACTTCCGGCGTTACTTCCGGCTCAACAACTTCGGGCGCGTCGGGGGTGACGAACGTTTCGCCAACAACCGTGACGCTGAGTCCGCCCGGAACTGCAGGGGGAACAACGTCTAGCGCTTGAAAGCTAACGGTAGCCGGTTCAGACCGATTACCGCTGTCGTCAACGTCGACGAGCGATACAACAACATTCGAATCTTGCGGCGCGCTTACTTGGCCGAGATTCACTTCATACGCCGGAAAAACTACAGGATCACGATACACGCCATCAACAACCACAGTCATTTCGCGGCTTACGACGTCATTCGCGGCCGGAGCAGCGACGGTGATTTCATAGGTCATGGTATCAGCCATAGCTTCATCATCCCTTTCTATCTGTCGAACAGATAAACCCTGTGGTGACGAAATCACCACACTCTTCGCACGCGCCAGCGCCGCAACCGATTTGATTACGACTAACAACCAGAGCGCGCCTAACAAACTAATCGCTACTAGTTCTATAAAAGTCATTTTGTTTGCGCGGATACTATTACGGTTTCGCAGGCTTTTACAAGATTGGACACGATTTGCGGTGTGGCGGCGACGACATCGTCAGTGCCAACAACCTTTTTGAATACGTTGTCGATTGCCACGTCTAGTCCGGGATACTTGCCGACTTCGCTAATAGCCAGCTGCAACGTGTTAGCATGCAGTTCGGCCAGCTTTTCGGTGTTCGATACGCGCACGCCTTTGTCTCGCATCAGCACGGTGCGAAGGCCGCTGTATACGCCGACAATCCGCGCACGGTCTGTCGCCGGTGCTTTGCGCAGCAGCGAAACAATTACGTCGTCCGGAAACGCAGTGATGACGTCTTCAGGCTGCACAACGGCTGGCCGTGTCGGGAGTGAGACCCCATTCGGAAATGCGAATGAAAACAGGACTAAGCTGACCGCGAGTAACGCTACTAGTTTTTTCATGGCTGTAATTCCGAAAAGGCTCAACCAGCCGTTTTTGCCGGCTGCGATTGTTCAACAATGACACGCAGAAGATTCGTGCACGCTTCGACGCCTTCTGGACAACCTTCGGCGGCGAGCTTGTCACGCAGCTCGGTGACCGAGATAAGCTCGCTCACAATCGTCACGGCAATCGACGGCTTCACGCCCATGCCGGCCCGACCGACCAGTTTCTTTACCAGCACAAGTAATTCATTTCGGTACGCGGCGGCAACTGCAACGAGCGCGACACCGAGCGAGATTAGTTGAAAATTTGTCATGTGTAGCTCCCTTAAATAGGCAATAGGTCAATATACCATGTTCACGTTTGGGGTATCAACAGATAAGGGCGGCCATTAATTGTAATAGTGCCGTTCACTTCTATAACAGCGTCTTTTATCGCGCTATAGGGCGCCTTCCGCGAACCATATAATTTAACAATTTCTTCGACGTCTCCGGCTTGCGGCGCGGTGACGTTCGGGTCGTAATACGGCGCCATGAGGTTGCCCCAACTTAAATGCGGTAAACCAAGCGCGTGACCGAGTTCATGACAAATAACCGCGATTGCCATGTTAAACGACCAATCTTCTGCTTCGTCGAACATTTGGTCGAGCTGAATGGTCTCGTGCACACCGCACGGCAGTTCACTCCACGCTAATGTGCCGCCAGAACCGTCTAGTTGGTGTTTCTTACCGCTGCCTGAACGCGCATAAATGTTAGCTTTGTTGGGGGCGTCTACGCGGGTAGGCTCAAGGTCGCATACGGCAGCCCACTGAGAAAAAGCGATGTCATACGCCTGCGCAATCTGCTCGTTGGATAAACCCGGAAGCGCGATGTCGTGATGGTACGTGATTTTCTTCATCGGCCATTTGCACACGCTGCTCGGGTCCGTCAGATTAAAGTCTGGAAGGCCGCAGCGGCGTTTCTTGATGCGGTGCGCCGTAACCTCATTCACGCAACCGCACTCATTAATGCCGTTAAATTTCTGGTACGCGCACACGGCGTCTTTTAAAGCTTTGCCGCGGATGCTTTTCACTTGCGCCCACGTCTTGCCGCCGAAATAGCCGTAGTCGTACAAAAATTTCAATACTTCATTTGTCGGCAGTACGTCTTTCGTACGGCCTGTTGTTTTTTTCGCCATGTGGCACCTATACGGTTTTGGCGACCGCAACAAACTCTTGCGCTGTTTCTGCGGTCATTTTGTTAGATATTGTTCGCAACGCGCCGAGTAAAGGATTAGGCGCCGTTGCAGAGATATTTCGATTGCGGCAGTATTCAACCCACGCCTTATCCACCCGGCGGCGTAATACAATCGTCCGGCGCAGCGGCAATTTGTCGAGCCCGGTTAACGCCGCCACAATAACGTCGTCCGTCTGCTTGTTGCGCTCTTGGCAGAATCGGACGACTTGAATAATTACCGAAATCAACATCAGAATTAAAAACGGATCAATGCCGATGTTGTTTTCACCCATTTCATCGGCAATCGATTTTTCTAATTCGTTTACGACAGCGGACAAAGCCGGAGAGCTGTTAATTGCCTGCTCCAGTTTGTCCATGTCAATTGATTTCATTTTTGTGTGCTCGCTAAACGCATGCGCTCTACTGTGACCGCTTCAATCATCCGGTAACGAGATGCCAGCATTTGAGACCGCAGCTGCTGCCGACCAGAAAGATACTTCCACACAAGCAGTGCGTTCACAACCACAACTTCGGTGGCGGTAATGATGCCAGTCAAAGACTTGCTGAGTTCTTGCACGTCAGACGCGTTTACAAAACCGAGCAATACGCCGACGGTCAGTACGTTCGTCACTACGGCAACAGCCATAGTCCAGAATTCGGGTGTTAACCACTTCTCGACAAGGTACTTCTCGTCTACGCCCATCGCGGCGTTCATTTCACGAAATTCAGCGACGACTGGCAGTTCTTTTGATTCCATGATAAATTTCCTGTGTTGTTTATTTTAACGCATGCCGAACATAGATGGAACGATGGCGCGCATCATTCCGCCCCACATGCCCATGTCTTGCAGTTTTTGCTGTCCGGCGGGAGTTAACCCCGCCAGCGCCGATAAAGCTTTGCCTGCTACCGTGGCCGTGGCTAAACCAACACCAGCGGATGCAATACCGCGCACAACGTCGACAGGCCGAATAATCGGTGAATTCATGCCGGTGCTTAGCCCCGACATTAACCCGGTTGTCGCGGCCGCGTAGGCCGGTGGGGTGGAAAATGGCGTGCCCCGCTGAAAACCCATGTTTACGTCGCGCCACGCGGCATTGTTAAATTGTGGCACAGAAATAGAAGGCTGATACATAGCGTTATCCAACCCGCTATTTGTCATGAACGCTTTTTTGATTACGTCGGGCGGTTCGGGGTAATCCGGCATCGAGTCGTTACGGGTCAGTAGACCGTCAACAAAACTTTGCCCTGTGTGCTCAGCGTTTGCGTAAGCGTTGTTCAAGCCGAGCAATGCGCCAGCGCCGACGCCAGTTAAACCAAGAGTGCGCCGAATCTTACCGCGGCGTAAATAGCGTTCTGGAAACAGCTGCTCCATCAGTGTGCCTGCGCCATAGCCAAGTCCGCCGGCTAGTAAACCAGCGACGATAGCGTTTGACAGGGGCCGAGGGCCACCTAGAGCTTTGTGCGCAAAATCAAACACGGGCCCGACAACCGGAAGCGCTGCGCGTTTAATTAATATCTCCGCGGTCAAGTCAGGCTGCCGAGACATTGGCACAAACTCAAACGCGTACTTGTCGAACTTCAGCGGCGTGTTTGTTTCTATGCTGTAAATACGAATGCGGTCGCTGCCGGGTTGCCATGTCACGATCTCACCCGGAAACTGGAAACGCTCTTTCGCTTGCTCTAGATAAGCGTTCTTCGCCGCAAGCGCGTGCGGGAGCGTTTGCGTCACAATATCCGGTACGTTTTTCCACGAAATGAGCGTCATGTAGCGATAGCCTTAAACAAACGCCAAAAAAATCCGCCGAGTACAGCCACCCACGCCACAATCCCACTGATAGATAAAAAAACAATCATCGGTACTGTTACGAGCATCGAATACCACTTTGTTTTGTCGATTTTCTGCCGCCAGAGCAGCCACATCAAATGCAACGCGTTCGGCGGCTTGTTCGGTATTTCAGGAAGCGCCGGAATATCGGTTGGCGTCTTTTTAGTGAGGTCGGTCCATAACTTTTTGAGATTGCTGCCTAACATCACGCACCTCCAGCGCCAAGAATGTCGTTACCGTGTCGCGAAATCACGCGGTCGAGCATGGGCATCTGCTGGTCGCGGTTGTGGAACGCATCAAGCGCCCGCTGCTGGCGATACATCGGATCAAGATGCGCCCGGTACATCTCGGCGTTCTGCCTCGTGCGCAGAATAAAGTCTCCGCGGTTCTTGACCTCTAGCAACTGATTCTGGATGTTTTTAAACAGCGGCAAGTTGTGATCGTACGTAATCGGAATGCGCCGGTTAAACTGATTGAGCATCTCCTGAACGTACACGCTGCGATAAGGCGAGTTGGTGTTGAAGTAAGCGGCTTTTACTCTCGGATCAATGCTGCGCGGGTCGGCGTGCAGGCGGAAGTTCGTAGGTTTATGTGTCACACCCTTGAACTTGGGCTTATTGTCGTCGATCACCCAGTCTTGCGGAGACTGTGACATCAATTGCCGCAAAATGCGCGCCTTGTGCTCGTAGCGCTTGTTATCAGAGTGCTCTTTGGCCTCGCGCAGCATTTTCAACACGGGGCTGGCCGCTTTTTCGATCTTCTTTACTTTTTCGTAGTAGGTGGGGTCTTCGAGCAAATGATCTTTGGCAATTTCTTTGGCGATTTGGTCATTTGTGACGTGTTCGTGTTCATGTTTAGCTCCTTCAGCTAAGGCAGACGAAGAAAAATCCCGATCGGGTAAATTGTCGGCTTTTCCGCCCGGTAAAAGGTCGTTTTGTCCCGAGCGGGCAACTTTTTGTCCCGAACGGGAAAGTTCTGCGGCTTTTAGCTCGCCGCGGCCTTGGGCTGTGTCAAATTTGCTGACAGTGTTGTTGCCCATCACGTGCTTGCGCCGAGCGGCAATAGTGATGTGGAACGGGTGGTTTCCTTTCGGTAGCGGGGTCAGGCCGTAGCTTTTGCGCAAAGCCGCGAGGGTCGGGCTGGCTACCTGCACAACCCAGACTTTGCTGACGCCTTCGATGCTGGTAACGGGAATCTCTTTCACTGGGCCGAGGCCGTAGTAAAACATGTGCCCGCGCTCGTTAATCTTGTCGGCGCCGATTGACTGCACCTCGTCGGCAGTCATTACGGAAATATGGGCGTTCAGGACGCCCGCGTCGACATTGGGCACGTTCATGGTGCCGGCAAGCGGAAGTTCAGCGCCCGGCGCAACAAGGGCGTCGTACACGCCACGCACAAAGGCGTTCGGGACAGAAAGAAGCAGCCACCCGCTTTTGGCTAAATACAGGCGGCCGGCGAGCGGGTGATTGACGCTCGCTTGCTTATCAGAACGGCTCAGCCAGCCTAGCGCATTACCCTGCGCATACGCGGCGCATTTCTTTAGGCTGGTCGGCTCCCAGCCCGACGGGTCAAGTACGGAGAGGCCGTCCATGGCGGCACCACTACTTTGTCTGAGCGGATACAACTACCGTGTTCGTGGCGCGTGTATCGGCGTGACTGGAATTGGCCGAAGCAGCCGCCGCCAAAAAAAGGAGCCCCGCGCAAATTGCCGCGAAGACCCAAGACAAAAGACTTAGTTGATTACGGTAATGTTGGGGTATCGCGATCGCTTTCATGCTGCTCCCTTTCGTGGGTAATGGTAACACGAATGCCGGCGCCGGACAGTAACGAGATTAAAATGTCTGTTAGTGTTCCGCCACCCATCCCGGCTACAACACAGATGCCAATCAGGCCCGAAATGTTTTCTGCTTTTCTGTAGTTTTGATACCAAAGCAGCGAAATCGCTAAACCCATAAAACCGGCGTTTAGCATCGCGCTGATGATAGATAGTTTAGACAGTTTCCGGGCAAAGCGCAAAAGCGTTGCCAGCCCGGCAAAAGCCGAAACACCAAAGGCGCTAAAAAAGACCGCCAACGGCTCTGTTATTTCATTTAACATCGTTTAAACCGTTGGCGGGTAAAGATTTGTGTGCGTCGAGAATTCTCGCGATCCCCTTCCGCGAGTCCGTATCTCGATTAAAAATCGAGACTTTACGGCGACTTTCGAAGACAAAAAATTGTCTCGTGCGGCATTCGCCGTGCCTCCAATCGTGTTCTCGGCTAGTACCTGACCACGACACCAGCTGCAAAATAGACATCCCTGTCGTTCTACAGCCCTAACCAGTTGACCGCCACAACTAATTCTCGACGCACACGTATTTTAACAGTTTTATCGCGCAGCGATAAACCCGAATAAAACCGCTTTTGCCGGCCAAGTTGTCAACGAACGCAGACCACTACGCTTAGATATACTGCGCGGGTTGGTCACTGCATAGGCCGGCTGGCTCACAATTCTCAAGCCAGTCCGGCGGGGCGGTTTCAGGCAAATAGGCAATTCCGCGGTCTGTCAGCGCGTGTGGCGTCGGCGTCCAGATAAAATGCGCGCTCGTCAGCGTAGGCTGCTCTCCAGAAAACATAAAGCAGTGCGCATTAATATTGCACAGCGCGTCTAACGTTTCAGGATTTGTTGCGCACGCCCACACACGCTGCCGAGAAAAAAAGGACGGCGGGACAGGCGTAAAAGAGTGCCCGTTAATCTCTGCGTGGGGCAATAAAAATGCGCCGTTGTGGAAAACCACTTCGACGCATACGTGCCAGCCCGCTTTTAAAGTTTGTTCGACAAATTTTGGTGAATTCTGCAGCTCGTCGGGTCCGTTAATGTTTCCGTATCGCGCAATGATAATTCCTTCAAACTTAGCCCGTCGCCGCATATGTTCACCTTCTGCGTTCGTGCAAAGGTGCCATGGTACACCGCGGTCAGAATCGCGTCTAGCGCGTCAAAGAACTTTTGCGGCGATTAGACAGCCGCGAGCAACAGCGTGCAGCGGGTCTTTGGCGTGACGCACTTCGCTGACTGGGAGCGGAAACTCATTGTCAGCAAGTTTCTTCTGAAACAGCGCAACAAAACCCGCCGCCTGTGATGTTCCGCCGGCAATGACAACCGGCAGCGGATTCTTGAACTTCGGCAACAGCTTGTGGCCCGTCATAGCAGCGGCAAGATTCTTTGTTGTGTAATCGATCAGGCGCTCGTAGTAGCTCGACACAGCCGCCAAAATTGGATTGTCATTCTGTTCGCCAATCACAAACTCGCCGTTCTCTTTTTCAGCCTGCACCACGCTATCTGGTTCGCCAACGGCTACAGCGGTCATGCGATCAATCCAGTCGCCGGACTTTGTGGTGCTGAACATCACCGTAGGCTCGCCGTTGAGCATAACGCAGCAGTTCACCATGCCGGCGCCACAGGAAAGCGCTACGCCGGTGTAATCGTCGCTCTCTAGCTCCGAGTAGCACAGCGCTTCGGCCTCATTGATGGCTCGCGCGCTGTAGCCGCATTCAGCCAAAATAGTCCGGACCACGTCTTCGTGGTAGCCGACGTCAAAGTCGTCGTCGTCTTGGTCTACAGGCTGCGCTGGAATGCAGAACACGAGCTTCTCATTTGGCTCGTCGGCCTTGCCACAAACTTGTTTCAGAATGTAGGCGAGTACGCGCTTCGCTTCTTTTTCTTTGCTCGACACGACGCCGCGGTACATCGGACGCTTGGCGGAGTCGTTGCGCTCGACAGCTTTCTCAATAGCGTCTTGGCCCAGAATGATAAACGTGCCGTCGGCGTCTTTGACAAAGACTTTGCCCTGCAGGCCCTTTTCGATCATTTTCGTGGCTACAGGGGTCGTAGGCTTAATGACGTAGAACGCGTCCCGGAACTCTTTGTACTGAACGTAGTCAAACGTCTCGTCACCCGTGAAACTCGCGGGGGCAGAAGAGTTCGCGGCAAGAACAATAAACGAGGTACCGACGTCGAGTCCTTTGGCCATGTCATTTACCCTTTAGTTGCGAGAGCCGAGATACCGATTTATTGATCGTGTCTTCGGTCGTCGTGGTTGTGCCCAGCTCAGCCGGCGAGACGCGTTCAAGTCCTTTGGTGCTTATTTCTGTGACGACCTTGCTGGTATCGATATCAATCTTGGCTGTTTTAATAACTTCAGCCGGCGCAGCGGCCCGATTTTTCGTAAAAAATCCCGGCTGCCGCATTTCCGGCTGAAGGTTGTTTGCAGACGAGTTATACAGATGCCGACCAATACCGTCGAGGCGCGCAATCGTGTATCCGATAAGTACGCCTGCAAACCACGCGGCGACAACTACAGTTAATAAATTGACGCCAATCATAGTATACCACAGCTTAAATATCGGTAAGGGGCTCGGGGTTGCGCTCTTCGTTATAGCGAAGTATTTCCTGCGCGTCGAACACATCTGGCGCGCATTTGGCTGCGGCGTGAATATCGTACGGCTGCGGATAGTGCCGAAGTAGCGCTAACGCCTCTTGCCGAACAACCTTGGGAATTCTCTTGAAGCCGTCTTTATTGTACGGACTGATTAAGCGCACAAGAAAGTCATGCACGTTAACGACCGACCGGGTGCGCTCATAGGGCAGTGTCATGGTGTCCAAACCTTACTAGGGTCTACGTTACCTTTAGTGAACACAGGAAGAGTCTCGCATACCGGAAACATATCTTCAAGCCGCTCAAAGACGGCCTTGTCTGCCGCGCCAATACCCTCGGGCATGTCGTCGATCCAGATATCTATTTTGTAGCCCAGCGCCAGCGTGCGGTCGCGTTTGGGAGAATGATTGCAGAAAATCACGTCGTGCAGCAGGCTGTACGTCTTCTCGCCAAAGACAGAGAACAGCTCGCGCCGGGTAAAGGCGCTCTCCGTCCGGCCGGTCACGCAAAGAACTTTGTGCCCGCGTCGAACAGCGTGCCGGATAAAAAATCGCCAGAATTCGACGTCACTGGTAAACGTGCGGTCGAAGTCTATGGCAATCGTCGTATGCCGAAACGGCGTCATGCCCGTTACTTGCTCATGTATTTTACGGCGACGTACGTGCCGATAAACGCTCCGCACGCGAGCGGAATAAGGTAGATCGGGTTGTGTAGATAGCTCATGACGCCATACGCACCAACGCTGTACATAACGGCGCTGATTCCACTGGCTGCAAGCGGCCGCTGCTTGCTGACGCAAATTACGTATAAGGCGTACAAGATGTCAAACAGCACGTACACAAAGAATACGGTAATCGCGCGGAGCCAGCTAAAGTCTTCCATGCGTCACTCGCGGGTGTACTTCTGCATCTCGGGCGAGTATTCGTCGAGCTGGAAGACCGCCTTAAAGATGTCAAACAGCTTTTCAGAGCGCAGCGTCACCATAACGCTCAGACCAAGCAGCGCGTTAGAAAGCTCGTCTGCTGAAAACTCTTCTCTTTCGAGCACCGCGCCTGCTAGCAATACAAGGTCGTCTGACACAGCCGTCAGGTTCGTGATTTCGTTTTCTAAGTCAAAACGGTCTGGCATGGCTTTGTCCTTGTTGTTAAAAGTCACGGTAATTACCTTCAAACAGCCGGCCGCGGGTGAGAACAAAAGCGAACGTGGTCATGCAGCCGAAAATAGCTGCGACAACGCCTACGACCATTCCCGCATATTTAAAAACCTGCAAAAGCTGCTGCCAACTGTCGAACGTCCACAAATATGACAGCCCAAACCAAAGTACGCAACTCAAAAACCACCACGTGAGCAACAGCGCAGAAATACGCGCGCGTCGAGAATCAAGTTTTTCTGTCACGTTTTCTTCTTCAACAGCGATCGCGCGTACTCTCGGGTCAGTAGACCAGCTAAGGGCTGACAGGCGTGTTCCGGCAGTCCAACGATTTTCAGGCGACATGTTTAACGTCTCCTGCGCCCAACTCGCCACAGGTCGAGACACAATACCGTAATTACGACAACCACAAGCCCACAGCACAATGCAATCGCGGTTGCAATGGCCACGGGGACAGTCATGTTTGTAGCCCCAAAGAATTTGTCGTGAAGGTCCATAGCTGCCCGAGTAGGATTCGAACCTACAACCTACAAATTAACAGTTTGCCGCACTACCGTTGTGCTATCGGGCATTGTTTTATTCCTTGGCGGTCGACGTGTTGAGCGCCCGGAAAGCGTGTGCCAGAGTATCGCCTAAAATCTGCCGAATACGTTCACAGTCTTCGTAGCTATCTTGCAGCTGATCTTCGTAAAAAATACGAAGGTACGTCGCTTCAACGGGATTGTTGATCATCAGGGCGTCAAGTTGTGCGAGCCGCGTGGCGTAGTTCTTGATAACTTCTTCTTCTAGCTTTAAAGCTTCGCCTAGTGCCGTTTCAGTATTCCGACACAGCGGAAACTGTTTGCCGCTGGAATTTGGCAGATTAAAGTGCAGCCCAAACAGCCGATCTAGAAACTGCTGGACATGCTGCATTTCTCCCTTAGCAGATTCCGAGAAAAACTCTCGATATTCGGCGGCGTGGATGCCGATTACAGACGACGCGTGATAAAGATAGAACTGCAGATGCGTCCACTCGTTCTGTAGGTCCGCGTTCATTAATTGCAAAAAGTCGCTGAGCGTCATGATATGTCCTTAAAGCGTGCTGCCGTAGATAGCCGGGCAAAACCGCTCGATACAGTGCGGCATGCGCCAGTCATTTGTAAACGAAACCCGATGCGCGTTATACCACCACTCTTTTGTTCTCGCAACCAAACGATCGCGGTGGACGATCATCTGAGCGCCAGCTGGAAACAGAAAGTTTTCCGGTACTGGTTCGTTGGGAAATATTTGCGGCCAGACTTCCGCAGTGCCTAAATCACACAGTCGGTGCGGGAGCGCGTTCCATGTGGCGTCCCATGTCGGGCCGAGCCAGCCGAGCTTCTCTTTTTTTGCAATAACCGATTGGGCACGCGGAATAGGGTCAGCGCAGTGGTCAAACGGACGGCCCTGTAAATAAATGGTGTAGTCAGCGTGCGTGGTCGTCAAGTTATGCCACAAAAACGTTTCCAGATCGCGGCCGATGTTGGGGCGCGGAATTGTGATAATAGCGCGCTTTAGCGGGCCATTCTGTAATGCTGGCGTGCCGCCTTTGTCATATACAAAGATGCGCCACTCGTCTGGGATTGTGGCCAGCCAGTCTAGCGGCTCTGAATACCGCGCCACCACAACATCGACAATCATGCGAATAACCCGTCAAGGTATTCAAGCCATGTCGGTTTTAATACGGCCCAATCGAAGTTTCTGCTGGTTTCTACGGCCGCAAAGTGCATCTTAGCATACAGCGTGTGGTCGGCCTGAAGGGCCTGAATAACTTCTACCGCTTGCTCTAAGAACGCGTTTTCGTCGTACGGCAGCACACCGCCGCCGCCAAACTCAGCCAGCTCGTCAAACACGCCCGCTGCGGTGCCTAAGACCGGCACGCCGGACGCTAACGCCTCAAACGCCGTGCACGGTTGGCCCTCCTGCAGCGAACAAAACATCAGCAGGTCGATGTCTCGATACATCTGGCTGGTGGCCAAATAATGAATGTCTTTCTGGAACTGCGGCGCGTATAACGTCATGCCGGTCTTTTCAGCCGCGGCGATCGCAAGCCGGCCACGTTTGCTGTCAAAGTCGCGGTGATCAAACCGCTCTAGACGGCCAAAATAACCTAAACGTTTTACTTCAGTCGACATCGGCCTGACATATTCGCGCGTGTGCAAGCCCATTGGCAGAATTGTCGGCAGCCGTGATACGCCATACGCAATCGAGGTCGTCAGCAGCTTCTTGCCCACGACAGCAAAACCGCGCAGGTCTGCAAAATGCTTTGGCGATCCGACGTAGCCGTTGAGTTGGTCAGCGCGTGCCTTCTCAATCGGGCTGGATATGTCGAAGTCGTGGTGGGCGAGCCCGACCAGTTTTTCGTTGGGCACGCCGTACGAGCTGTGCAGCGCAAAAGCACCCGCTGGCGTAGACCAGAACAAGTCGTACTTGTCGATCAGGTACTTGAACGTCTCAGCTGTGTAGACCTTCGACCAGCACATGAGGTCGCAGTCATATTCGGGGTACAGGCATTTACGCAGCGAGTTGTGGATATTGCCAAATGCCCATTCCGAATCAACAAAAAACAGAATCCGGCGCACGCGAAGCTCCTGTTACGTCACGTTTGTCGAAACTAAATAGCGCTCGTCAATTTTGTCGGGTGCCGGCGGGGTCCACATGTCGCCGTATGGCATATTCCAGCAGTCGGCTTTGAAACGCCAACCACGGTCTGAGCTTGGGTCAATATCGCCTTTTTTGTGAAATACTGCTTGCTCGCCAAACGCGGCTTTGGGCATAAAGCCAGCGATCCACATCTGGCTGAAATCTTTGAGAATGCTCGTAAAGCAGTAGAAGTCACACTGCTGCCGCGTGTTGTACGACGCCACAGTGCCGAGGTATTCCGGCTTGGGCGCTACTGTACGAATCTTAGTCTTGTTGTCAATCTTGCCGAAACGCAACGGATGCACGAGGTCATAGTCGTGCTTCTCGTCGTCAGGCGAGAATTCGAGGTCGTAAAACTCGCGCAGGCAGACTTCGCACACCAAGCTTGCCAGCGTTCCAGCGCCAGCAGTAATTGAGTTGCGAAGATGTGTTCGGCCAGTTTGCGCTTGAATTTCAGCGCGCATTGTCCGCTCACGTTTTTCTGCGAGCTTGATCTGCTTTGCCGCGGGAAACAGTGTTAACATCATGTGGTTGACTCCATTCAACGCACATAAATGTATCGCGGTCTAAATAAGCCGGCAACAGCGTTTTCAGAGTTTCTTGAGTATTTTTGATATCAATGGATGGCGCACAATGTCGGCGTTATCGAAACGGATTGTGCCGATTTCGCCCACGGACTGCAGCTTCTTCACGACATCCATTAAAGGCACGTCGCGCGAATACAGGTCACTCTGCTCTGGGTCACCAGTGATAATAAATTGCGTATTCTGCCCAAACCGGCTCAGAAAGAGCTTTAGTTGCATGTAGCTCGCGTTCTGGGCTTCGTCAAAAACGCAAATAGAGTTATCGAACGTTCTACCGCGCATATAGCACAGCGGCGCCAGCACAATAGCTTTGTTGATGACTTCCCGCTGACCGCCGCCTCGTCCAACCATGACTTCGAGGGCGTCATACAGGGGCTGCATGTACGGGTTGACTTTTTCACCAAATGAGCCGGGGAGAAATCCCAGCTTCTCGCCCGATTCGACAATGGGGCGTGTAAGAACGATTTTCTCGCATTGGCGAGTCAGCACGGCGTTGATCGCGTATGCCATGGCCAAGAATGTCTTACCGGAGCCCGCTGCCCCGAGCAAAAACGTCACCAGCTTATCTTCCATTGTCTTCCACGCAAGATTCTGTGTTTCTGTACGTAATTCAATGTTAAGTGGTGTATAAATATTCTGTGCCTGTTTCTCCTGTTTTTGTTCTTTTCGTTGCACCCGTGCCGCCTTGCGAGAGTTGCGCGCCATGCGATGGTCCTCATAAGAGTGGTTAGAGACATTGACTAACCCACCGCTATTTTAACAAACGCGCTTAACGACTAAACGATACTATTCCACACGAAAGAAAAATTCATGTTGAAAATCTTGACTTACGTCACAAATGCTGATCATTCAAACTTACGGCAGTTACGGCAGAAACTCCCGATTGAGTTTGTGCCTAATCTTATTGCGTGGACCGGGAGCTTTTACGCCAAAGCCTTCGGCGTCCACGAGTTTGTCAAATCACTGCCGGACGACGACATCATTGTGTTGTTAGATGGCTACGACGTTTTGCCATTCAATGGGTGCACGGCAGAAACACTGCGCGACGCCGTAGAGACGCACTTTGATTTAGACAAAGTCACGTTCAATGCCGAGACAAACTGTTTTCCGGCCGCAGAGCTTGCCCAAAAGTATCCCAAAGCGCCCGGTAAGTGGCGTTATCTCAATGCTGGGCTTTATGCCGGTAAAGTCAGCGCGGTCAAACGCATGTACGACGAGATGCTCGAAGACATCGTACGGGTCGGCGACGACCAGCACGCGCTGTCGTTGCTGTTCTTATCGCAGCCGGGTTTACTCGCGCTAGACTACGAGTGTCGGGTGTTTCAGTCGTTGTACAACGGTAGCGTCGGCGCTGGCGTTAATATGCCAGACTTCGTGATCGACGGCACGACCATTCGTAACAAACAGTTCGACACGACGCCGCTGCTGTTTCACGGAAACGGTTTAATCAACATGGCGAGTCTTATGCCGTGTTTTTAATTACTAGCGCTTGGCGACCTGAACAGGACCGCCTTGAACCGGCGGGCCGTTCATGGGAACACGCGAGGGATTGCCAACAGGCATGCGCTGCGGAATGCCCTGCGTAGCGCGGTTCCACGACGCTGTGTCGTAGTCGCGGCTAGCGTTGTTGATCGCCTGCATGCGCTGTCCAATATTAGCCACTTCGCCGCCGGCACGGGCACGGTCAGCGTTTAGTTGCTGCACTTGCGCGATGTTCTGCTCGTTAGCTCCCGGCTTATATCCCGGAGCATTGCGCATCTTGTTCGCGCGATCGAGCAGCGCATTCGCTTGATCACTGACCTGCTTGTAGTCAGATGTTACACCGCCATTAGCGCGCACACGCGCGTTAAGCTCAGCCAGCATCCTCTTGGCTTGCGACGAATAATCTTCGGCGGTCATTGCCGGTTTGGCTGCGGGAGTAGCGGCCTGTGTCGGGGCCATCTTTGGCGCAGCAGAGGGTCGAACAACCGGCGTGTTTGCCGGAGCAACGGGCGTTACCTGCCCGGGACGCGTGCCGCTAGTAGTAAGCGTGTGTTGCGGCCGCATACCGTCAGGTCGCGCTAACGAAAGCGTAGGAACAGGCATGCTGCCTACGGCGTTCGCCTGCATGGGATTGTCTTTCATATCCCAGCGACGACCGGTAGGGCTCGTGCCAGTCATGGGCGCCTGATTAGCCGAGAAACCGCCCGTAAGGCTTTTAGCGGCCGCGGGTGCCGGAGCTGCTGGGCGATTGACCATTGGCTTCGCGACCGGCTTGGCCTGCATAGAAACGTTATGTACGGCGGGATTAGCTAACGACATTGTCGGCGAACTGCCGCCGGACATAGAGCCGCCAGCGCCAGACGTTAACACATTGTTTGCGTCAAACGGAAACGCGGCGCTCTTCACAAGAGCCCGCCCAAAGTCGTACGGAGTAAGCATGTTGTCACTTTCATGGTTAGAGGTGTAAGCCGAAGTTTTTTCCTGTTTTTTCTTTTTCTTGCCGCTGCCAGCAGGCCGGCACGAATTGTTGCTATATGGCGCTTTACCCGGAACAGGCTCGTAACCCTTCCAGCATCGGGCGGCCTTTTCCAGCTCCGACGAGATTGCCCGCAAAGCACCGGCCTTGGCCATTGGCGTCTTAGCTCCAGTAATCATCGGAGCCATCTTGGAAATCACGCCCTTGTTTTGCGTCAAAAAGTGATACATCTGCTCAGCGTCTTCGCGTGACAGCCCGGGATTCTTACCCATTAACATAGTAACGCCAAACTCGGGGCTTAGATTGCTGAGCTGTTCAATCTGGGACATCATGTCGCCATTCTGGTTGCCACCAAATAACCCCATAAGGCTGTTGGCGCCTTGGCCGACCATTCGCCGAGCGCCGTCACCAAAGTAGCCAGAGCCCGCGGCGCCAAGACCAAGCGCGCCCAAACCAAGAGCGCCCGTCGCGAGACCTTTGCCGCCGCCCATGTAAGCGCCAAGGAGCGCGAGCGGTACGCCAGCGGCTGCGGCGTATTGCATCTCTTTCGGAATACCGCCTAAAAATCCGCCGCCCGAATAGTTTTGAATAGGCCGCGGCATTTGAGCGCCGGGAGCCACAGGCGTATAAACGTCGTCTTGCGGATCGTTGCTGCCGCCCGTAAGGCCAGTTGCGCGAGCACCGCCGTATAGTACGCCGCTGCCGACACCGACATTTCGTAACGACGAAGGATTTTTAGCCGTCGGCGAAATTATTGCGTCGCCGAGTCCCCAACCTGCGCCAGCGGGCCGGTTTTGTCCGCGCATCCGAGCCACAGCATCATCGCCCATGTTTAACGCGTTACGGCTTACGTCTGTCGTAAACTGACCAACGCGGCCGACGCGAGATGTTACAGGAGATAGCGTTTCAGTTACTTTTTTACCTACTGATTGCGCTGTTGGATTGTTGTATACCGCAGTGCCGGCGTCGCCCATGACTTTGCCGGCCGCAACAGCCTGATCTTTTGTTGCTTCGCCAAGAGCGCGGGCAGTGGATTTGCCAGTCGCTTTTGCAGCCTGATACGCGCTCGTTCCGGGGCTGACCATCTTTTTTCCAAAGTCCAGCGCAGTCGAGCCGCCGCGAACAGCGAGGTCTTTCGCGCCACCAAGCAGCGCTTTGAGGAATTTACCTTTAACGGCTTCTTTTTCGAAATCATAGTGATAATGCGACATGTGGTTCTCCTTAACGAATGCGTTTGCCGGAAGCAGTGTATTTGGGACGAGGACGCCGCGGAGCCGGCTCGTCGAACATGTTGCGTACGGCAACAGGCAGCGTCACGGGCGACCGAACGTCAATGTGGTCATTGCTGGGCGCAATCCGCACAGGGTTTTGCAACACACCAGCTTGGAATCCAGCGCCGCCCAAACCTAACGTGCCAAGCGTCGGCACGCCGTAACCAAAATTACCAACGCGTTTTAAACCTTTGTCGAGCAGGTTAAAACCGCCGCCGACAATATTTGCGCCGCCACCAGATGCCGTTATGCCCTTACCGGTTGTTTTCGTGGCATAGCCGAGCATGCGAATAAGGTCGCGGGCGGTTTCATTTTTGATATTCGTGTTGGCCATTGCTTCGCCGCCACGGGTAATGGCTTGTCCAACCGGTTTGGCCATTTGCCCGGCAGAACCAAACAGTTTGCCGATGCCGCCCGACAAAGAACCAACACTGCGCATCAGACCGCCGGCAGCGTTATCAATGCCGCCAAGACCTTTGACAATCTTTTTGCCGCCGTGAAGCAAGCCGCCCAGAATTGGATTTAACGATTGCTTTTCAAACTGGCTGCATTGGCAGCCAAATTCAAATGGTGTCATAGTGTGTACTCTTACTTGAATTGTTCGTTAAGCCATTGTCTGTGCGCGTCGTCGTACGCTTGCGTATTCGTTGGGTCGAATGCGCCGCCAGCGCCGTAATCATGGAAGAACGTAGCCGAGCTCAGCGGATTCTGCGCGACAGTGTCAATGCCGGAGCGCACTGACTTGCTTATTGACGGCAAATAGCGGCCGCCAGCTACAGGCGACCGCATACCCCAACCACCTGCGCCATTAGACAGCGGATTCTGGAGTCCGTGTTGCCACGATTTGTACTGGAAACCGCCGGGAAGTATTTGTTCAGCGCCTTGAACAAATGAGCGCTGCGCGTTACCAACAGCTTGGGCGCCAGAACGCGCGTAGTTGTTAGCTGCCAGCGCTGCATTGTCGAGCGAGCTGGAACCCATTCGGCGACCGGCGGAGGCCAGTGTATTCGTGACGGCGCGTGCTCCGCTACTGGTAGCTTGCCGGGCGGCAGATCGCGCAGCTTGACCAGCGACGCCCTTTGCCGCAGCACCGGCTACACCCTTTGCCGCACCAAGCGCACCACGGCCAGCGACACCAAGAGCGCTACCAGCTCCGGGGAGAAAACTTACGGTGCCCATCGCGGCCGAGCCGAGCGCACTACCAAATCGCCCGTTCCAGAGATGGCGGCCAGTATCGAGGACGGCTGTGGGAACGCCAGTAAATGGGTTTGAATACAGCGCCGCGTCCGCCACCATGCCGCGATTGTCGGCATCGAGAATGTGCGAAAGGCCCTTTCCAAATGCTAGTTGTCGGCCAAACTGCCCCCACGTGCGCTCTGGAACATTGGGGGCGCCTTCCATGACGGCAATTTTGTAAAGCGATAACGCCGTAAATGCTGGCGGCATGAGCAGACTCGTTGTTAAAAATGACACTGCCCGCCGTCACAACAGGTCTCATTAATTGTGCGGCATTGGCTACAAATTTGTTTCCCGCGAATCTCTACTAGTGTACCCGCACAGACGTAACATATACAAGCCAATGTTGTTTCTGTAGCGCCGCGTTTGTGCCGAGGAATATACGGGCAATTGACGCATTTGCGCCCGCAGCACCGGCCCCAAGACAGCAGAGTTTGCCGAGAAAGCGGCTCTGAACCGTTATTTCGCGCACTCATTACAGCGGCGCAACCGTCAACGCACGCTCGTAAACGACGTACACTTCGGCATACGCCACACCCCACGTTGCGTCGTGAGCGAGGCTATTAAAAAGCTCGTCGGTATCGGCAGCGTCTAGCCGGTGATTCCAAGCCCGGGCGTGCGCCCATTCGTGTAAAAGCACGCCAATCGCCCGATGTTCGTCAAGCTTGCTGTCGACCTGAATATGAAAGTGCTTGCCGTGTTTCCAGCAACGCCCTTCAAAATTCGTTAATTTAACGCGACGAACGCTAACTGGGTACGCCGCGGGGCACTTTTTTTTGAGCGCCGACAGGAGAATCTTGTAATTGTAAAATTTGGCTGCCATGCCTGCTCTCCCTGTGGCGTCCTTGCCAGCAGGGCTTGATTATACAGGTATGACTATAGGTTGTCGCAGAGGGTTTTTTTGCGTTAATTTACGCCTAAAACATCGACCCTTCGAAGTTTTGACGCTGGGCTTCCCACTGCGGATTGGGTGGTTTTGGCGCCGAGTTAAAGGTGTTGGGATACGATTGATTAAGCGGCCGGGTGCCCCAATTGTAAACACCCTTGGCGACTTGACCGGGTAAAGCTACTGCGGCGTCTGCTTTCGCGCCCATGCGAGAAAAGAAACCGCCTTGCGGCTGGGCTGGTGCTGCGGGTGTCGAGGGCATTTCTGGCGTTGTCGGGGCTTGGGGCGGTGTCGGCCCGTCGTCGTGGGCCTCTAAAAAGTCCTCGTACGACATTGTCCCCGCGTGACCGCTGGACTGGTATTTGTTGTACATGTCGTCAGCTTGTTTAATAAACTGCGCGACCGACTGGCCGAATTGAAATGCGTTCATAGTCAACTCACTTGTTGTGATTGCGTTTCAGCTGAGCAAGTACGACAGCAGCAGCTTCTTTCACTTCCTTGTCGTCTTCTTTGTCGTCTTTCTTGTCTTTCTTCTTTTCGCTAATCGGGGCGCTCTTGTCGAGCAGGGCTTTGGTAGCCTTGTTGCCCTTGATGCCCCCATAAATCGCGCCGGCGGGAATACCAGCAAGAGCGCCGAGGCCACCGCCGGCGACCGCACCATTGGCGACACGTTGACCTAAAGGCAACAAGGTATGACGACCGGGTCCAACTGGCTTCTTTCCAAATGCGCCTGCAAGTGCGCCTAGTAGCCCGCCACCAATTGCGCCAATACCAGCTCCGCCAATTCCGCCAATACCAGCACCAGCACTAGCACCTAAAGCTGTGCCGGCACCACGCAACGCACCGCGGCCAATCGAGAGGTCCTCTTCTTCTTTGTTCGGGGCCGTTGCCATACCGGCTAATGCGCCGAGACCCATAAACGCTTGCTTGTTGTTACTCATCTGAACTCCTTCCGGATCGCAGTCCGGTTTAGTTAGGCTTGCTTCGGGCATTTGTACTTTCTTAGTCTGGCCGCGTGACGACGGCTGCGGCATAGTCATGGATTGCTTGGTGCCGGCAGTGTTCTTTAATGCCGCGTCGCCAATAACGCCAAGCGTGGCCCCGGAAACGGCGCCACCTGTATACAGGCGTGTCCTGCGGATAGCTTCCAATTCTTTAAACAACGCGTCATACGAGTCCAAACTTTGCGTGTTTAAATCTTTGTACGCTTCAAAGCCAATATTTCGGGCCCGTCGCGCATCTGCCACAGCTTGCGTTGGATTACCAACCGCGCGCGGGTTGTAACGCAAGCTGTTTACCGCTACGTTTTTTGGGTTGGGAATATTATGCGCCAAATCACGCTCTACGTCCTTTATTACATTAATGCGGTTACGAATCGGTCGCACGGTTGAATCGCCCATAAGCCGTTTGCCGTAAGTCTTCAAGCCGCCCATTGTTTTTGCGGCACCTGTTTGCAGTTGCTTCATCGCCGGGCTGAGAATTTGTCGAAGCAGGGCCATGTTGGCTTGCTTATTCATGATTTGTTTGCTGAGGTTCATGCCAAAAGTCTCCGGAGATGTGACAAGTCGTGCGTCAGTGGCGTCGACGTGGAATTGGGCTTTACGTTTTGCGGCGGTGGTTATGAGTTTTTGTAAAAGCTCTTGGCGCGTCT